CCTTCAGCCTCTAAATTGTCTACCCCGTCATAAATGGCAGACCAATTAATCTTCTTTATCTCACCAACATAGGCGTTATATTCATCTTTTGTAATTTGAGTGTATGGTTGCTGTGGGTATGTTTTATTACCCATAGGCAAAAATGACACAGCCTTGAGTTGACCCTCATACATATGAAGTGCTGGAGCAACATGCTCTGTCTCTTTGTCCTTGTCAAATGAAAGGGTAACAGAAACACCATTGTCTGACCAATACTTTTGAGTTGTAGCAGCAAGACCAATCTTCTCAAATAAAGTGACATCTTTTTCAGATCTAGCATGTCCAGAATGAACAGGGAAATATACAACAGTTGTATTTTGTGATACAAGATCTGCTTCCATTTTATACCCTGCTGCTTTAAACAAACTAATCATTGGATCTTGATTGCCAAAGCGGATTGCACGAAGGAAGAAGTTTCCTCCTGGCCCCCAGTGAACTCCTGGAGTTGCACCAGACAACAATGATACTGAGCCTGATGGCTTAACAGTTGTCACACGAATAGACTCACGAACACATAGCCACTCAGAGTAAGAATGATCATATTTACGAATAGTCTTGTATCCTTCATCCATCCATTCACGAACTGCTGGTAAACCTTTTTGATCTGCAAAAGAAGCAATACCAGTAAGCGATGTTCCAATACGACGGTTGCGTTGCATAATGCCATTTGTAATCTGCCAATGTGTAGGAACAAGAGTAACGGTCTTGCCATATAGATAAGCAAACTTTAAAGTACGCAAGAAATCTTCTTTAGATTCATGACGATTTAAATGTACTTCTACCAGTGTGCAGAGTTCATATGATTCCAATGGCTGCTCAGCACAAGGATTGAAGCCCATTACACGATAATCTTTTCCATCTGCAGGATCTGCAAGACGGCCATAGTTACGAGCAACATCAAGCCAAATAAATCCTGGCTCTCCATTGTCTGCAATTAAATCTACATAATCTTCATACTTGGTTCCAACTTCTGCTGCAATAGAATTATTGCTCATCCATGCCCATCCAGGATTTTCTGGATCAAATGAGTTGCGCTCTGGAAACATCTCTGAATTCTTTAAATTAATAAATCCATCATCTGACGGACTTCCAAGTGCGAGTGTAGCAGAACGACGAACATTACCAGCAACCACACAAGTTCCAATAAGATTTACAATATCAACAATTGCACGAGAATCAAAAATATCTCCTGCTCTATCTCCAATTACTTTACGAATGGTTTCATGTAATTTAATCAATGGTGCTGGACCTGAAGCGGTACCACCAAAACCTTTAATAGGTGCACCCAATGGTCTAATCAAAGAATAATCAAAATTAATCTTAGCCTGACCTTGTTTCAAATATGAATTAATAAGTAGTCTTACAGATTCTACCCATCCTTCTCTTGTATCAGGTATTTGATATGATATTTCTTCTTTGGTATTAGCATATATTTCCATACCCTTTTCTTGTCCAAGGGTGTCAAATCCTACTCCTACCCCAAGCATCAGAGCATCCATAACCCAGCCAAAAAGGGCTCCAGGGTCGTTTCTATCAATGTCCCTAGTAGATACCATGGCACAGTTCTGTAAGGCCGCAGAATTGCGTCTCTCCATCGTCATAGGGGTGCCAAAGGCCCATAGTCCACGACCTGGGGGAGTCCATTTAAGATTAAACATACGATCATAGGCTTCTTGGGCAGACTTCTGCGCTTTATTGTCATTCCAAGGAAGGCGGTTTTCTTTAGCATGATTCTTTTGAACAGAATACATTCCTTCAATTACCCGCTTACAAACCTCATGCCAGCGTTCTTTTGTACCATCTTCTTTGACTCTTGAATATGTACGGATAAAAGTTATCTCACCTAAAGAGTTGCCACCTGCGTCAGTAAAGCCAAAAGGGGCCTCAACATCTTTATATTTATTAACAAATTCATCCAATAGCCTAAAAGAAAATACATCTGACATTTAATTTACGAACCTCTCACTAAAAATAATATTAGAACTTTACAAATCGTAAAGTACTCCCAAGTATAGCACAAAGTTTTATTTAAAAACAAATTGATTTATAACGATTTTATAAACTTTAACTATAAAGTTAAGGTTGAGTACTTTTAATTTTACAAAGTACTAGCATCCAACAAGCATTAATTCACTAAATGCTGCTCCAGATGCTGGGGTTGACCAAGACAGTGTGCCAGATCCGTTTGTTGATAATGTTTGTCCACTTGTTCCATCTGTAGATGGTAGTGTCCAAATTCTATTTGTGCTGACAGTTTCTGGTGCCTTAAATCCAACATAGTGGCTTGAATCTGTGTCTGCAAGTCTTAACTCACCTGTAGCGTTAAGTGTAATTGCTGTTGTAAATGAAGGTGCTGTACCAAAAACTAATGATCCTGATCCAGTTTCATCTGTTACTGCAGATGCAAGGTTGGCAGATGAAGGTGTAGCCAAAAATGTTGCAACTCCTGTACCCATTCCGCTGATACCTGAAGTTACAGGCAAGCCAGTTGCGTTTGTCAATGTTAATGCAGAAGGAGTTCCAAGATTTGGAGTTGTAAGAGTTGGGGATGTTGCAAATACGAGAGAACCAGTGCCAGTTTCATCAGTAACTGCTGCAATTAAGTTAGCAGACGATGGAGTAGCCAAGAATGTTGCTACGCCAGTTCCTAAACCTGAAATACCACTTGTTACAGGCAAGCCAGTTGCATTTGTCAATGTTCCTGAAGATGGGGTTCCAAGGGCACCGTTAAAGAGAACGGGCGCTCCAGCACTTCCAGTATTTACAGCAAGAGCATTTGCAACTCCAGTTCCAAATCCAGAAATATCATTTGCAAGTCTTACTGTTAAAGTATTATTTGCTCCGTTAATTGTTTTGTTTGTAAGAGTTTGAGCAGTACTTAAATCAACAGTTGTTTCAGTATTAATACTAAAGGTATTTCCAGTTAAGGTTAGTCCAGTACCAGCCAAATATGTACCAGCACCAGAGAACTGAGTAAACACGATAGGGTCTGTTCCTAGAGTGGTAACTACTTGAGTCTGAACCCAGCCAGTATTATCATTTACTGTACCACCAGAAACGAATACGAAATCACCTGGATCAATTTCTGCTGCTGTATTGTAGTCTGCTGCACGAGCAAGATCTCCATTAATTACAACATAAATACCATTTTCCGACGTTGTGCTCTGATTCTTAAGAAGAACACGATCATTGATAGAAAGTGAAACGCCGTCTAATGTTGCTGGAGCAGTTGGCAAAGCAACATTGCTAGTTGAAGCAGCAACTACAGAAGCATGAACGTGCAATCCTTCTGCCACTCCATCAACATAAGCCTTTGTAGCAGCATCTGACGCATTTGTAGGAGTACCAAGGCCAGTTACTTTATAAGTTGCTGCTGACAAGTCTGCAGAAAGTGCTGTTCCAGATCCAAGTGTTTTATTTGTAAGAGTTTGAGAACTTGATGTTGTGGCTATTGTAGAGTCAACGGCAATTGTTACTGCAGCAGATCCATCATAAGAGGTTCCAGAAAGCCCTGTGCTAATGGTTAAAGCATTTGGATTTACAGCGGTAACAGTAGCAGATCCACCTAGTGAAATTGAACTACCATTTACTGTAATTAAAGAATTAGTTAGTGATGTGTTAGCAAGGTTTGTTATTGTATTGCTAGTACCTGAAATTGATTTATTGCTTAATGTTTCAGAGCCAGAAATGGTTGCAAAATCTGCATCCGTAAGTGCTGAGTTGAACTCTGCTAGTGTTCCAGAAACAGTATTTGAACCAAGAGCAATTGTTTTATTAGTAAGGGTAAGGGCATTATTTGTGGTAGCAACGACTGTAGTATCAACATTAAGAGTTACGGTACCACTTGTACCTCCTCCTGTTAAACCTGTGCCCGCTGTAACTCCTTCAATGTCCGCTGGTATTGAAATTGTTCCACCAAGAGAAACTGATGTTCCATTAATTGTGATTGCAGAATTAGAAAGTTTTTCATTAGCAATAGAACCAGCAAGCATAGTATTTGTGACTGTTCCAGTATCTCCACTGGTAATCATATTTCCAGTAACATTTGGAATCGTGATTGTTCTATCTTCTGTAGGATCTACTACAGTTACAGTTGTTTGATATGAATTTGTTGTTGCACCTTCAAAAATTACAGACTCTCTGGTTAATACATTTTTATTTGAATCAAGTTCTGCAACACCATCTGCAGAGCCTTTTTCTATAAGTTCAATATAGTCTGCAAGACTGCTATTAAGTTGTGCATCTGTAGCCATATAATCAAGGGCAGACCAAACAGATGAACCATCACCAATTTTGATTTGACCTAGGGTAGTATTGTATCCAACTTCACCTTCATTGAGAATTGGGTCTGCGGTATTCCAATCAGAGGTGCTACCTCTACGCATTTGAATTCTAACGGCCACAATAAACCTCCAAGTTAACTTCTATTATACCAAAATTTGTCATGCTGCACTACCGCCATCTATTACTGATGTAAATGATGTTGTTGCTGGTGTCCCGCCGTCAATTGCGGTACCAAGAAGTGGGCCTGAAGCACCGTTTCCTTGATATTGATAAACATATTCAACAAACTCTGTTTCTGTATTATGAGTGTGATCTGTTACGCCAGAAGTATCATCATAATTAGCCATTGCATACCAAGTAGAACTATAATAATAATAAATACGATTTGTATTTGTATCTAAATGCATTGCCCCATTTGATGGGCTTACAGGAAAAGTACTTCCTACAGTAATAGCAGAGCCTGTAAAGGCTGTGGTTTGAACTGTATTATCTGGAAAGGTAACTCCAGTGGCGACCTTAAGGCCTTGTTTTACTACAAAGTCTCTATCAGTTGTTGCCACTGAAGTTCACTGTCCCTTCGTGGTTCACTTTACGCTTCGATTAGCGTTCTGTGTACCTTTACTGTTGTTCCGTTTGTTGATGTTACGAGTAGACGAACATCTGATCCTGAGTAATCTGCATCAATTGTGCCGATTTCTGCATTGCTTTGAACATCTGCATACTCAGTGATATAAACATTGTTATTTCCATCAACTGTTACTAAAGCCTCAAGAACTTCAATGTCATTTCCATTACGCATTTGAACTACATACTTAGCAGACTTAAATGTTGCTGCTGCCCATGAATCTACTACAGTTGCGCTAGTTGTTGTAACGCTTGTTGTAGCAGTGCCCATAAGAGCATCTGTAAGTGTTACATATCCAACTCCAACGCTTGCAAATGCTGGGCTAGATGTTGTAGCAATACTCTGTGGTAGAGATAGTGTTACCGAACCAGTAGAAGCAGATGCTATAACCTGATCTGCAGTTCCTGCAAGGCTTGTTACACCTGCGTTTGTAATTGTTAGAACATTGTTTGTTGTTGCATAAGATGCTGTAATTCCAGTACCGCCAGTTACTGCGTTACCAAAGTTATCTACAGCAGTTTCAATATCTGATGTAAAGGCTAGTGTGCCTGTTCCATCCTGAAGAGTAATTGTACGATCTGCTGTTGGATTTACAACTGAAAGTGTTGTTTCAAAGTCATCCGCAGAAGATCCTTCAAACACGATGCTTGAGTCATTTAACTTAAGTCCAGTTACTGTTGGTGTAGTAATTGATGGACTTGTAAGAGTCTTGTTTGTTAATGTCTGCGCTGTATTAAGATCTACTGTAACTCCAGTATTAATGCTGAATGTATTGCCAGTTAGAGTTAATCCATTACCAGCAAGATAAGTACCAGCACCAGAGAACTGTTCGAATGTAATTGGGTCTGCTCCCAATGTTGTTACTACTGCTGTTTGTACCCAGCCAGTATTATCGTAATTAGTACCACCAGTTACGAAGAAAAAGTCACCTGGATCAATTTCTGACGCTGTGTTATAGTCGCTTGCACGAACTGCAACACCAGACGTTGAAGCAATATAGATACCGTTTTCTGATGTTGTGCTCTGATTCTTAACAAGAACACGGTCACCAGCAACAAGAGTTACGCCGTCGATTACATCTCCAGCCTCAAGACCAGTTGATAGATCAACATTTGCGGTTGTTGCTGCTACTACAGAAGCATGAACATGTAGTCCCTCTGCAACTGCATCAACATATTGCTTGGTTGCTGCATCAAGAGCGTTTACTGGATCTGCATTAAGTGTTACAGAACCTGGAAATACTACTGCGTTTGGAAGAGATAGAGTAATGTCACCAGTTGTAGAACTTACAGCAATTTGACTTGATGTACCGCTTACGCTAGAAACACCAGCGGTAATATTGATTGATCCACCAAGAGAAGTTGGAGTTCCATTAATTGTAATGCTTGAATTTTGAAGCATTGCATTTGTAACAGTTCCAGAATCACCTGTTGTAATTACTGTACCGCTTACGTTTGGAAGAGTAATTGTGCGATCTGCAGTAGGATCTACTACTGTAAGAGTTGTCTCATAGTCATCTGCTGTTGCACCTTCAAAAACAACTCCATTACCATTAATTAGTGGAGATGTAAGAGTCTTATTTGTAAGAGTTTGTGTGCCAGATGTTGTTGCTACCGTTGAATCAATTGCTACCGTTACCGCTGAAGATCCATCATAAGATGTTCCTGAAAGACCAGTTCCAATTGTAAGAGCATTTGGATTTACTGCAGTGATTGTTGTAGATCCTCCAAGAGATACTGAAGAACCATTTACAGTTACTGAAGAATTTGAAAGTTTATCGTTTGCAATTGAACCTGCAAGCATTGTATTTGTTACAGAACCAGTATCGCCAGTCGTAACGACAGTTCCAGTAACTGCTGGGAATGTAATTGTTCCGCTTGCAGTGCTTTGTGCCAAAAGTTGTGTGTGTCCAGTTGTTGAACCATTTAGGTTAAGACCAGAGTTAACAAATAGGCTAGAAATTGTTGGGGTATTATTAAGAATAACTGTACTTCCAGAACCAGAATATGAGTTAATTGTATTATTCTGAATTTGGAATACGTTTCCTGTATCACCTGTATCAAAAGTTTTGTTTGTAAATGTATCTGTTGTAGCCTTACCTACAAGAGTATCTGTTGCATTTGGAAGAGTTACTGTAACATCTTGTGTTGGTTCTGGTGCAAGAAGTGTTAACTCATAATCATCTGGTGTATTTCCTTCAAAGATGATTCTATCTGCAAATGTTGGGGTTGTTGATACTGTAGCAGTAATTTTTCCTGTTGTATCATTGTAACTAAATGCAATACCGCTTTGAGCGCCATCAAACATGGCCGCCGTAGTGTCTTGCAAGAATTCTGTGCTCGCTTCTGTAAGAACATTAGAGCCATTAACTGTAGCAGATGATCCTTCTACTACCAGGCCGTTCTTAATGCGAAAGGCTTTGTCGACTGTTGCCATTCTTTATCTCCTTGTGGGTCTATGCCTTCAAACCAGTGCGGTAATACCGTATGGTCATCGGCGTTAGTGTTGGTGTCACCGTCATGCTAATTGTACCAGAATTTAAACTAGCAGTTATATTTCCTACATTATCTCCAGTATTTGCTACTGAGGCAAATTCTGTAATATTTTGATTGGTACCATCAAAAACTAAGTTTATTTCAGTGCTTCTATAAGCACTTCCTGAAGCATTGGATAATTGGATAAGGTATTTAACTGTTCTCCAGGTAGATGTGTCTATTGTGTCAAATACTGTGGCTGATTCAATACCGTTGATTGTTACGGAGTTATTTCCATCCCCGCCTAAAGCGTCAGCACGATAAGAAGTTGTGTCAATTAAATCGGAATAGTCTTGGCCAGTAGGTCTGTCGCCTGTTTCAAACTTTGCTTTTAACTGGTTGATGGGTAGGATGGCCATATTAGGATTATATCATAAAATGTAGTTATTAATACCAACAAGAGCAAGGCCAATAGGTGGTACGTTTGTGGGGGTATAAGAAGGAACCGTTATATTTGTAACTTTTATTTTAAAGGGTACTTTATAAATTACTTTTGCAAGACGACTACAATCATCCTGTATAACAGTTGCTGTAGCCATTAATCTGTAAAGTCTTCAATCATTTTTATCTTACCCTGCAAAACTGTCCAGACAATTAGGTTTGCAGTTGTAGCCATTTGAATATCATATTCATCATTGGTTTCTAAAATCTCAGTTTCATCATGTGCCAAGTTAACGGTAAATTCTCCTGGACCGTCATCTTCGTCTGCTTCTGGGAAAATCTCTAAAACAATTGCACTACTTGAAGATCTATAAAAATCCATTTTGATTGACCAATCATCAATTACTAAAGGCTGTCCTGCGTCATCTTGAACATACATTTTAAAAGATGCAGTATCGCCTCTAACCATTGTCCAGATAGACTGTGGTGGCGCTGAACCTATAGCAACATCTTTTTGACTTCTGTATTGTGCCATTATGATAATCCTGTCTTTATTGATCCCCAAGTTCCGTTACCCTTGGTCATTCCTACAAGTATAATTCCATTTACATCAACATATGCAACAATACCAACTGCGCCAGAACCTGAAATTGGTTGAACATCTGTAAGACCCCCACCATCGGCGGTATACAAAATAGAACTAGAAGTAAAAGCAGCAGTGTTAATTCCTGAAAATACACCAGATAGAACAATTACTCCACTAGATCCATCTGCTATTGCTGTTTGTGCTAATCCTGCTACAGGAAAAGTATTTATATCTGTTGAATCACATCTAGATACTTCTGGCTTATTTTCTATAGAATCATATCCTGATATAAATACAGGATCACCTTTAGAAATATTTTCTCCACTATTGTTTGAGATTTCAAGGGTATGTAAAGGAAGTCCAATAGAAGGCAAAACATTTTCAATTTGTTCTGCTAATGCTTGTATATCTGAAGATACTGCTACAGGATCAGATAATACTGGATAAGGCAGATCGTATACGGGAGTTGAACCAGATGACATAGTTATTATATTATAGCACTTACATGAGTTGTACTTATGAGTAATTTTGTGTTATACTAGGTGTATGACACCGTATATGGTGTCATATGCATTTTAGGAGGATAAACTTGACAAATAATAAAATGCTTGTAGGGGTAATAGGTGGTGCGTTTCTGTTGGTATCTATTTTAGGTTCTATACCGTCTCATGCTACCAAAAACAATTTATCAAAACAGGGAGTAGTTACGCTTGCCACCCCAGAGGTGGCTTTTCTGCTTTCTAAGGATAAAAATGAAAAAATACTTACTAAGTATAAAAATGCGACAAGTTTGACTGACAGCCAGTTAGTTGAATTACTTGAGGCAGTGGGGTTCAAAGGAAAGGCTTTAAGAACTGCCTATGCAGTTGCTAAGGCTGAATCCAATGGTCGCCCGTTTGCTTTTAACGGAAACATCAAAACTGGAGACTCCTCATTTGGCGTCTTTCAAATTAATATGCTAGATGTTCTTGGAGAAGATCGCCGTGAGCGATTTGATCTAGAGCATAATGCTGATCTTTTCAATCCCGTCATAAATGCTCAAATTGCATATCGTATGACAAAAGGCGGTATTGATTGGAGTTCATGGTCATCCTATAACAAGGGTGCTGTGAATAAATGGCTAGATAAATTCCCTAATCAATAATTTAGGGCATAAAAATACCCCCAGGCTTCAAGGTCTGGGGGATATTTTTTTTTCTTATTTAAACTTGTTCATCCCAAGAATTTGTTTCTTCGTTCCATATGTATATTTTAGGATTTTCTGGATCTTGTTCTGGGGGTGCTGGCCTTGTGTCATCCCATAGCAATGTTTCTGGGTTTAGTTGCCACCATGAATCGTTACTTGGTTTTGGAGGTATAAATCCATCTTTTTCTGGATCATATACAGACCCAGTTATAGCATAATTAAACCTATATCCTGATTCTTCAGTTAATTCATTTGTCTCAGGATTTTTTCTTTTACCACCAAAAGAGTTATACGATGTTCTTTTACAATTAAAGCCACTTTGTTGTGAATAAAATGCTTCCCATGCTTCAGATGATCCACCAACTTCTGTACCATCTAAATCAAGTTGTACTAGATTTTCATCAATGCCAACTATCACATTGACTACAATATTGTTTTCATCTAAAAAAGCATAGTGTGCCATTAGAAAGTCACCGTTCCTGACCCTCCAGTAAATTTATAAACATAATATCCTGAACGACTTGATGTGCTAACTGTATAAGTTAACCCAGCACCTACTGTAAGACCTTTAAATGTGTTTGGATAAGCAATAATTACAATTCCAGAGCCACCGCTGGTGTATCTGCCACCGCCACCACCGCCAGTATTTGTTCCGCCATTTGATCCATTAAAACCTGAAACATATGGTGTATTTTGTCTTCCACCTGATCCTCCACCACCTGCTCCTCCACCGCCAGGACCACCTTCTTCTTGAGCATAAAATTTATTTCCGCCTCCACCGCCACCACCAGAATATGTTTGTGCATTTCCATCAATATTAGTTGTAGAGCCGCTTCCTCCTCCACCACCCCATGATCCAAAATTAGCCTGTGATCCGCTGCCACCGCCACCAGCAGCACCGCCGCCGCCACCACCGCCGAAATTGGACCCACCACCATTATTTCCTTGTGAAGGAGATGTTGAAGGTGTATTTCCAGCGCCACCGCCACCAGTTACTCCACCGCCACCACCAGAACCACCAGATTGTCCATTGCTACCCCAGTCAGCGTTTCCACCTCTTCCACCACGAGTAGATGTTATATTAGAAAATACTGAATCTCCTTCTCCGCCACCGACAGTTACTGTGTAACTTGTACCACCAGTTACTGCAAATGCATTACTTGTTCTATAACCACCTGCACCACCGCCACCAGAGTTTTCATTGCCAGATTGTTGTCCTTGTCCTCCTCCAGCGCCGCCAGCAACCACTAAATATTCAGTAGATGTAGCAGAAGGAATAATTACCGAAACACTTGGAGATGCACTTGAATATTGTCCAATTCCAGATGTATTAACACCTGCGATTGTAAAAGTATAAGTTCCGTCTGCTGTAATATTTGTAAATGTTATTGGAGTTGATGTTGATGTTGAAACAAAACTACCTGGAGAAGATACTGCTCTAAATGATGTTGTTGCCCCGCCAGTTAGGGCTGCTGTAAATGGCAGAGTTACGGCTGTGCCAGAAGATGTCGGAGTACCTGGTGTAGGTGGATCTGCCAAATCTGGAATTTTTGTGTTTCCAGCAGAAGCATCTCTATACTTTTTACCAGTTGTATTTGAGTCGCTTGGCTTGCTGGTTGACATTATGAAATCTCGCTACCAAATGCGCTAAATGAAAGGTTTGCAGTTGATGCATAAACTCGAATTACATCACTTGCTGCTAGAGTAATTCCTAGGGTAAGCAAAACAGAATCTGATGCTGCTACAGTTGCACCGTATACAATCCAATTCTTTGCCGTAGTCGTACCCTCTGCTGATGGACGAACTGCAATTCTATATGTTGCAGATGATCCTGCTTGATTGCAAATTGCAATTGTAGAAACAACCGTTGCAGCACTTGTGCTGGCAGTGTAAAGAGTTGTTTCTGTTGTGGCAGCAGGATTGCTTTGCGCTAAAACCTTATATGTTGTTGGCACTTATATTCTCCTTTTTCCTGATCCACCTTTATTTTTTTATAAAAATGTGAACCCTATTACTATCAAAATTATACCATGTTTTTGGCTGGTTACCCGCCCATTAATAAAAATGTATCAGATAATCCACTGGTAGTCTGTTTCCAAGCCATCCCAGAAGTCTCATTTGAGTCTGCTGTAAGAATATATCCATTTGGACCTATTGATAAAACCGCTATCGTGTCGTTTGCTGTTCCTGTAAGTAAATCCCCTTTAGCGCCAATTATGCTTTCTGGTATGGCAGCATCTGCTAAATCGTATGCAGACTTTACGCTATTTGGCGTTGCTGCTGTTGTAACAGAAGTGCTTGCAGTTGAGTCGGTTAATTGGACTATGCCAGCAGTGCTTGTAGTAGCAGTTGGTATGGTGATCCACTCAAGTCCTGTTGTTGTTGCAGTATTAACAGTTAGGTACTGGCCTTGTGATCCAAGGCCTAAAACAGATGGTGTAGAAGTTCCTGATCCTGATAATATATCACCCTTAGCGCCAATTATGCTTTCTGGTATGGCAGCATCTGCTAAATCGTATGCAGACTTTACGCTATTTGGCGTTGCTGCTGTTGTAACAGAAGTGCTTGCAGTTGAGTTTGTTAATTGAACTATTCCAGCAGTGCTTGTGGTGGCAGAAGGAAGAGCGCTCCACTGCAAACCTGTTCCTGTTGCAGTATTCACACTCAAATATTGTCCTTGTGATCCAATATCTAAAACAAGTGGTGTAGAGGCTGCTGATGCTGATAATATTTGTCCTTTTGCAGTGAAAACACTTGGCAAGATTCCAGTTGATACGTTATCTATTTGCTCTTGTAGATCATTGATTGTATATGCAATAGACGGATTAACTAAGGCTGCCGTAGATGTATTTGCTGGATCATATCCATAAGAACCGTAATGATATAATCTTAGCGCTGCCTGAATATCGGCAGCATCTGAATAGCCTGGAATTGATGTCTGAATTAAATTACCAATTGATTCTGCTGCCATTAGGTCACCTCTCCAAAATTATACCATAATCAAGGGACTATTGTTATTTGTAAGTGAGTTGTAACTTGCACTCCACTAGTATATGTTCCAGTATCCCCTAGGGGTAACCAAGTAGAACTATCATATTCTACAGCATGTAGGTTGATTATTAAATTGCTACCAGCCAAAGCGGGAATCTCCATAGAAGAAGCAATTGGATTTTCATATGCAATACTATACTTAACATTAAAATTTTCTGCAGTTAGCGGGGTACCAGAAACAGTAACAATGTCCTCTACAGGTATTACTATCTGAGCATCTCCATCTTCAAAGGTAGTTAAAGCATTCTCTGAATAAATAGTAGGGTTAATATCTAATACTTCTACCCAAGTATTTCCACCAGGTTCTGCTACATATTGAAAAATATATCCGTAGGTAGCACTTGGAGAAACGTTTACATAAAGATCATTAAGAATTAAGGTTTGTCCACCCAATTCTCCCCCAGAGGTTTGAGCATTCGGGTCGCCAGAGCCTACAAAAAATTTGTTTCCACGAGTACCTTGGGCTCCAATGTTAAGTTGGAGTTCAATTAAACTTGGGGGTCCAAGGACGGTGATATCATCGTTAGATAATAATACATCTACCATTATTCAGCGCCTGAGACTTGCTCTGTTACTGTAATTGTTCCAGTTAAAAGAGTAAAAACAACAGTTGGTCCAGAAGTAATTTCAACATCGTATACATATGTCCCAGCATCAAGAGTAGCCCCAACTGCTGGCAATATTGTACAGGTGACAATATCGCTTACAGTATTTACAACTGTTTGAGCCGCAACACTAAAAGTTGGATTATCTCCACGGCTTGATGCAATAACAAAATTGGCGGTATAGCCAGTTAAATCAAATGCTCCACCATTAGAAGTCTTTGGGCGAATAACAAATTCATTGGTATCCCCTTTATAATAATTAAAATTATATGTTCCTGGAAATGCCATTATGCTTCTACCTTAAATATTTCGTCGTTAACTTTAACTAACGGCGGAAGTAAATCATTGCTATCATCAACCTTAATTACGGGTGGTAGCGAAACTGTCATAAACTTCCTCCTGGAGTTACATCACCTAGTACACTAATTGTACCAATAACTGGTGTCCAAATATAAGCATTTGGGTTACTTCCAATTTGTACAGATAAATCAAAGGATAATTCTGCAACAACATTTTTATAGCCTATACCCCAATTTTGAGTAATACACGAATCGGCAGTAATCACAACAGATCCAGTTGTAGCGGTCACATCAAGGTTATCTAGCACATCACCTAGGGGATCATAAACTGTGGCCTTATAGGTCCAACTAGAGGTGTCAAAAGGGGTAGTCTCATCAAGTTCTAAAAAGTCAACTGTCAAAGTTGCGGTATCGCCACGAACCACTCGCCACTGAATGTTAGCAGGATTAGCGCCATATTTTTCTATATCATTTGAGCAGCAAGAGTTAGCCATAATGTTTGATTATATCATAAAATAAGGCTGAAACCCGCTAGGAGCAGTGGGGGTGGGTAGAGAGCAACCTAGCGGGCCAGCACATTGATTATAACATTTCTTTATTATAAAAACGGACAAAAGGTATAAAAACTTTTAAACCAGACAGCATTTCTAAATTGTTATCAAATTGTTATAAAGAAAAAACGGTATAGAGTTGAAAACTGTAAAACCAGAGTGTATAATTGAAATATATAAAAGAAAAGAATATACTAACTATCAAGATATCTTTTATATATTATATATAGAGAAAAATATTATTTCTTAGAATGATCTGCAAGGTGTTCAAGCATCATATCAAAAACCTTGTCCATTTTATCTTCAAGCCGTGTTACTTGATCTTTCATTGAACTTCCACTATTTGGCTTTAATTCGGACATAATATCCTCAACGTATTTTTTCACAATCCACCTTCCGACAAGTCCGACGGCGCCAAGAATGGATATAAGTGTTAATATAAATCCAGCCCAGTCTTGTGCAGTCATGAGAGAAATTATATCATTATTTGAGATTAAATTCGGGCGGTATACAACAAAGCCGAAAATAGAACATTAAACCACACCTAGACAATGTATGAATGAAACATTCACCATGTCCTGAATGTTGTCAATATCTCTGGTATAGGCTATAATAGGGATATAAAGATAGAATTATTTATTATTGGAGTATTATAAAAAGTGTTTTTTAAAAAATCAGAAAAGATAGAATTTATAAGTACCGTCGAAGGATTAGACGATATAGAGGAATGTAGGCCTAAGCCTGCTAAAAAATATATACCAGAATGGTTTAAGCAAATGCCATCAAAAGATGGGATTCCAACTGTCAGGCAATGTCCTTCATTCCCCGATTTTTTTTCGCAAGGATATATTGTTCCTATGTGGGTTGATTCTAAAATTTGCTATAATCCAGAATTACAAACATGGGAATGGTTAAATGCTACTGAAGCCTATAGGTGGGAAGTACATCAAAATTCACAAATGATAGATCATGTAAAACCAAATTTTAATGGCATTGATGGACAGTTTATTTTTAAAGCACTTTGCCCATGGAGAGTTATAACTCCTCCTGGATGGTCTGTTTTACAACTACCGCTTTTTTATCACTTTAATCAAAAATGGTCTATATTGCCAGGAGTTATAGATACTGATATACACAATCAAATAAATCAGCAGGTGCTGTATCATGGAAATGGAATGGAAGTAGATATTAAACGTGGAGAACCATTTGCTTTATATATACCGTTTAAAAGAGATAGTAAACTTGATCTGACTGTAAGACACTGGAATGAAGATGATAAAAGTTTTTTTCATAAAAGAGAACTTAATATAGCATCTAAATTTATTGGCAGTGGTGTTTATAGACAAGTACAAAGGTTAAGAGATAAAAATGAGTGACGATGTCAAGCCATGGGATTTATTAAATCCAAATAAACCTAGATCATCAGAAGAATTGGCTGAATACCGTTTGGAAATTTGTAGGGCTTGTCCTATGTACCGTCCAAAATCCAATACCTGTAAAAAATGTGGATGTTTTATGAAATTGAAAACTACTCTGGAACATGCTAAATGTCCTATTGGGAAATGGTAGATTTTTTATATACCGCTTTAAAAATTACTCTTTGTAGATTATGGATTTGATCCAATGCCAGATAATAACCAATGTTATAAATCCAAGAGTAAGACCTAAACCATAAAACCAGAAATACATTATTCTGGCAAATAGATCTATATAGACCACCAGCCTCTTATAGTACCGCCCTCTACTGGGCAAATATATTCTTTGTTTTTACCAGATGCATAATATTCTTTAAATAGTCTTAGATCTAATTCTCTATCAGGTTCATGGGTATACCGCCCACAATCAGGGCATGTTTCATGATGAACATATTCATATACATGGCGGCAAGGCATTTTTCTATTATACCCTGGAAAATCTGAATATTTTTTCATTTTGGGAAAATCTGAATATTTTGCTAAGATGTATGATGTGTGTATTTTGAAAATAAAATAAAAAAAATTAGTGCGCCCACCCGCCACCCTTAATAAAAAAAATAAAAAAAAATAACCCGCCAATTTTCTCGGCGGGCTATTCTTTCGCTGGGTTTATTCTAACCCTCTCTCTTTGGCGGTCTTGATAGCGTGGCAATTAGCGCAACGAATAACACACTTTGCGACTTCGGCAACGAATACGGCAACGGCGCAGGAGTAAAATAAATCGCTAGGGTTTATTTTCTTTCCGCTCTTTGTCTTATATTTTGTAGCGTGGTCTATGTGGTCATATTGTAAAGCGAAAGCAGATTTTGAAAATCCGCAATTTTCGCAACCGATAGCAGACTTTAACACTTTAGAGAAATCTCTAGGTGTTAGATTATTTTCTACCATAAAGCAATTTAGGCAGATAGTATCCGCAACGAAATCAGAAGCGGAAAGAATAGCCGAGCAATTAGCGCATAAAGTTAGGTTTTGCGCTCTTGTAATTTTTGCGTTCATTGTTTTTGCCTTTCTGTCGGTCTGGCGGTTTGCCATTGAGAGAATTAAAGCCTAAATCTAGGCAGGGCGCAACTAGGCAGACCCCTAGACTTTCAGCGTGTCGCAACCCCTAACCCTTAGCCCTAGACCTAGACCCCTAGACCCTAGACCTAGCGCAACGCCTAGCCCATAGGCAGACCCTAGACCTAGCGCCTAGCCGATAGGCAGACCCTAACCCCTGCCCCTAATTGGTAGCCCGTAGCCCTAGACCTTAGCCCTAGACCTTAGCCCGTAGCCCCTAACACTTAGACCCTAGACCTAGACCCTAGACCTATGCTCAACCCTTAGCCTGTGGATAACCTTGTTGATAACCCTGTGGATAAACCTAGCCTGTGGATAACTTTACCTGTGGATAACTTTCTCAGGCAATTCTCAGGAAGTCCCTAAAGTGGGGAAATGGGGGCGCTTATTTATGACAGATCAAAAAAAGCCCCTAATTTATGACGAGCAAAAAATTTTCCCAATTTATGAAAAGAAAAATTTGCTCCCTAATTTATGAGAGCAAATTATTTTTCCCGATTTTTTTTATCTAACGGGGGCAGTTCCTTGAACATAGCCGTCAATAGATAAAACATCACAAGTAATTTTTACTCTTTGATTTTTCTTTAATGATTTCTTATAAAGATTTATAAAGTGATAAACATTTTCCTTAGTAGGTAAGTTCATCTCAAAAGTATTTCCGTTCATACTAGTTATTGTTATTTTCATTTAATACCTTTCTTTTTTCTGTATCGGTTGCTTTATCATACCCCGCAACACTTCCGTGTTTAATAATCCAAGCCTTGCGGAGTTTTTGTTCTTGCGAATAATAGTAATAAATAACGCTATTCATTAGGCTACACACTCGCAAGGTTCAACACCATAGTTATCTTCATCGCCGTAAAAAATAACGCCGTGTCCATAACACTCATCACAATTTATTCTTTCTATTGCGTTTATCATTTTTAGTTATCCTTTCTTTCTTAAAGTGTAGCAGGGGCTACTGACATAGCCTCTACTGTAAATCCGTTAGCCACTAGGCTTTCCATAAGGTCATTTATCTGACGCTCATTTATCATCAACATGTTTGATGTTGTAAGTATGGTATCCTCTTTGGATACTGTGTAATTTAGTGTTAGCATTTTTTGCTACCTAACCTTTCTTTTTGTTATACTGTAATTCTATCTGTTGCCACTGACATTTTGAGGGGTCTGTGGGGTATCGCCCCTGTGATTTACATCACACTAGGAAGCGTAATACTCTAGGTAGCAACCTGAGCAGACGACACGCCCAGAAGTCATAACCTGAGTGTATTTTCTATCTAGTTCACAGATTTCACATTTTTTCATTTTATCTGTTCCTTTCTTTAGTTTCTATACTGCGTATTCTAGTGGATACCACTGACATTTTGGGGGATATTTAGGGCGTGTCGCCCTTTTATTTTTGTGACTTACCTCACACTTTGTAGGGAATCTACACAATTTGGACAAATCGCAATAATGTTGCGTTTTGATACATGGGTGGTCTTACCACATAACTTACAATTTTTCTTACTCATTTTAGAACCTTTCTGTTCATTTCTTATACTGCGTATTCTACACGATAGCACTGACAAAATCAAGGCGACACGCCGATAAAATAAAATAAATTTTTGTTATAGAACAAAACGGACATTTCGGACAGGGACCTCCCCGACACGCCCGACCTCGGGGGTGGGGGATTTTGTGATAATCCTCACAAAAAAAGATTTCCGACACGCCCGAAATACAGGGCAAAATGTCAGTGCCCCGTGTTAGACTTACAGTATCAAAATTAAATAGTGCTAAATGAGCCTAGCAAATAAGTCTAGAAATAGAATGAGCCTAGCAAATAAGTTAGCACACTAAATAGAAAGGTAGGTCAGAAAATGACTACACTAAATAAAACTACGATAGAAATCGTTTTAGAAAATGGTTTCAATATTCAGGATAAAATCTGCGTATTTTGCTCAAATACCCTTGATCGCTGGGATACTTTTTGCTTCCCTTGCCAAGAGTATAAAGGCGTGATGAAAGTCATAGACGCCGTTGATTACTACGGAGTAGATATTCTAGGTGTGTGAGGCAAATCACACTCCCCAAGCGTGGGTCTAATTTGACTTTAACGCTAAAAAATGAAATAATAGAATTATTAGAAAGTATCTTAGAAAGGATAACTTAAATGAAAACTTATTCAATTCCAGACTTGCTCGTGGGTCAAGTTTATTATCCACGCTCTCTCGCTCGTAAATACCAATACGGCGAAATTAACTACGCTGAAAAGCGTGATGATATTTATTTTGCTGATGGCTATGAAGCCTACGCAATTCGCTTCAATGGTCATCGTTGGGCTACTGTCGCAGTAAAGGTGGCAGACTAATGAAATTAGATGAATTCAAGGCTCTTATTGAGAGCCAGCGTAAAGCGCAACAATTGACAAACTTAGAGAAAATCGCTAAAATAGTATCAACAACAAATACCAAGAAAGGTAAAAACTAAAAATGACTAACTATAAAGACTTTCCATTCACAACTAACGGCGTGAATTTTATTTCAAGAGTTTATTCTGACTCTCCATTTCTATCCACTATTGAGCGCCTGCCTGAAGGTGCATTTGCCTCACTAAATATTCAAGCACTAACAGAATTAGTGGGTGACGCTTCACTTCTAACTCATGATGAATTACTAATAGCACTAACTAAAATAAATGATGGTGGAACTCATGCGTTTATTCTACTAGATGAGGGGTCTAACTAATGATGACACGCAAAGACTATGTCAAGACCGCTGAAATTCTAAAAGGTTTCAGCGAGGAAATTCACCCACAAGTTTTTGAGGATTTGGTAGAGGAGTTTTCTCAATACTTTAAATCTGATAATGATAGATTTGATTTCGCAAGATTTGAAAAGGCTTGCGGAATTGACGAATTGGGGTTGATTCCTGTATGACAAATTTAATTTTAACTGTCGCAATAATTTCATTTGGAACTTTATTCGGAATGAGTTTAATTACTATGAGAAAATTAGAAATTGAAAATAAAAAATTGCGAAAAGAAAATGCTGAAATGAAATGGAATCAAATTAAAGTTTGATTAAGTTGCGTTAAAAATTTTTCCTGAAATTTCTTTATGATATTTTGGGAAAAACCCCCGCAACATCGGGAGGTCCCGCACTCGGGCGTGTCGTCCACAGGTTATCCACAGGGGGGCAATTTACGAAGGGTGTGATTTTTCCCACATTTTTTGGGCGTGTCTAATTGGAAATTGTCAGTAGAAAATGATAGGCTGGAAGCCTAAAAATGAAAGAAGGTAATCTAATGGGATTAGATATGTATCTCTCTGCTAAGAAAAATGTAGAGAAAGTAAATTGGAAGGCTCTTAGAGATAATGAGGAATTATCCTATGAAAGTCCTGAAGTGATTAATCCGCTATGGAAAAATATTGTAGATGTTGCTGATATGGCAGATGTTGCTACAGATATTTATGGCGTTAATGTTGAAGTGACTTGTGCTTATTGGCGCAAGGCTAATCAGATTCATAAATGGTTTGTTGATAATGTTCAAGGCGGTAATGATAATTGCGGTGAATACTATGTGTCGCAAAATAAATTAGAAGAATTGCTAGCGCTAGTTAATAGAGCATTGGCAGAGCGTAATCCTACTTTGCTATCACCACAAGGGGGATTCTTCTTTGGCTCTACTGATATTGATGAGTGGTATTGGCGTGATTTAGAAAATACCAAAACTAAGTTAGAGCGCATATTTGCTCTGCCCCAATTGTCCGATTTGTCCTTTTACTACTCTTCTTCGTGGTAAAAGGGCGAGGGGATTTGAAAATGTCAGCCCCCTATGATAGGATTTCAGTATGAACAGAAAGAAGGAAAGAAAAATGGATAAATTGGAATACGCACTAAGTATTATTGCTAATTGTGTTTTATGTAATGGAAAAGGTTATCAGTATTGGGCTAATGGAGATGACTTTGATACTGAATCTTGTGAGTGTAATGTCTATGATATTATTCTTGATGATGACGGAGATGTAATTTGGGATAATGGTTTATTATCTCAAAATGAATTATCAATTTACGCAACAAGCGAGGCTAACTAAAATGGGAAGTAATTTTGCTAATGATTTGGCTCTTGCTGATAACTTGGATATTGAAACTCAGATAGGAATACACCTATCTAGTAATCATTACCCACCCGTTCCTAGTTTTATGGTCAAGACTTGTATTGAGGCTATTGACGCAGTAAATGACGCAGGGCTTTGGTACTTGGAAATACCTCTACCTGAAGGGGTATTCTATAAGGGTAATTTGACTACCGCACCAGCACACGCTATTATTGAACAACACCACCTAGATTCGTGGCTTATTGAAAGGGAATACTAAAATGGAATATAACTATGTCTTGACTACTGCGTATGATGGAGAATTATTCTCTACCATGCGCCTTAGCGATTTTATGGAAGCACACGAGGCTTGGGCTAAATGCTCAGACCACGGAAATGCTAAAGAATACGCAACCTATAATCTTACAGACCCAACAGGTAAAATGTTCACTAAAAACTTTTATTCTGATGGCAGAGTATCGGTTAAATAAATGTCTGCTACACTAACTTCTATGGATTACAGATTTGTAGATATTCTAAATGCTGACCAATTAGAAGTAGGAGATCTAATTGGTTTAGGCATTATTGGAATTGTAAAAATTATTTCAACTACTCCAACTAAAGATGGATTCTTACTTGTAATTGAAAATGAATTTAATGAAAAAGAAGATGTTGAAATTTTAGATAATGAAAAATTTGAATTGTTTATTTTAGAATAAAAATCCCCCGTTAAAAATCGGGACCTCCCCGCCCGATTTGTCCCTATTGTCCGATTTGATTTTTGTGTTATTTTATGATAAGATTTTATTTATGTGGAAAAAAACTAGTAATGATTTACGAAGGCTATTAGATTTACGAAGATCTAATGCTTCTCAGCCATTACGGAATAAGAAAAAATATTCCCGAAAAGTTAAGCACAAGAAAATTGACAATTCAGAATAAAAATGTTATTATGATATTAGAAAGGAAACCCCATGAAACTAAAACGCTCTAATGATAGGAAGGTGGCTAATGCCGTATCAAAAAATGGAAAGACCGCAACAATTGCCAACACTTTTGGATTGCCTGCTGGAAAGGCTTACTCGTGCCCTGGTGCCACAAGTGTTTGTGAAAGTGTTTGCTACGCAGGAAAACTTGAAAAGATATACAAGGGAGTAAGAGATAATCTCCTTCATAACTGGAACCTGCTAAAAGACGCAGACCATGACACTATGGAAAACTTATTGCAAGATATGATTAATGACTTTAAGATTGATTGTGATAAGAAAGACGCTCCTAAACTATTCCGTATACACTGGGACGGCGACTTCTTTAATGATACTTATACTTTTGCATGGAAGCATGTCATATTAAATAATCCTGATATTCAATTCTGGGTTTATACTCGTGTGGCTACCGCCGCAGATATGCTTAAAGATATAGATAATCTATCTCTCTACTTCTCAACAGATAAAGAGAATAAAGATATTGCTATTAATCTTAATAAAGATAAGGGTATTCGATTAGCATACCTTGCAGATACCTTCGCAATTGGGCAGGCAGATATGAAAGCAATGATAGGAAGACCTGGCGCTAAGTGCCCTGAAAACCTAAAAGCAATTCCGCTTATCTCTACTAATGGCTCTGCTTGCGTATCGTGTGGCTTGTGTATTTATGAGAAATCTGATATAGTATTTAGCGCAAAGAAAAAGTGAGGGTAGAGTGGATAAAACAATATTATTCTTCATGGGCTTATGGATATTTATGTATCTATTTACCTTGTGATTAATATCACAAAGAATAAATCTCAAAATGTGAGATTTTTTAGATTTGGATTTGACAATAAATCTCAAAAATGTCATAATTAGACAGTAAGCAAAAACAACTAACGAAAGGAAATAAAGAAATGGCAGTAAATACAGCACTATACAAGGTAGGCGATACTTATACTTCTCAGAAGTCTAAGATTACAGGCTCTATCAAAGAAATCGTGCCAAACCCAAATGGTTCGGTTCGTGTCAAACTTGATGTTGAAGGCAAGACACGCTGGACAACTTGGAAAGCAAAGTAATTCCTAATACAGGAAAAGACCTGAGCAAGTCTGCTAAAACTGCTCAACTTGATTTTCTATCATAGAAATGCTAAGATAGAACCCCATACAGAAAGGAAAACAAATGGCTAGAAATGGCAAAAGTATAAATGTCAAGATTGCTACAACTAAAGTAATCAAGGCACTTGAAACTAAATTGGCTCAACTCCAAAAGGATAAGGCTAATCAGAAAGTAAATGAGGAAAAGTTGCTGAAGGCACAAGAGAAGTATAATAAGGAAGTTGCTAAGTTAGCACTTGCTCAAATCTCTAAGGCAACAGACTTATCTGCTAATGTTCGCTGGAACGGCGAAGTAAATGTTGATTTCAATTTACCAAAAGGTTCTATTGAATTACCTGAAATGCCTGAGAAAGATTTTGAGTCTTTCAATGATTGGCAATACAAGGAAATGGTAGATGAAATTGAAAACGCTATCCGTATCCTAAAGATGACAGATGAGGAAGTAGTTTCTACTTCTACTTACAACACTATCGCAAGATACTTGTAATTCTATGGGGGAAGGGTATTTGACTTCCCCCCTAAAAAATGTTAAACTTGATTATCACAGAAAGGATAAACAAATGACCCTTGGAGGCTATACTTACAGAGTAGGCGATTTATTCACTACTTCCAAAACAGGTATTACAGGTCGCATTGAAAAGTTTGTGCCACAAACTAGAAATGTCACTAAGGTAATGCTACGCTTAGCAAATAACCAAACAAGATTTGCTATGGTAAAAACTTACTAATAGAATTGTGGCGGGTTTGAACTGTGTAATCATCTAGATTCCCGCCACAACTTTTCTCTCCTGCGTTCATGGCAGATCTATCTGCGAAAGTCCCCTGGAGAGATTGTCCTGAGTATGACAATAAACTGCTCTTTAAAAATACCGCAAAAAATCGGGAGGCCCCTGTGATTATTCTCACATGGCTGCGACACGCCGATATTTATTTACGAAGGAATTTGTATTTTTCCCATATTTCTGCTAAACTTAATAGATAACCAACAGAAAGGAACGCCCCATGATAGCAACCGCTATTAAATTACAAGAAGCATCAAGAGATGCAGTTCATGATGACATGATAATGGAAATTGTCAAACACATTGTCAGTATTAGAGATGTAGTAGATGAAGAAAGTTTTATCAAAGAGATGTATAACTATTCCGCTATGCTCTCTGCTATGACAACAACTCTAGTTACTCACGCATTATTGACAGAGGAACAAATAAATGATATGCTGGAAGCCATTAAAGAAATGGATACAGTAGGAGAGGAACTCTTAAATGAATACAGAAACAACTAATGAAATAGTAGTGCCAGCACACTACAACCCTAATCAAATCGTAACCTATAAGATTATTGATTCTGAAGCACACCAAGCAGACTATGCGAATTGGTATCCCACAGTAAAGGTTAGCGACCTTGAATATGAATTACACCAACACCGCAGAGAAAGACGGGAACTTAATAGATATACTCAGCATGTAGGTATGTTAGAAAGTCGCCTACCTGATTACCTTGATATGGATTCAGAGGAAATCGTTGCTGATATTTGTAGTATCTTTGGATTTAATCCTACTAAGGAAATTCAATTTGAGGCTACCGCCACAATTACAGGAACAATATCAGTTCCGTTAGATGAAGTTGCTAACTTTGATGTTAGTGATATTGACTTAAATGTTTATGCTGAACTAAGTTCATATGACGGAGAAGCAGATGTTGAGATAGATAATATCTATAAAGTGTGATAGTGGGGCTATCCAAGATCCTGGGCATGATTTAAAACTGCCCCTCGCAAAATTGCGGACCTCCCGCAAATTTTTTATTTTGTCAAATTTACGGCGTGTCGGGACAAATGATTAACAGGACTTGCTTTTATTAATCTTATATGTTAAACTTGAGATTCATAACTAATGAAAGGAAATAAAAATGGCTCATGAATTAGAAACGCAAAATGGCGTTGCTTCTTTTGCTTCTTTTAGAGAACCTGCTTGGCACGGCTTAGGCACAGTTTTCACAGAAGAAAAAACAACAAGCGAAATGCTTGCTGCTGCTAATCTAAATAATTGGAATGTTAGATTGGTTGATGTTGAGATTCCAAACACTCTTACCTCAGACAAGAATTATTCTTATGTCGTAAGGACTAACCCTACTGAGAATAATCAGACAGATATTCTTGGTGTTGTAGGTGAGCGTTATCATGTTTTACAGAATGAAGATTTATTTTCATTCGGTGATAATATCCTAGATGGCGGTGGGCGTTGGGAAACTGCTGGCTCAATTCGTGGTGGGCGTGTAGTATTCGGCTCTCTTGCTCTTGAGCGTGAAACAGTATTAGACCCTAATGGTGTTGCGGATAAAGTAAAGACTTATTTACTTATCAACACAAGCCACGATGGCTCAATTGCTATTCAAGCGTCAATAACACCCGTTCGTGTTGTATGCGCTAACACTCTCAATCTTGCTCTTGGTTCTAAGCGTGGCAAAAATGCTATCAAGCAATCATTCAAGATTCGTCATACACAGACCGCTAATGGCAAGGTTGCTATTGCTCGTGAGGCTCTTGGTCTTGCTAATAAGTATATGGACGCTTTTGATATTATGGCTAAGGCTATGATTGAAAAAGAAATTACAGCGCAACAGTTCAATGATATTGTTCTCGCTGCTTATCCTAAGCCTGAGAAAGACGCTAAGGGCGCAATCAAAAAGTGGGAAAATAAAATTGATGTTATCAATGATATTTACACAGGGCAATTTAATGGAATGATTGCTAACACCGCTTGGGGCGCTTTCAATGCTCTAACTGAACGCCTTGATTGGCACAGAAATGCTCGTGGTGGTTCTAACGAATCCCTACTCGCTGCTGCTAGTGGTTTTGACGCAACAATTACCGCAGAAAAAAATCGTCTGCTAAGTGTTGTAAAAAATACTTTAGAATTAGTTTAATCTAATTCAACTCCTGAGTAAGAGTATAAACTGCTCAATTTTTTTTTGTAAAAAAATCCCGTGATCATAAATTAAAATTTGCAATTAAAAAAATGCGGACCTCCTTATAGGGAGGCCCCTGTGACCTACATCACAAAATGAAAAATAGTATAACATTTCTTAAAATTTTCTATTACGAAGGATTTGATTTTTCCCCAGTTTTTTGCTAAAATTTATCTATGACCCTAAATGTAGAAATATATGAAATGGAATATTCTGTATCCCCTGGTGGAGTTGACTGCTGGGAAATGACTATTGGGAATAAATGCTATTCAGGTTTTAAAACTGCTGGACATGCATTGGACCACTTGCTAATTATGCACCCTTCTGATACCCTTGACTTATCAGTAACTTCACTTAATGTTTATTATAAAGAACTAGAAAGGATCCAATGTTAGGATATACAGAAGAACAAATAAACAAAATGATGACTACTCTTAACTATACTATTCATCATCATATGACTGGTGTATTTGCAGATGAGGATAGAGCAGTGCTAAAAGATCTAGAGGACTTCTTAGAGGGATTAATTGCAGAAGGGCATGTGAGGTAAATCACATTACGAAGACTTGACAAAGTCCCACATTTTTGAGAAAATTGGATTAAGAACAGAAAGGAAAAAATCGTGGAACACCAACACTACTGGGACACACCCAACACGACACAACTAGACCTAGTCGCACAATGCGCCTGCGGTGAAGAACTATTGAGGGAGACGGATAATGCCTAACTGGTGTTATAACACTCTTTCTATAGAAGGTAAGCCTGAACTCATTGCGGATGTTAAGCGTATGCTTAATAGACCATTTAAGAAATCTCATGATTCATGGAACATGGCTACAGGACAAATGGAAGTATCAGAAACCGCATACTCTAATCCTGTTTTTGCTTTTCATAATATATATAATCATATTCAGGACGGTGTCTCTGATGAGGAGTATCTAAAGCAACCTGACCATAGCCTACCATTAGAAGAATCTCTTATGTTCAAAGGCAACCATTGGTATGACTGGAATGTAAGAAACTGGGGAACCAAATGGGATGTAGCAATTAGACATGGTGAGGAGTATCCTGAGACTGAGTTAATGGAAGAAGATGAGACTTCTCTTTCATACCGTTTTAATACCGCTTGGTCTCCACCAGTGCCTGCTATTATCAAACTATCTGAACAGTATCCTGACTTAGATTTTAATCTATACTATCAAGAAGAAACTGGTTGGGGTGGAGAAACAGAATTCAAAAATGGTTTTATTACTAATAGTGAAGAGTATGAGACTAAGTGTATGGATTGTGATTCATTAGATACCCTTGAATATTGTGACAATGATTGTGGTCAGATTTGTTCAGAGTGTAACTATATGGGCGAAGCAGACCTTGACCAAGTTGCGGAATGTGAAGACCACAAGATATACTTAGACAACGTTCCTGAATACAGAAAGGTATGAAATGGAATCAGAATACATCAATAGAAAAGTTAAACTAATAGAATATACCAAACTACATGTTATTAGTTTAGAACAGGATTTGGAACAAATATCTATTGAAATGGAAGCATTAGATATGAACTCTAAAGATTGGGATGAGTTAGATTTTGAATATAATCATATGGGAGGACAGATTCTTTCTGCCCGTCATCTTTTACAAGTTATGGAGGAAATGCTCTAATGGAAGAATATCTGCAGAAACAGGTAGACATGGGTAGTTCTGGTTTAGATATCATGCATGGGCACCTCAAAGTTCTAATGCTAGAGGCTGAACAAGAACTGGCGGAGGCACAAGCAATCGAAGATGAATCAGAAGAGGCTATGGATTCTATGGAGCGTAAGTATTGGGAAGGCCAATTAGACGCACTTGCTAATCTATATAGTTTGACATATGACTTGTCATTTGCCATTGCAGCCAAGGAGGCAGCAAAATGAAACTATATCAAATAGAACTAATTCATGAGGCTACAGGTGAGTACATGAATTTTGAATATACATCAGACGCAAAAAGCGATGACGCTGTCTGTTCTGAGATTCTGTCAGATCTATCTGTAGTTATTCTAAGTAAAGAGGATTTGACAGAGGAAGAGGAATTTGATACTATTAAAGCAAACCAACTACAGAAAGGTAGTGAAATGCAACACGAACATTATTGGGATACACCGTCAGACAAGTCACTCGTAGCAGAGTGTGCCTGTGGAGAACAACTAGAAAGGGTTCAAGATTAATGGGTGCCCGCTGTAACTTTGTATTTAAACAATCAGATAACTATGCTGTGGCTTTGTACAGTCACTGGGATGAAGACAACATGTATGAACTACTTGCTGCAGCCCTAGACCATGCACGTCCACGTCTACAAATGGGAGACATTCCATATGCGACTCGTATGGCCATTAGTTATATTATTAAAGATTCTATTTTGGATGAGACTGGTTACGGTATTACTGCCATGGACCCGTCAGACCAAGGATTCTTAGACCATCCAATCACAATCGACCTAACAGATATGACTGTGGGCAGTGGTGAGGATTGGCACACTATTGAAGATTTTATTAAATATCATTCAATACAACTGGTTAAACAATCTTAACTGAGGGCCTAGCGTGGTGAACTAGGCTGAATGCGTGGGGTGGGTCCCTCACGTGATATAAGGGTAGAGCGCAGGTGTGGGGCTTGCGCTCTCCCAACATCTTTGATACAATGAGGAGGAATATGTCAAGATACTCAATCCGTAAGCCTGCGGTAACTAAAGAACAACAAGTAGCCAAGAAAGTCGCAAGGGCATTAACAGAAGATTTTAATAGCGACTTAGAAGGAGTTGGCTACTCTATTAGTGCTGACCATGCGCCTATTATTTTTCACAGACTAGAAACAATGTATTTGGCTTCTAAAGATGAACATGATAGAATTATGGGTAGAGAAGTAGAAACGGAAGGTTTTGGCAGATGATAGAGTTTGCGAACAAATGCGGTATCCTAGGAGAAGTCTGGATTAATTATAAGGATGATAAGCAATTCGGAGACTTTATAGAATACAATGATTTAGGACTGCCCCTGGCATACATGATAGCCGAGGGTCTAATAAAAGAAATAACTCCTCTAGGAGAACAATACATAGATGAAACCTTTACTTTGTTTATTGCTGGTTTAGAAATAAATGAAAATGAAGTAGATGAAGAAATGAATTTAGCAGACTTATTAGACTATGTAGAAAAGAAAAAGAAGAAATAGATTATTTGATATCGGGACCTCCGTATAGGGAGGACCCCATATTCAAACCATAAAACCTTTCAAACCATATTTTTTAAAAGACATTACGAACAAATCTAAAAAAATCCCAGAAGTTTATCAAATAAATTTTTATTTGTCAAATCAGATCTATATCCTATAGGTAGTATATGTAGTATGATATGTTTTTTTGTATACCCCGCCGCAGGCGTGTCTGTTAATTTAGATAGACATTACGAACCGCCTCAAAGTCCCCCCCTCTGAACGGCCCGTAAAAGCGGCGGTATAAAAAACATTACGAACACCCTATATCTTTCCCCATATATACAAACCATATATACATTACGAAGGACATATATTTTTTCCTGGATTTTTAGAATATTTCCCATATGTTTTATAACTTTTTGTTATACTTTTCCACAGTTTTGGACAGGTTTTATAACATTTCTATATCAAATATTGAGACAATTTTGTCCATATTGTGGATATAAATAGGTTTGACAATATGAATTTTATATGGTATAGGGTTTGGGAACTGGGTTGGTTTGAACTGCCAGTATTACGAACGCACTCTAGAAAGTGCTCCATTCCCCACTTTCCTCCATTTTCCTCCACCTATTTCCTATGATATTTATATCAGTAAGATTTTTCTGTGGATAAACCTGTGGATAACTATACAAATTTGCCTATATCTGCTATACTTTTTACATGCCTAGTCAACATACAAAATGGTTTAAAGATGATCGCCTTGTAAAGGCTCTAGATGATATGCGCCAACGCAATATGGAATTTATGTCCAAGTGTTATTATTGTGGCGCAGAAGCGGTAGCCATAAAATCTATAGGTGAAAGACTATATCCAGCCTGTGATATTCATCCAGGAGTAGATGAAGTTATTCAATCAGAATCTTTCTTTAAAGACTAATTTTTAGGCGGTATACCCAAAGGCATATCCGTAACATTATCAAATGCCTCTTCACATAATGGGCAATAGGAATTAGGCAATCTTCCACTTCTTAAAGTTGATCCACCCAATAATATCAAACCTGCTTCACTTAAATCCAAGGTCTTCTGGCTTACTACTCCATAGACTATAGGTATTAGTTTTGTCTTACATCTAGTACATATACTACTCATATAGGGTTAGTATAGCAGTTCTTGGTATACCGTGGTATTTTTTGATATACCCCTTGATTTGCATACTTGCCCATAGTTGTGTATAATTGGATATAGAAGGGCCTAGAAACCCTTCTCTCCCCTCCCTTTCTGGGGGAGCAAGTCGTCCCTCCCTTTCTGGGGATGCGCTCCTGAGCATGAGCGATAAACTGCTCATCTTTTTATTGTATAATGCCTTAATGCATTTACATAGATATTTAACAAAAGAACTAGGTAATAAGATCATATATTATTGCCAAAGATGTGGATGGGAAAAAGTAGTTGACATACCGCCCCCTACATGGGATAATTGAGGTATGAAACTAACTAATGAATATATCAAGACAGAACTTATTAAGATCAATGAGTTATTAATATCAGGCTCTCTTCATGATGTAGATGAGGCTAGTCATATATCAGCAAGGTTAATAGGGGAACTTAGTTCTTCTTGACATACCGCCGACTTTCTGATACACTGAAAGCACGTGGATTATATATCGTAGAAAAGTGAGAATAACATGAATCCAAAAATGACAATCGTAGGGCGCTTAGGAAAAGATCCTGAAGCAATCGGCACATCAGGTGCTCGTTTTAGCGTAGTAACACAAGACCGTGTAAAAAATGACAAGGGCGAATGGGAAGACCGTGACACTACTTGGCATAGCATTAAGGCTTGGAAAACGCTAGGACAACAGGCTCTATCTACTTTGAAAAAGGGTCAAGAAGTAATTGTTTATGGAACATTCAGTGCAGATGAGTGGGTTGATAAAGAAGGCCAGAAGCGTGTCACAAATGAGGTACACGCCGAAAGCATTGCCGTTACGGTATATACTTTATCCAAGATGAACACAACTCCTGTCAATGATCCTTGGGTCAAGGAAACAGTAAACGCATAATGTTTGACGATGATGCTACTGAGTGGGAGACGAGGCGTATTGATAACTCTCGTCCCCCACTTCGGTGGATAGCAAATCTAGCAGGACACTTTGCATCAGGTGCAATGGTCCGTATGTTTAATAGAGAAGAAGATGGAATAGATTCTTCTTTTGGATATGAAGTAGATAAAATTATCTGGGACAAACTTTGGCCTATTTATGAAAAATATGGCACGGTATATGAAATGAAGTTTGGAGAAGATTATGAATGAACAAGAACTAAGAGATAAGATAGCAAAAGAAATTCAAGACTTTGATTTAAGTGAGGGTAGCAATATTCATTTAAATGCTTTAGGTATGAAAATGATTGCTGTAGACATAGCAAAAGGAAAGTAATAAACCATATTGCCCCGCAAAGGGGCAAATGGTGGTTTTATTGTTCTATTTTGCGCCGAACTTTAATGCTGTTATAATCAAATTATGACTACAAACCGAATAGTTGCTCTTAGCACAACTTCCCCAATATTGCTAAGTCCAGCAGGCACACACTCTGGAGTTGACATTACTGTTCAAAACATTAATGCTGAAGGATATGTTTATATTGGCGGATCAAACTTAACTAATGGAAACTATGGTTTTAGAATTGATCCAAGCCATGCAATTTCAGTTGAATTAAATGGAAGAGACTCTTTGTATGCCCTTGGTTCTACCAGCGGACTATCTGCTTCTATTCTTATGACTAACTTAGAACAAGGTATGTGATGGCACGTTTTTATACACCGCCAGATGGTGGAGCAATTCCTGGTCCACAAGGACCAACTGGTGCAACAGGTGCAACTGGACCGCAAGGACCACAGGGAATACCTGGAACAGCAGGTGGATTTGGATCCTATGGATCTTGGTATGATATTGGAGATCAAATCGTAAACACAGTTTCTGTTGGTCAGCCAGTTCTAATTAGACAGCAAGACATTGTTAGTGGTTTTTCTAGAAGTGGCGATAGCAGAATAGTAGCAGCAAATGCTGGAGTATATAATCTTATGTTTTCATTTCAATTACACAACAATGGTGGTGGTGGACCTGGAACCACGGCTGAAATATGGTTTGCAAAAAATGGAATAGCAATTCCTGAATCAAATACCCGTATTGCAGTAAATACAAATAGTCCCTATGTTGTTGCTGCATGGAATTTATTTCAGCAGTTAAGTGCATCAGATTATTTAGAGATTTACTGGGCTACAGACAACGCTAATATAAGATTAGAGCATAATACAGGTGCAATGGGTGGACCAGCGATTCCATCTGCTATTGTTACTATAAATCAAGTGGGATGATACAATTGAGGTATGCCTGAATTAAATGCAAACATACCCCCAATTGAATGCTATGTAAGAGGAAATTTCTTACGTGATCAAAAAGACAGCCACGATAAATATTTTCCTTGTGTAATCTTTGGTGTATCCAGCGTACCAAACAGAAGCCCTTTGTTTCATTTTATGATGGAAGATGGCGGTATCTGGTGGAGAATGCCTATCAATGCTTTTTGTACCAAGCCTGGTGTTAAGGAAGAAGATATACATAACTTAGTATTGTGGAATTCATTTAGTCCTTTTGTTACCGTCACAAAATTCTCAAACCTTGCAAACCTTCGCATGTTTTATATGGACAGAACTAAGACTAAGATATCTGGTAAGTATTTATTTACTTTGGATTGGTATAGCGGAGATGCTAACAGCCTTGATGATGGCTACTCTGAAAATCCTGGTCAGCATAAGTGTGGTCATGTTATTCAGCGTGATGATGGTAACTTTGCTATTCAGCCTAATAACCGTATCTTTGCTTTAGAACCTTCATTTACTACTAAGCCTGGTAAACCTGTTATACATCGCCTTATCAATACCCGCAAATGGGATGTAGAAGATGCTGCAAAGTGGGTAACAGAAGATTCAGATGCCTATCATTACGACATTACGAACACAGATGAAATGCGCCCAGTAGTTAAAGAGGCTCTTGATAAGTTGTTGGCTGATCCAAATACTGATGTTATTATGGAAAGATTAAAGTATATGGAAGATAATGGTATATGAGAGAATCTTTTGAATTCCCTGAAACTTTAAACGAAGTAGTTTTAGTTGTACAAACATTATCTCCAACAAAATGGTTACTTGTAGATAGAGAAACTGGACAGGTGTATCAGGGTAGTCCTTCTGGTAACTGGGATAAGTTAGAGCCTAAACAAAGATGAATAAACTGGGTGGGTTTGGTCCTGTATACGTAATTAATCTAGCACGTAGAACTGATAGACGTGAGCATATGGAAAAACTATTTAAAGGTTACGATATAACTAATTATACTTTCATAGATGCTTTTGATGGACAAGAAAATATTCATCAGCATATGTATGAAGGAGAAAGAAAAAATGACAAGGCTGCAAAAAGAACAGAAACTGCTGCCTGTATGTCCCATCTTAAAGCCATTAAGCATTGGTTAGACACTAGTGATAGTGAGTATGCCATGTTTGCAGAAGATGATCTTTCTATGGATACCGTTCAATATTGGCCATGGACTTGGCAAGAATTTCTAGATGCAATATATTTTGATTACGATGTTCTGCAACTTTGTTTAACACAGTTTAATCAAAAGAAATTGTCAATGCATAAAAGATATAGGACAGATTACAGCGCTGGGCTCTACATGTTAAAAAGATCTCATGCACAAGCAGTCATTGATAGGATGATTATTGATGGCAAATACAATGTTAACATAAAAAGAGATGATGTAATAGTAGATCACGGTGTTATTATGGGCGGTACTGATAGGGCCTATGCCTGTGGATTATTTACATATGATGTTTCTATGCCTTCTGATATCAATCCATCTGGGCTTAGACTACATACTAAGTGCAGAGATTCTGTGATTACCTTCTGGAAACAAAATAAAATGTCATTGAAAGAGTTCATTGACTAATGAGATTTTGTTTGGTATCATAGAGTAATGAAAAAAGAAAAACTTCCAGATTTAAGAGATCCAAGAACATTTCTTAAAGAAATTATTATTGGTGCATTTATTCTTGGCTTTATTATAGGAGCGTTAATCGCACAATGACAGATAAAAGTTTTTTAGATGAACTAACAGAAGATCAGCGCAATGAGGTGTGGAAACTGCTTGTGTATACCATAAAAGAAATGCGTGAAGAGATTGCAAAAGAGATTGAGAATACCGCAGCAGATTGGAAAATGGCTGGTAAGGTAAAAAGTCGTAATACACTAAAGGCTTTTAAGGAATCTGCCAGTATTGCTAGAGGTGTTGAAAATTAATAAATATGATATTTTTATAACTTTACAAAATAAAATTTTTACTGTATAATAGAAATAAGGACTAGGAGAAAAAATGTACATTAAAGCAAGATTTGCCATACAGTTTGATGAGCAGTTAAAAAATATTGATCCGAAGATAGTTGAGACATTGCTTGATAAACATGGTGCGCCCGTTATTCAAAAAGTCGCAGATTGGGCATCTGAAATAGTAACACAAACAGTAAAAGATATAGTCGAAAAAGATAAAATAAAAGATTATATTGTTTGGGATATTAGTAGCGAACCAAACTCTGAAATTACACCATTCTCATCATGACTAGCGATAGCGTAGATGAAGAATATATAAAAGATTCTTACTATACTATTAGAGAAGTAATTAAAAAAGCATTAGCAGAATCCTTTCCTACCAGCGTAAAGGTGGATAGGGTAGACGAAGAAACTTCTATATTTACGGTAGACTATGATTATATTGCTAACACAATGATAAAGTTTTTTGAAGAAAGAAATTTTGTAATATTCTATCCTTAGTGATATAATAAGTTTATGGGGGAAATATGGCAATAACAGTTTACTGGACCTCTCTTGAACCAGAGTGGATGAGGGCTGAAGAGCCACTATCTATGTATAAAAAATTAATAAGAGATCCCAAAATAGATGGTTCTGGAATACATCTTTGTGGTGGTTCAAAAAAATATTTATCAAAAGTTTATGGATTAAAATCTATATATGAATATGACTTTTCGATATCTGAAACATTAGAAGTAAGATCAGACAAATATAATCAAGAATTTTTTGATAGTCATGTTGTAATTAGATCTGCGCCAAATAAACTCTTTTCATTTGCACAAGATACTGTATTTTTTACTGAAGAAAAATCTTTAGAACTTTCTGTCGGTATTGCTCCTTTTATGGAAGATAATAGTATTTCAGAAAGGTGTCTAACTGTTCCAGGTACTTTAGATATAGGTAAATGGTTTAGGTCTATAGATTTTGCTTTTTTCTTAAAAAATAATTTTAACGAGTTTAAAGTTAATGAGGGTGATATATATCAATATATACACTTCAATACAGAAGAAAAGATTATATTTAAAAAGTTTATACCTACACAAAAAATAAAATTTTTTGCAGAATCTACAACTAAAACAACGCATAGGAGAAAGCAAAGAATTCGCCCATTAGAGAACTATTATGATATGCTTAAACATAAGAGACATATAATAAAAGAAATCAAGGCAAATTTAGCATAAGGAGATAATTATGAGTTCTAGATCTGTAGTGTGTAGTAAATGTAGTAAAGAAATAGACGTGCGCTGGGGAATATTTGCTCACGATACTTTAAATAGGCACCTAAAGGAGCATAAGAATGGCTAAATCAAAATCTAAAAAAATAACAGACAAACCAACATCTGGACATAGCAGTAAAGAAACAGTTAGTTTTGGTTGGTGTGATAATGGAATGGTGGAAGGAAGATTTGCTACCGCTGTAATTGGCACAATAACAGAATCACAGAAGGCTGGAATTAATGTAGTAAACCATCTTCGTGTAAATGGAAATCAGATTGCAAGACAGCGTCAGGCACTATTTGATGCATGGGAAACGATGGGCACAGATTGGCTGCTTTGGATTGACTCAGATATTATTATTACACCACAAGTATTTAAAATTATTTGGAATGCAGCAGATAAGATAACAAAACCTGTGGTTTCTGGATTATATTTTGTTAGTAATGAAAATGAACAACCGCTTATGGAGCCTTTGCCTGCTATGTATATGGAAACAGGAAATGAATTTTTAACTCAGCCAATTCACCCATTTCCCCAAAATCAACTTATTCCAGTAGATATTACTGGTTTTGGTTTTATTTTAATGCATAAATCAATTATTCCAAAAATAAAAGAGGTTGCACAAGGACACTCTGTATTTGGTGAAAAACAAAATCCTGGGCTTAAATTTGTTAGTGAGGATGTTGCATTTTGTCGTTATTTAAAAAAGGCTGGAATTCAGTTGTATGTTCATACAGGCGCCATGGTTCAACACATGAAGACTTTTTCGTTTGACTATAACTATTATTATGTATATTGGCGTGGGGTGCAAGATAATACAATTTTTAGAAAATCCAGACTAAGTGAATCCCAACCAGACAAGCCAAAAGAGTAATTGGCTATGCCCTTGCAATGGCTGTGTTAAAGCCAGAAAGCAAGCATTTAAAGAGGTAGCAGACATACTTGAAGGTGGCGGTGATGCCTACTCCAGAATACATGCTATTAAAAAACTAATAGACAATGGTATAATGATTAAAAAGGGGTAATCTTGGCTAAAATTGCTTTTCTTGGCAACTTTCAGGTTGACTATAGTAGTGAGACTCATCATGTAAAGTCTTTGGAATCTATTGGGCATACCGTCGTAAAATTGCAAGAGCGTCATGCGACTGCTCAAGAAATCTATAGAGAAGCGTCTAGGTGTGATCTTTTTATTTGGGTACATACACATGGATGGAAAACTCCTGGTAATACAGGAATGGATGTAGTTCTTGCTAAGTTAAATAGACATGGCATACCAACAATGACATATCATCTTGATCTTTGGTTTGGTTTGCGTAGACAACAAGATTTAGAAAAAGATAATTTCTATAAAACAATTGGACATTTTTTTACAGTAGATAAACTAATGGCTGATTGGTTTAATGAAAATACAGAAGTAAAGGGACATTTTATACCTGCTGGGGTATATGATAAAGAATGTTATTTACATAAAGATTACGATGCAAATAAATTTGATCACGATGTTATATTTGTTGGAAGCAAAGGCTATCATCCAGAGTATCCATACAGGCCACAACTAATTGACTACTTAAGGGAAACTTATGGTAAAAGATTTTTGCATGTGGGAGGCGATGGAGATACGGGAACTATTCGTGGTGACAAATTAAATAAGATTTATGCCCGTAGCAAAATCGCAGTTGGCGATAGTTTAAATATTGGATTTAATTATCCATACTATTCTAGTGATAGAATGTTTGAAAGCACTGGTCGTGGTGGCTTTACAATATATCCAGCAATTAAAGGACTAGAAGATCTGTTTAAGCCAACAGAATTAGTTCTATACGAACACGGTAACCTAGAAGATTTAAAAACAAAAATTGACTACTATTTATTTCATGATGCTGAAAGAGAGCAGATTAGAATACTTGGTCATCAAAGAACAAAGAATCATCACACTTATGTAAATAGATGGACAACAATCCTAAAGGAGTTTAATTTATGACAGAAATGATTAAAGCAACTATCAATGGAGAATTTGAAATAACATTACCAAAGCATCGTGCAGATAGGCCAGACTGGTATCAACCACAGGGTTGGGAAAAACCCAGACTTAAGTCAATGAGTGAAAATATTGGAAAGGGTGACGTTGTTTACTATGTGGGTGCAGAAGAAGGAGAAATGCCAGCACTATGTCAAATGTGGGGGGCTGAGGTTGTTTTGTTTGAGCCTAATCCAAAGGTTTGGTCACACTTTCCATTGTTGTGGAGTGCCAATAATTTAGAAATGCCACTTGCCTCTATTCCTGGGTTTGCATCTGATAAAGATAACAAACTTGCACGTATTTATTATAGTGAGTTTCCACCAGAGGCTGATGCACCAATTGAGGCAGCACATGGATTTAAAGAACTGCAATATGAAGCAGACAAGTATGGTCAAACAAAGATTGATACTTTAGTTTATGAAAAGGGATTAAAACCACCTACAGCAATTTCACTTGATGTTGAAGGAAGTGAATGGCGTGTACTTGGCGGAGCAGAAAAGGTTATGAGAGAGTTTAGGCCAAAGATTTGGCTATCTGGTCATCCAGAGTTTATGATGATGTACTGGAAAGAATATTTGTATGATCTAAGGCAATTCATTAAAGGTATTGGGTATACAGAAACTTTGCTTGATTATCAACATGAGGTTCACCTTTACTATGAATCATGCTAAAACTTTTTGGGATAATGCTGCATTGGATCCAGAAGTAAGATATAAATATATTGCAGATGAATGGGCATTTACTGAAACATTTTTAGATCTTATAGAAAATAATAACGATAGTTGGAGTAATGTTTTAGAGATTGGTTGTGGAATAGGAAGATTGCTTGATCCACTTTCAGAAAAATATAAAGAATGTAATTTTTATGCAATAGATATCTCTGATGAAATGATAAAACTTGCACCTAAAAAAGATAATATAAAGTATCAAGAGGTTGCAAACAATCTTGACCTAGTATATTCAATGTTAGTTTTTCAGCATATTGAACATCAAGAAAAAATTAACTATGTAAGACTTGCTTACGATAACTTAAAAAATGGTGGCAACATATATTTTCAATTTGTTATTGGGGAAGAAAATTCACCATACTCTTATCAAACATCTAAGTCAGAAATTCAAAAGATGTTGACTGACATAGGATTTAATAATTTAATTTTTGAAAACCATATGCATCCACAATGGATGTTTGTTAAGGCTACAAAATGATTAAAGCCTATCTATATTCTATTGATCCACTTGATTCTGCTGATGGTAAATGGGATTATGGTCTATTAAAACAAACCTTTGATAGAAATCATATTGAGCAGGTAACTGTAAAGCAGATACCAAATGAAGAACGTGCCTTTGTTGTTATTCCTGGACAGGGAAATGCAGGGGCAGAAGAAAAAATAAATCAACAACTATCTAATATACAAAGAGTAGTGTTGTTTATTACGGGTGATGAGTCTGCAAAGTTTAATGTAGATAAAATAAAACATCCTAATATTAGTATTTGGGTTCAATACCCTCACAAAAAACATGAAAAATATAATAGATTTTTTATAGGTGTTCCACAGCATTTAAAACAAAATCTTCCAGCCTATCCTAGCAAGAAATATGACGTTTATTTTGGTGGACAGATAACTCATCAACGCCGTAAACAGTTAGCAGAGGCTATGCCAAGCCTTCAAAATGCCCTTTATAAGCCCACAGAAGGCTTTGCACAGGGAGATACACCCAAAGACTACTACCAACACCTTTCTACAGCCAGAATCGCCCCGTGCCCCGCTGGAGCACAGGTTGTTGATACCTTTAGATTTTTTGAAGCAATAGAAATGTTAGCCCTACCAGTAGGAGATCTCATAGATTCAAAGGGTGTAGAAAATGATTATTTTCATTATGTATATCAAGCAGATACCCCTATAGTAAAAGTTAAAGATTGGAATATTTTATCTAGTATGGTTCCAGATTTAATTGATCAATACCCTGCAAATATGCACAAGGTAGTGTGCTGGTGGATCAAGTACAAAAGAGACTTTGGCATAAAAATAATGGAGCAAGTAAATGAATAAAAATGATATAACAGTTGTATTAGTAACTTCTGTATTGCCAAGTCATCCAGACACACATATTATTGATGAAACTATTAGTAGTATTAGATCTCATTTTCCAGATAATGAAATTATTTTACAGATTGATGGATTAAGGGATGAACAAAAACATCGCAAGGATGCGTATGATGAATGGAAAAATCGTGTGCTTTGGAAATGTATGCATCAATGGAAAAACGTTCTGCCATTTGTATTTGAAGAACACTGTCATCAAACAACCATGATGTCAAGAACTATTAATGAAATAACAACACCTATTCTTTTGTATGTTGAAGGAGATGCCCCGCTGGTTCCTGATAGGCATATAGATTGGGACAAATGTTTGTCAATGTTGTCTAGCAATAGAGCATACACAATTAGATTTCATTTTGAAGAAACTATTCCAGTAGAGCATAATCATTTAATGCTAGGTCACGAAGATGATTTTATGAAAACAATTCAGTGGAGTCAACGACCACACCTTTCTTTTGTAAATTACTATAAAGAAAGTGTGCTTAGATTTTCCAAACAAAACTTTTTTATTGAAGACATCTTCCATGGTGTGGTTCAAGATGATTATTCTAAATATGGAAATGCTGGTTGGAGTAGACATAAACTTTGGATATATTATCCAGATGGTGGAAATAAAATAAAAAGATCTTATCACTTGGACGGCAGAGAGGGAACTAGAAAGTTTACTTCAGATGATGATGTTTGGGGATACAAAGAATGAGATTGGGCATTATTGCAAGATCAGATAACACAGGTCTTGGAAACCAAACAAGAGATTTGGTTACAATGTTAAATCCTCATAGAATTATGCTAGTAAACTCTATGAACTTTAACAGAAACAAACAACATCCAGAGTGGTACAACGGATACGAATGTTTTCATGTTCGTGGATTACCAAGAACTGGAGATTTAGAGCCTTTTATTCGCAGCGTTGATATTGTTTTAACCTGTGAAACATTTTATAACAATAGTTTTATTGAACTTGCAAGAAGAAGAAATGTAAAAACAGTTCTTCAATACAACTTTGAGTTTTTGGAGTATATTCATAATCAAAAGTTAGCATTTCCAGACATCATGATCGCTCCTAGTTTGTGGAACTATGACAAAGTTGCAGAGATTTCTGAAGGCAAAACTAAACTAATTCATCTACCGCCACCAACCAATACAGCAATATTTGATAATGTTAGAAAAATTAATCTATCAAAAAGCCATGGCAGGCTACTTCATGTCGCTGGCAATCCAGCAACAAAAGATCGTAACGGAACACATAGCATATTAGATATGTTAAAGTATTCTAAAACAGATTATGAACTTGTTGTTACTGCTCAGAAAGATCTAGGAATTGTTCCTAAAGACTCTAGATTAAAGATAGTGGTAGGCAACTCAGACAACAGGCAAGACCTTTACTCTGGGTATGATGCAATGGTTTTGCCTCGTAGATATGCAGGCTTATGTCTTCCCATGAATGAAGCACTTATAAGCGGATTGCCAGTTTTTATGACAAATATATCTCCAAACAACACAATACTTCCTCAAGAGTGGCTTGCAGCATCAGAAAAACATGATGAGTTTAGAGCAAGAACAACTATTGATGTTTATAATGCGGATCCAAAACATTTAGCAAAGATTGTAGACAACTATATGCACTCTAGAAAGAAAGATGAGATTAAAGAACAAGCAGTTGAAATAGGATTTAAAAACTTTGCTATGGAAAATCTAAAAGATAAGTATCTTGATATATTAAAATAGGGCGAGTCCATTTCTAGACCCGCCCCATTATGACTAACTAAATTACTTAGCAGCCTTCTTCTTTGCCTTTGCAGACTTGAGAGCCTTATCAACGGCTGCTGCTGCTGGCATACGACCAAATGCTGGATCGTTTGGATTAACTGCACGTGCTAGTACTGGGATAACCGCTCCTACGAGTGCTGCCCATAGATCCTTTGGATCTGTTACTCCTGCAACGTATAATGCTGATGCTGCACCTACAACTGAACGGCCATATGATGCGAGCATTGCCTTGTGTTCTTTTTTAAGTTCCATTTTTTCCTCCTAGGATAGAACCTTTATTAGTATAGCATAACCAGCCCAAAGACCAATAATTCCTGCGACTCCCGCAAAAACTGGTGGCGCTGGGACTGGTAATTTGAATGCTGCGAATATTGCGCCACATCCAAAACCTGTTAACACTGATAAGATTATTTGATTCAAAACTTTTCCCCCTTGTTTTTAGCATCTGGATCTGTTTCAGGATTGTCTAGAGGAGTTGGTGCGGTAGCCAAAGCACCACACTCATGACACTGAATATCTAAATGGTACATTCCTACAGTATAGGTCTCAGGATCAAAAGAAACAAGTGCTCTAAACAAAGTTCCTCCACAGTTTGGGCACACGCAGGTGGGAATACCCCTAGCGTCTATCATTAGAACTTTCTGGTAAGAATTTTTTTAACTGTTCAATTTCTTTAGAAATTTTCTTAATTGTAAAATCATGTGAGGGAATTATACCTTCAATAACCGATCCATACTTATTGTAGTATTCTAATTGAGGGCTAATTTCTTTTATAAATTTCTGTAATCCATTTTGCACATCTTCAATATACTGATAAGCCCAATCTCTAGAATCAGAAAGAAACTTGATAAAGTTTTCTTTATGAATTTCTTCATCGCTTCTTTCTAGTCCCACACTTTCTCTGTTGTTAACTAAAAACTCTTCTAAGGTTGCTTGTGATATATAGAGTTTAGCAAAAGCCTTGGCTAATTTTCTTATCTTTATAATAGAAAAAATGAAGGCACTAAAAAAAGAGATGCTTGCCACCCCTAAAACAACGACTAGTATTTCCATACCTATCTCTTTTCTGACAGTACTATTGTACTATCATTCTCAGAATTTGTCAAACCATACATTTTCTTAAAGTCAAAACCTATAAGTTTTTCGTATGCCTTTAAATGCCTATAGTTTCCAGCACCAAAGGTACCTTTTTCTATACCGCATAAAACACGCTTTTGCTTATCTTTTGAGATATCCTCTATCTCTTTCCATGATAATTTTCTTATATTACGGTCTTTCCATATTTTTTTATAGTTACCACGGTGATAAAAATGATGAAGTATTGTCACGCTTGGAGAATAAATATCCCAACCTCTTGTCCAAGCCCTCATAGCAAAACATATTTCTTCTCCAAAGAATGATATCTCTGGATCATATGGAACTTCTTCTACAATGCTTCCAAGGGTAAAAACAAAACCAGCAAGTATGGTGCTTGAAACTTCTGGATAGGATTTATTCTTGTCGGACAGTTCAACTCTTTTAGCCGTCCACTCATTTCTCCTGTTTAGGCTTGGCACTTGTTTAGTTGCATAAGGGGGCTTGTCTTTGTCTTTTGTAATGTAACTAATAACATTGTTTGTTTCAACATAAAATCCTGGTGGAAAATGAGACAAGATTATATTTTTATTTTTAGCAATTTCTTGAGCCTTTTGTAATTGACTGATGCACATTATATCCCAATTCTTTTCAAAAATTGTATGCGAATCAATCTGAAGATAATAGTCTTGCTCAGAATAAAGAGACATTGCTTTTGCTCTTGCAAACCCCGCACCCCTTGCTTCTCTTGGGTGCATAGTAATAATCTTAGAATTTTTTAACCAAGACAAATCTGGAATTTCTTTATCAAAGTCTTGTATTACTAAACCAAAATATATTTCATTTAGTTTTGATGCGTTATCAATAGCAGACTTGATAGTTCTAACTAACTCAGGATCACGATAACTTGCTATTGATATAAAAATGCTCATTGATTATGGGTTGGCCAGTAATATTTACATGGCTCTTTGCGGTCTGGGCAGCATGGAGCATTATTAATACTAGTTACTGCATATTGAAAGTGTACATAATACAAAGGATCTTTCTTAAAAAGATTAGCACGATGAGTTGTCACAACCCTAAGAAGTTTATTGTCATCATGCCAGAATGCTGGCACTTCATTACCCCAGTCTTCCCAACACTGATCTTTTAGATTATTAAGATTAGCCTCATTGTTTTCTGTTTTAATACCACGAAACTTTGCTTGAGCAATCATAGCCTGAACATACTCCCACAGACCACGCTCATATCCACGCCACATTAGAACTGCTGGATGATTGCGCCAACCACCAGTTTTATATTTACCAGATAATACATTAAGAATTTGATAGCCCTCTAATATCTGTTTATTTAGTCTCTTATTATCAAGCATGTGAGCAGATACATGAAAATCTTTTTGTGGTAAAAATGTTTGCACCATATCTCCTTTTTAATAAACAACTATACACTGTTTTGTGTATAAAATCAAATACTACTTAAATATTTTTCTTGCTCTTTTTGATGAGTAATATCCATAAATTTTTGTTTTTAACTTATCAATTTCAAATAATGTTTTATCCTTTCCAGGATTTGTAAATTCAGACTCCCAAGACTCTCTTTTAAATGGTATAAGTTGAACCATAGGTGTGCCTTTTTCAATTACTCCCTCAAAACCATCTTTGATAAAAAATGGACAGTTTATCGGAGTAGTTAAAATATCTGTATCAACAATACCAGCAATTGATCTTATTGGTAGATTCTCATATGCTGGTGGATGAATAAACATCGTTGACCAGCCTGGTGGAGTTTTTATGTTCCATCCATGCAAATACTTAAATGCTGGCGTACTAAATCCATCTGGTATTCTGAAACCAGAAAGTTGCTCATTAGGCCATGCGTCAATTATTGGCTCAGATATTTCTATATGGCTAATCAAGGGTTGATAGTTTACTTGTCTAACTAAAATATCTGAGCATAGCGTTATTATATAGCCAGAAGTGAACATGTCAATGGTTGGAGCGCATTGTTTTACCGTTATATTTGCTGCTGGATTTATTACAAGTTCTTTGTTTCCAATATACTTTGAAATATTTTTCCACCACTCTGGAACAAGTTTTGCTGCAGGAATAGGCCTTTCTCTAACATTAAAAACATGATCATTTTTTGCTTCAAAAATAATTTTGTTTGCTTTCATTCTGCAATTGCCATTTCTTCACACCTAGTGCACATTTTATAATTGTTGCCTGTAAAAGGGCACTTGCCAATTTCAACAAAAGAATGATCTTTTACTATGCAAATAAAAGAATTGAGTATATTACGAATCATCGTATAACCTCTCTAGTTACTAACACAATAGCACCCTCCATCTCTAAAGCCTTTTTTACCATAGCAACGTATTTCACTGCGTCTAGTTTTTCATCATGACTCATATGAATAAAAGACCTTTCATCTAGTTTTATCGTAATAAAAGCCCCATTGTCAATAAGATCAACACCGAAATTTTTGGGTGCAGATATAGAATGAAAAGCCCTACGCATATCATTTGTATACACAATTACTCCATTGTTAATGCTTGCCAGGTATAAGACCAATCTTTTTTAGTCTTATGATTGTTAAACTCTTTAGATATTTCTCCGCTTTCTAGATAAATACCGCCCCAAACGCCCCACTCTTTACCAGACACACCAACAGCAAAACATTGTCTTGCTACTGGGCATGTTCTACAAAGAGCATCTACAAATTCTCTTGACTCTAAATTTTCTTCATAGTTATCAAAAAATATATTTGTGTCAGATCCAAGACATTCAGCATTATCTTTCCATAAATGCTGTTTCATGGCTTATCCCTTATACTTGTTCGGAATATCCCATCCATTGCGAGTAACTGTGTAAATGCGCTGAACATACCAGACTCCATCTACCCTAACCCCATTGACGGCAGTACGACCTGCTTCAGAACGTTTACGATCCGCTACATCCCAGCCAACCCAATATAGGTTGTTGTTGCGAGCAACGATCTTTTCCATTCTTTCTAAATTATTTACAATCATTGTTTCTCCTAATATCTAAAAATTCCTACTTCAACATTTTTTAGTTCTGCTTCAGCAACCAATTTTGATATAGGCTGTTTTGGCTTACTTAAGAATGCAAAGTAATTTATGTATTCCATATTCTTACTAATCCAAGAAGGAGGAACTTTGTAGTTTTTTATTTTCATTCCACGGGCCTTCATACCACGTTCAGAAAGATTACAAAATTCTAAAACCATAGAATTAATTTTTACTGGGCCAGCAGAATAAATATTTAGTTCTTTGTCTTCGCTATTCATGCTAGACATCGCTACACCCATAGCACGTAAAAATACATTATAGTCACTAAAATCACTAGTGCCTTGAACTGCTACTATCATTCTCTACCCCCTTTTTAAATTATCCAATACAAACATCATTTTGTCAACATCTTGTTGAGACATTTTTGATGTATCAACTGGCTCAGCATTAGCAAAATCTGGAGAATCTTTTATTAGTTCTGCAGTATAAAAAATATTATCTGCTACCCAATATGCTCTGTCTTCAATTACTACTACCTTTATTGAATTTTTTCTTGCATGTTTTTTCAATTGAGAATCTGGCTTTTCTTCCATCTTCTCTGGAACATATCTTCTTAAAAGATTGTGCATATCGCTCTGACTATGCATAACACTTTTTGCAGATATCTTACTTTTTTGATTAACTATAACAATTATAGCAAAGGACACTATAAAAGTCAATATGATTGACCATAAATAGTCCATTTATTTCCTACTACTCAGATTTTGTTTTTGTTGTTTTAATTGCTGGAACTGGCGCAGCCTGATTAATGATTAGTTTGTTTAACTTCAATTGAAGTTGTAAAACTTGAAATTCTAGATCAGATGCTTTTTGTTTGTAGAAGTTAACTAATTGTTTAACTTCATCAATACCTAAGTCTTCCATTGCCTACCCCCTTTTTGTGCTAAATGCAGAACCCTCCCAGGTCTTTTCCGCTTTGCGCTTTTCACGCTCTACGATTGCACGAGACCAAGAAAATCCTGCGTCTCCACCCCAAGCATCCCACATAATCCTACCATTTGAAGGATTACTATTATTATAGAAGTCTTTTCCCTTTTTGTCAACTTCATGACGAGAAAAGAAAGAAAACATTCTTTTTACAGTAGATAATGACATTGATCTACCAGCAACAATATCTGTGGCACGACCCCAACCAACTGGGGTTCCAGCACCAGTTGCCTTGCCCTCTTCTTTCCAGCGAAGGGCACGTCGTGCTGCTGATTTCATACCAGATGTAGGGGTATATGTTTCTGCTTTATGAACATCTGATGGTTGTACTACCTTTGTTCTACTTTCCATTTTTTTTCTCCCCATATTTTCCAAGAACTGCTTTTAAAGTTCCATCTTTACGAAGTCTAACAATCATGCCGTCTTTAATTTGCACGGTATTAAAACCATCATGTCTTTTAAATTTTCCAGATGACATTATTTTTTAAATGGATTAGGATCTAAAAATGATCCGCTCCAAAGACCTTTCGTTGTTTCACCTTCTTGAGACTTGTATGTTCCTCCACGACGTTTATATTCTTGCACTACCCATCCATTAGCAACTGCTGAAGGATAAACGTCAAACTTATCTTTTGCTTCTTGTACAATTCGTGCATAAAGTCTTGGATTTGAGGGAGTGCTTCCACCTCTACGTGGCTGAATCATTTCTCCATAGTTAGGCTTTTTAGCCTTATCAAGTTCCTCATTAATCATTCTGCGTCTTGCCTCTTCAATCTCATCATCTTCGTCTTCCATTTCTCTTTCAGAATTTGCATCTTGGTATGGGGCATTTGCAAGTGTTTTTTTATCAATATTAGATTTCATTGTTTCTTCTGCATCCATTTCGTGCTCCTTAATATCTATTTTTTGTGCATCTGCATACATCATGCCAATACTATATGCAGTTGGTTCCCATTCGCCATCTTCTTCTTCATAAATTCTTACAGACATAGCAGGATTTTCTGGTGGCATAGAAACAAGAGCATATTCAGATCCAGGAGTTCCAAGAGTTCCACCTTCAGTCATGATATGTTCAATCATTCCATGAATAAGACCTTCTGTTGTAGCACCCATAACAAAATCACCCTCTTTAAGAGTGTGCATAGTTTTGCCTATATTGCCCTCAGATTGGTTTATAGCGTAGATCTGTGCTGCTGCCTGTGTACGAGTATCATGACAGCCCATTACCTCATTGGTACCCACCTTTAAAGCAGGGTAGCCAGAACAACCGTATGAACCCTTAGCACCTACACGATATGGCATACTCTGATTATATCAGAGTTCTTGGCTTTTAAGCAGCCTCTTTATTTCCTCTATAGACCACTGATCTTCTTTAGATAGTTTAGATATTTCTTCAAGATCATGGGATTTTGGAGCAAGCCTAACGATGGGGGTATCAGACATAAGATCTATGTCAAGAAATCCTTTTTCCCATAACCCCATAAGTTTATTGTTAACATCATTAAGATGTTCATGATATAGTTCTGGCATTATTTCTTGTATTTTAGGGGTAAATGAGTATAAGAATTCCCCAGTATTTTTATCTATGCCAGATACCTGTAGGCCACCATTTAAAAGTAAATAGTCAATTGCTGTTTGCTCATCAGGAATTTCTTTTTTATCCCATGAATCAGACATCATGTTCAGCACTCCCCCTATGTCCTATAAAAATTTCTAAATCTTCTCTAGTTTGTGAACCAATTATTCTTTTTACTTCTATACCGTTTTCAAACAAAACAAAGGTTGGAACAGACTGAACTGTAAATGTTTTAACTAAATCAGGATTGTCATCAACATCTATTATTTGAAAACGAGCAGTTGTTTGTTCAGTATTTAACTCTTCAACAATTGGGCGTGTCTTTCTACAAGGCTGACACCAGTCAGCGGTAAAGTAGTAAACTGTTTTCATTTTCCAGACTTTTTTCTCTGTGCTGCTAAGGCAGAAAAATCTTTAACCTTGGTTTCTCCCATGTATCCCCAAGCATATCCATCATTGATCATCATGTCGTTAAGAGATACGGTGTCTCCATTTATATATACCCAGCCCAAAATGCGACCATACTTTTCAGAAGAATCCATCTTTTCAGTTTTAATTACAATAGACTTGGCATCTTTAAGATGTTTCTTTAAATACTCTTTTGATTCAATTCCCAAACTTTTTTCAAATTTGTCTTTGGTGCGAGATTCTGGAGTGTCTATTCCAGCCATACGAACACGCTGCTCAAAAAGAATATTAAAACCAAGATCAATTACAACATCAATGGTATCTCCATCAACTACTGCCCTTACTTCTCTAACGTAGTATTGATACATTAATTGTGACTTCCTATCAATTTATTCTCTATCAAACGATCACGCTCATCTACAACTTCTAACATAAAAGCCATCATCTTGGTATAGGCATCTGGATTATTCATAATCTTTTCATAGTGATGCCCACAGAACATTAGGTCGCCAGTAGAGCCTTTAACCTGAACATATGCTTGTGCTCCGCAACTATCACATCTATCAATAGCCTTAAGCACATATTCTTTTTTAGTTTCCTTAGAAAACTGATCTAGTATTTGGCTACTCATTCTTATATTATACTCCTAGTTTGATTATTCATAATTTTTTTTCTCCCAAAACATTTTTTTATAAGCATCAATAAATACACTTTTTAATCTTCTAAAGGATCTGTCTAAATTAGCCACTCCAAACTCTGATTTCCAAGAATCCCTTTTTATTGGAATAACCTGTGCAATTGGGGTTCCTTTTGGTATTACACCATTAAAATTTGAATCAGACAAAAAGAATGGAAACTCTATTGCTAAATCATATGAATCTGTATCAACAATTCCAGGAAGTATTACCATTTTATTATCATGATGCATTGGTGGAATAAAAAGTGAAGAGTATCCAGGTGGTGTTTTAACTACCCATAAATTGTTAAATTTTGCAATTTTTAAATTTTCATTAAAACTTGTACTTGGATAGTTTGGAATCTGTACTGTATCATGAAAAGTAATAGTTGGTTGATCTACTGGAGCCATACCCCATTTATAAAACGGTATGCCCTCAACAAATGTAATCTCTATATCGCAATATGTTTTTATTAAATAGCCAGAACTCATAGAGTCTAAAAACGGTATGCATTTTTTAACTGACAGATTATTGACTTTTCCATAGTCATTTATTGTAGGATATTTAGAATCTATATATGGCTTAACATCCTTATACCATTCTGGTATCATAGTTTTTGCTGGTACAGGCTTAATATCATCAAAAGCATCAAAGTCACAATAAAATTTTATGATTTTATCCATATTATTTCCTATTATCCGTTCTATAAAAACCGCTGCCATTAAAAATTGCTGGAGTAGCATTCCAAACCCTCTGCATTAATTGAGAGCAACATGTCGGCCCTCTATCTTCTCCAAATTCTTTGCGAAACTCTATTACGGTTCCACATAAAATACATTTATAGTCATAAACTGGCATATATCAAGTATATCCTATGCGGTTCTCATTGTCAATCTAGTATATGTGCGTATTCTGTGGCAATTGGCACATACCACCTCACACTTTTTAATCTCTTTCATAATTGCCTTCCAAGAAAATCCATCGTGAATCATTCTAGAGACATTGTATTTTTTGTCTCTTATGTGATCAAAATCTAATACTATGTGATTTTTTTCTCCGCAGTCTACGCATCCACTTGCTATCTTTATTTCAGCAAGTTTCTTTTTATACTGCTGTTTATTATAGTGTGCTAGTTCTTTTTCAGTCATAGCAATTACATTATAGCAAAGATTATTTGAGCCCCGCATAGGAATTCAAGCACGAAGGCCGAATTTAAGGAAAAGGTAACTAGTCCATCCCAAGGCCTATGCGGGGACTTCTATTATACTCTTTTACTTTTTAGCAACTTTAATAGCAATTTCCTTTGGCTTTTTTTCCTCTGGAACAATGCGATCAATGTCAATGTGAAGCATTCCATCTTTCATCTCTGCTCCAGTTACTTCCATATATTCACCAAGAGCAAATGTGCGGGTAAACTTGCGTGTTGCAATACCCTTATGAATTGCTTCTCCTTCAGTTTCTGTAGTGATTTCTCCCTTAACCACAAGAGTTCCATCTTCAACAGTTACTTTTACATCATCTTTTGTGAAGCCAGCAACCGCTACAGACAACTTAAAGGTATCTTCATCTACCTTAATTAAATCATAAGGTGGATAAGATTGACGTGTTGCGGTATTGTGTACATGATTAAAGCGGTTCAATTCACGATTGAAACCAATAAAAAAAGGATCTTTAAAAAGATCCAGGGTATACGAACTTACCATTTTATTCTCCTTTTCAGCGAGTTTGTATGCGTACCCCCATTTGGCGGGTACAAAATAATTATAGCATATCCTTAGCCAAATACGCAATAGCCCTATTAAGTCTATCTATGCTATCTTGAAATACTCCAAGACCTCTATTACAATTATGGCATAAATGTCCTCTAAAACTATCTTTGATATGGTCATGATCTACTACCCAAACACTAGCATTTCCACCAGTACCTTTTAATTCTTCTTCATTTTTTAAACAAATAGGACATACATATCCTTCTGGTGGATAACCATGTAATTTTTTAAGAATATCTCTTTCTTTAGATAATTTATTTGCACAAGACTTACATTCAGGTCTTAAATATTTACCACCTGAAGATGGAGAAAATTGAGAATCATCTAAACTTGTTTTACATTTACTGCAAGTCTTCACGAGCCTCCTATAGGATTTGAACCTATGACAACCCGCTTACAAGGCGGGTACTCTACCCCTGAGTTAAGGAGGCAAAGAGCGGATAGCGAGAATTGAACTCGCACATTAACCTTGGCAAGGTTACGAACTACCACTATGCAATATCCGCCTTAGCCTACAAAAATAGACTAATTGTTTACATCTACAAACAAATTAGTTGTAAATGATTCTAACGATGCAGGCTTAGCAACAGACTTTAGATAATTATAAGTATCAGAGAAGTTACCCTTATAATTCTTAGCCCAATAAGCAGCAAGTGCTGATGTAGCAGCAGAAGTTCCCATTGATCCGTTTACTGTGCCAAGGGCAAAGAAGTCCACTTCAGCAGATCTATTTGCATACCGCTCAACATTGCCACGAACCCCCACAGAACTAACGGCAATTGCTTCCGCAACACAGGAAGGGTAGTCAATCCTTGAATAATCATAACGATTGCCAGTTGCAAACAATGAACCTACGCCCATATTTTGTAGATTTACAATGGCATTTCTCAATGCTGGATTTACTGGACAGTAATTGCCTTTGGTAGAAAACTTTGTTTCTCCCACTGCTGCAGATACTGCAACAATATTGAACTTAGTCTTATTCTTTGCTACCCACTCCAAAGCCTGACGAACTGTGCTATTTACATTTACTCCATTACGCATGACATTTCCACGATTATCTTGTGGGAAAATACGAATAAACACAATGTTCATATTTGGATTTACCGACTGTGCAATTTGTACCATCTTAGTGCCATGCTCAAAACCCTTTGTTGCTGGCATATGTGCAGATCCTGGACCTTCCATATATGACTGCTTATTTGGGCAACGCTTTTCTTCCATAAGGCAAACCTCATAGAAAACACTTACCTGTGTTGTATCAATTGCTGTATCAATAATTGCAATTGCTGGTTTTTCATTTGCTGATACCGCTGGTAAAAATGCAGCGATAAATAGCATTGTTAATAGCCCCACTATTTTTTTCATTGCTCTCCTTATATCATTATTCTAACTACGTGTTGACATGGGTCGCCTCCTGCTTCCCATTCTTCTAACTCTTCTTCACTCATGTATTGATAGCCACCATCATGAGTATTACAAAAAGGTTCTGTTACCCAGCCTCTTTCAATACCGTTTTGTAGCCAAATGCCAAACTCCTGATCCTCTGGAGTTAGATCTTCTTCATGAGTATTATTCATATATTTAGTATATACCTAAATGCTCAGAATGTCAATAGGGCCTTTGCAAGATGGGGAGTGATTAATAGCAGCCTGAACTGCTGCTGCTGCTCTTTTTCGTGTATCTTTTGTTTTTTGTGTAGCATAAAGTGAGCCTAATGCAATATCTCCACCAGAACCCATTGTTAAATAATCTTGTTCGTATTGCGTTAATGACATGTCACCAGAACTATGCTCATAGATTTTGCCACGAACACAAATTATCATACCAAAATCAGCGGTTGATGTTGTGTCTACCCACCATTCTTCATAAAATTTTCTGAGGGCTTTAAGAAATCTACTATACATAAATTTATCAATACTGCCACGACCTTCAAATTCTGGCGGTACAAATAAATGTCTTATTCTATCTCCATCCATTGATCCAGCATATCCAAACAGATAGCCTTCTTTTTTCCAAATCTTTGGACTTGATCCAACACTAATAGAGTTGTCATCTGAAATACCACGATCACCAGCCATCCAGATTTTGTTGTCTATTTTATCTCTTACAGCAACTATACAAGTCATTTATTTTTCCTAGGCAATTGATGATCTAAAAATTTATTTTTTCTTATATCCATACCTCTGTAATATAGTTTGTCCTGTCCAAGATTATTGTTATTTCTGTTATCCCTATCTATATTATGTTCATTAATTATGTCTAATTCTTCATTAATTGCTGATTCCTCTAAAATATCATATGCATTTTCTAACTTAAAAGAATCACAAAAGTATCTTGGTATAGGAAGTATTCCCATTATTGGATAGTTCTTTTTTACAGTAATTGGAGAATTTATAAGATCTATTTTAAAATTTAGTGTAAATGTAAATTTTAAATTATCTGTTTCTATAACACCAGTCATTGGGCTTATTCCAGGTAATGGAAAATTTGGTGCTGCAATTGTCATTAAATTAACCCCTGGAGGAGTTTTTAAAACTACTGGAAAATGAGCGGTAAAAATTCCATGTCCAAATTCTGACTTTAAATGAACATGGTTCATATCATATGGAGCATCACTATCATTTTCTGCAAATATTTTAATAGCATCTTCTCCATCGTTACCGTCCCATACAACAGTAAAAGTAAAAGGAACACTAAAGGCAAATCCCTGCATATTACCTATTGATAATGGCAAACATCTATAAAAATTAGCAGTAAACCATTCTCTTTCATGACTTTCATTTAATGGTTTTAAAAAAGTTGAAATATCTCCATCAAATCTATTTAAATTATTGCCTGGAGTCAAAGGTATAAATGCAACGGTTTTATCTGGAATATTTAACACAAAAAAGTTTCCAATGTTTTTAAATAAAAAGTCATTCTAACTCCTTAGTTTTCTTGTCTTTATAGTATATCAGACAGATTTTTGTAAGTCAAATACCGTTTATTTTACAGTTTGTCCACAAGTTGGACAAGTCTTTGTTTCACTAACAGGATTAGCAGTCTTTGCTTCTCCTGCTCCTTTAAATTTAGGACGACCAAAGCCTACGATAGAAATCATAACCCCAGCCTTATTTTTCTTGTAGGCACGAAGTTGTTTGCAAACTTCTCCACCATTTCTTTGGCTTCCCTTTTTACTTGAAGATGTATTTCCTTCAATGCACCAAACAGTTCCATCTTCATTATCTTTAATAACAATACCAACATGAGAAATACGATCTACGCCATCTCCTGGAAAATCAAAATACGCAATATCTCCTGGTTCTGGATCACATATTTGTGCATCGTACCAACGTCCTGATTTCTTAAATGCTGCTGCACCTGAAGGAGTGTAAACAGTATTAGGAACTTTTACTCCTGCTTGATCTGCACACCACATTACGAAACTTCCACACCAAGGTTGAAAGTCTGACTTAGTAAACTTGCCATACTTTGTTTCATTATCTTTTGGACCTTCAATAGTTCCAACTTCTGCTTTAGCAACTTCAATAAGTTTTGCTGCTGTTCCCATATCTGCCATGATTAATCCTTATCCCAATCTTCATCTACTGGTAGTTCATCTGGCATCTGATTATTAGGTTTAGTAGATACTACTTCTTCTACTTCGTCTACCGTTTTTTCAGCAACCTCTGACAAATCAGAAACCTGACTTACACTGTTGTTTTTTTCTTCAATAGCATTAATCATTTCTTGTGCACCGCTACGACCAATCAGCAAACCTGCGAGGGTACCAGTAATAAATGTCGCAACACTACCAAGAACATTAAAAAACATCTTATCATTTTCAGATTGTGCTGTTACTGGTTGTGAAACAAAAACCAAGGCATATAGAATACCCATGGTTGTAAATAATAAAATTGCCCCTAAAATAATCCCTAAAATAAATTTTAATCTTGCATCTAAATCAGATGGGGTTAGTCTTGGCTTACTCATTGTTTGTCTCTTCCTCTATTACGCTCTCATTTGATGTTCCGTTTACAACATCTTCCCCTACCAAATCTTCTGGACAAGCACCGTTTACTGTACAAATTGGTGGCTTGCATTCAGGGTTACCCCAATTGGCTGGATCTTGGCAAGGATAGCGGTAGTGACCATCATAGCCACATCCCACAAGCAATACTCCAAGAAAAGCAGTTAGGATTATTTTTACCATACCCACCATTATAGCAGTTATTCGTCTTTTTCCTCACGAAGGGGTATTGTGACAAGCCATAAAATAGTAGCCGCTATTGTGGAAATTCCTACGATTTGTTGGGCGGTACCAGTAAGAGTAAGCCATGCAATAAAGAATCCTAGCAGTGTCCATACCTGAGCAATGCTTTCTTTTACAGCCTTACCAAACCATACAACAAAGCCCTTAACAAGCCTATAAGCCAATCCTGGAGCCTTTTTGAGTAGGTCTATAGCCTTTATTAAGGCTGGCTTTGCCTTATTAAGTAAAGGCTTAGCCTTCTCAAGTAAAGGTTTAAGGTTTGGTGTTTTTACCTTAATACCCTTTATTTTGCCAATAAGGGACTTTGCTTGATTAACTAACTTATCTATCATTGTCATATTATAACCTCCTTAGTGACATAACAGAACTAACTATGTTGGATACCAGAATTACTGGGATAATAACTTCTTGAGCCTTTTCCCTCTGGTCATCCGTCATATCTTTGCCCCATTCTGAAGGGCTAAATACTTTGTCAAAATCTATATCTGTCAGTACTCCCAAAGGATCTGATAAAAATGCCTCTGTTTGAAGTTCAGTAACAGCATCTGCCAGAGTGTATGGCATAGGAGCATTTTCATTGTCTGCTGACATTTCTGCAAATTGAACCACTGCTGTAGCAACTGAAGGATTGTCTTTCGCCATTTCAGCAATCAATGCAATCTCTTCTGTTTTAACTCCAAGATCTAAAGCAAAAGATTTTTTATTTTCTGGAGATAATTCAATTAAAAGATTGGATACAGCAGCCATTAATTTAGAATCATTTACACTAATTAATTTATTTAGTTTATTGAGTTCTTCTTCTGATATACCGTTTTTATTTATATCATCCGTGTTATCATTATCAGATAATGGACCTACAACTTCTTCGTCAACAGGTTGCTCAGGTTCAGGCTCTTGAATTGAATCTGTACCCTCTGGCTGAGATGAAGGCTCTTCTGAGGGCTCTGGAGTTGGATCAGTCTCTTCGCTCTCCCCATCTGTGGTATCAGGGCTTGGAGAAGGAGTGGACTCATCTGGTTCAGTTTGCTCAGGATCATCAGGAAATCTTGGATCCTCTGGAGTAATTACTTCTGGTTCTACTTCAACATCTGGATCTGGAAAATCTGGTTCTTCTGTTGGTTCAGGTTCAGGTTCTTCTGTCGGCTCAGTAGTTGGTTCTGGTTCTGGCTCATTAACTTCTTCGCCATTTATTGCTGCAATAAGATTATTAAGATTGGCAATGTCATTTGCTAGGGTAACTGCTTCAACAATTTCTGCTTGTACTTCTTCTGGAGTCAATGGCTCTTCTGTGGGTGTTGGCGTAGGCTCTGGAATTGGTTCTGGTGCTAAGGTTGGAGTTGGATCTCCAGCCTGTATTTGCGTAGCACCCCATGCTTCAAGAGAAACTATTGAGCCATCATGCAGACGAACCCCAGTTCTAAGATTTTGATACTCAGGTCCTTGATAACTATACGAAACTGCCAAGCCACCAGTATTTGTAATTGCTACTAATATATTAACTGTGCTTGGCTCTGCTCCGTAATTTCCAAATGGAACCATATTAAGATTTAATTGAAACCCGCCTTCTGAATAATATATATCTAAACCAGTTGTATTGCTTACTCCTGGAAACCAGTCCATTGAATATAAAGAGATAGATGGTGTATTTGGATAAGCCCAGTATGTATTATCTGGTTGTCCAAATGTAATTATAGAGTTTGTTGTTGCATAAATGTTTTCATACTGTACCCCGTCAAAAGTAACGGTGGTTGCAATTGGTATTTGATAAGATGTGTCGTCACCTGAGCAAGTATCCATATGATGCACTATAGGTTCAGCATCGCCTTCATATGCTGCTGCTATGGTTTGTGATTGAATATAGTTGACACAAGTTGCGTGTGCATTTTCTGGAAAACCAAAAAGACTTGCAAATAAAATTCCCACCACTGTGATTATGCGTAGGATTTTTTTGTTTATTTAGGGCACTCCTAATTAACTAGTTAGTTAATCATATTATACCATTATAAAGAAAAAGGCGCAGATTTCTCTGCGCCCTAGTCTTTAATTTGTTAATTACTTAACAAGTGTAACCTTTGCTGAAGGGTTTTTCTTATTCCACTTCTTAGCAAGATCATTGAATGCCTTCTTCATTGCAGCAATTGCAGCATTTGAATCAGCAAGAGCCTTTGCATTCTCAGCCTTAACAGCATCTAGTTCTACCTTAGCAGCAGCCTTAGCATCTGAAATAGCCTTATCTGAAGCAACCTTAGCGGTTACAGCATCAGCCTTTAGAGTTACAACTTCTGCCTTAAGAGCAAGAATTTCTGCATCAGCAGCAGCCTTTGCATCAGCAAGAGCCTTAGCAGCAGCAGCCTTCTCAGCAGCGAGTGCAGCAGCAGATGCTACCTTCTCAGCAGCAAGTGCAGCAGCAAGATCAACTGTTGAAACAATTGCAGATGCAGATGTTACTGCAGTAGCAAGTGTTGGAACAGCGGTTGGTGCTGTAATTGATGCTCCAACAGCAGATGATCCACCAGTTGCTGGAAGTGTGATCTTTGAAGTATAAAGACCAGTTGTAACTGTAGATGTTTCTACAGTACCAGCAGTTGCATTAATTGCTGTGAATGTTGGAGCAGTTGCTTTTGGATTACCAAAAATATCTGTAACAGTAGCAGAAGCAGTTACGGTTCCACCAATATTTCCTGAAGCAGGAACAGATAGTGCAACATTAAATGCTGGTCCAGCAATACCCTTTACATAAAGAGTTGTGCTTGCACCAAGAACAGAAACTGTAACAGCAGAAGCACTTGTGCTTGTTGTATATAGATATGCAACAGCAGTAGTTGATGCTGGAGTTACTGTTAAAGAAGATACGCCAGAAGCCGAATTAGGCGCTGGAGTAAGAGTTGTAAGCAACTTAGCGTTGCCAGTTGTAGCAAATGTAACTGGTGTTCCAGATACAACAGTTGCTGTAAGAGTTAGTACCTCAGAAGTTGCGGTAGCGGTATCGCTAATAACATTATCAAAAGGAACATTTACTGTAAGTGGCGCTGTAGCAGATCCAGTGTCAGCATCAACGGCTTTCGTTGTTACTGCTACTGATACTGTGTTGGCACTTGCAGGTGTTGCAACAATTGTGCCCAAAGTCATGGCTGCAACCAGACCAAGAGCAATTTTCTTAAATGAATTCATTTTTCTCCTTGTTTATTTAAATTAGTTTATATTCATTTAGAAACTCCTGAATATCTTCAGGAATCTCCTTGTTATCCAATTCTACCATAGCCTTCTGCTTATCCGCAAGTCGGCTGGCAGAACTCCAAGTATGAACCTCAATTTCTAGATTAGAGTCCTTACTTGTATGGGATATTGCTCCAAATACCGCCCCACAAACGGCATCTGCCAAGTCCTTAGATTTCTTGCGTGGATGATCAACTCTATTATTTTTCATAATTTTAAGTTCACTCATCTCCTCAAGCAATAAAGGAATCATGGGCATTGCAATTCTCTCTTCATATATCATCATGGCTAGGTCTTCATAGTGTTTTTTAGCAACAGAAACAGTCTCTGTTTTTATGCCTACCGCTTTTAATTCCTGCTGAATATCAAAGGACTGCCAGCGGTCAAAGGTGACCATGCCAATGTTAAAACCTTCTCTGCGTAAATTCTGTATCCACTTTTTAACCTCAGATAAATCTACAGGACCCTCTACCTTTGGTTCCCACCAAGCAACGGCATCTACGATAACAATTGGCGCTACCTGCTCGTAATCTTTAATTACCTGAATGTTTACCCAGCGTTCAACGTGTGCGATAGCAACAGCACACTTATCATGTCTTTGTGCAAGGTCAGCATGGATATAATATATTTTTTCTGGATCTGGCTTAAAACCAGCATCAAATCTTCTGTGATTGTCTATAGGATTTCTTAATGTCATACACTTTTCTAGTTTTTCTTTTTGCTTAAAGAATGAATCAGAGGAATATGTGGGGGTACATAAAAATCTCATCATTGCATCGCCTATATCAGTTAAAAATGCAATCTTAAAATCATCAATCTTTCTAGTAGGATTTACTTCCCATGTAGGTCTTTTTAATGCAAACATTCTGGGGTACTTATATGATTTGATATGGTCTTCTTCCCATACTATTTCAAATTCATTATCTGGTCCTTCTGGTAGTTCCTCATTAATAACAAACTTATATCTACGTTCTATTACATCTTTTTCCATGATTACTTCTTCATACCGTTTTGAAATAAAGTCTCCGTTGTAGCGAGGGAATGAAAGAAGAACTACTTTGCCAAGATCTGGAAAACGAGAGTCTACTGTACCTCTAAATGCTTTATATATATTGTCAGCAGTCTTACCCTGATCATTTCCTGTTCCTACTTCTGTAACGAAGCCAGAAATTTCATCAAGTACCGCCATAAATAAGTTAAGACCCTCGTGTGATTCACGCTCAGAGTGACCTGAGTAAACGGTAATAGATTTATCAAAACCAATAGAGTTTACCTTTGGATCATACTTTCCAGCAAACCATGGAGACTTCTCAATCTTAGTTTTAAAACCTTTGAAGAAAACATTTTTAGCCTGCTCAGCGTTAATAGCAACGTTGATAATATCTATGGCATCACCACTTGGTTTTCCATAATACCTTGCAGGATCTTTAAGGCAAAGAAGTTTATAAACAACATAGGCACAAGCAACAGTAGAGACAAAGTCTTTTCCACTACCCTTTCCTAGTTGTAAAATAATCTCATTCTTAGTATATTTAGCAAAATGTTTGTCGCCCTCTTCATGCCCCATCAACATTTGCAAATCTTCTTTACGATAGATCTGGCTCATTGCTTCAACAATGTCATACTGAATGGCAGACAATGGCGGTTGATTTAGAAAGTCTGGAGACTCAACAAAGGTCTTTGCATCTACAGGGGTTTCTTCAAATTGATTATCTTGAAGGGCTTCAAAGAAATCATTGAACTTGGTGGACAACTGTAATCACTTCCCCATTTTTGGCAATTGCAGATAATCTTTGCATGATTAGGTCACGAACCTCTGGATGCTCAGAAGCGATATCACGAAGAATGCCAACAAGAACTTCTTGTCTCTTCTCAATTTCAACTATCTCTTCTGCTAATTCTTTATTTTCTAGCAAACCAGCCTTTTGTAGCATATCAATTCTTCTTGCCTCAATATCCATTACAAGTTTAATTGCACTAGTTTTAGCAGTCAGGTTTGCTGTAGTAGTTGCATCATCAATAACTTCATAGGCTTGCTGTATTAATCTTGTGTAATGTGCATCTGCTGCCACTAAAGCATCTTTTGCACGAGCACGAATAGCATCGTTTGCAGATGCCATGGTTTTCCATTCATTTAAATGTGCTACCACACGAGTTCTTGGAATAGCAAGATCTTTAGATATCTTAGTCGGATCATGACCTTTTAGATATTCTTCAACAACCTTATTTACTTCATCAAGATGTTTAACTAATTCAATTTCAGTGTCTGACATATTTTCCCTCTAGTCTATTGATTTCATCCTGAATATAAAATATTGCCTTCTTTAAGTCTTCTATGTGTTTGGCTTCATCCTTTATGCCCGCCCTCCAAAGATACTTGATGGCGTTGCCAATATTGAAGTTTCTATGTCTTGTAATTTGTATAGCCTCTACACCACTTGGGTCAGACGTGTAATGGACAGGGTGATTTACTTGATCAACCGTAATATGAAACTTGTCTTCGCTCATCGCCTACTCTTTCTTAAACCAAATTTAGCAAGGTATACATAGATAGTTTCTACGCTTACCCCACACTCTTTAGCAATATCTTCTGGAGATTTTTTATCCATATGATATCTTTTTTTAAGCCATACCTCATTAGTATACATCTTCCCCATGATTATTGCAACCTAAGATTCCATGGAACTGACTCAGGGCCAGCGTCTAATTGTTTAAATAAATCTTCTTGATATTGTTTTTTTATGCCATAATAGGTGTCAGGGCTAACCTCTTTTAATTTAGGGGTTATGTTATAAAGAATATCCCCAGTTACCTCATCTATACCAGCAAACTCTATGGCATTTTGCAATAACAAATGTTCTATCATTGCTTCTCTTTGTAATGGCATTCTATTCATATTTTATCGCTTTTTCCCAGTTATTAATGGCCCAGTGACCTATGCCAGCAGCATCAGCCACATCATAGTCATCTATTGTTTTATCATAAGCCACTTCTAACAGTTTAATTGTTCTGCGTTTTCTAAAGTCACGCTCATAAGATTTATACCAAGATAATGATTTTCCAGGATTAACAGATCTTATCTGCAATTGTTCTTCTTTAGATAGTTTTTTATTACCCAAATAGTTTTGCCATGTTATTGGAGATACCCTGCCAATTGTAGAAATGCCAGCCAAACCAGCACCACCAAGAATTGCTCCCTGTACCAACGCAAGATCTGCTGCAGTTTTGGGGGAATTCATAAAAACGGTATGCTCAATAACAATGGCACTAATCATATTATAATGATCAAACAATGCCTTAGTCTTAGCAGTAGCATCTATTACTTTTTGATATATATTGGCACCTTCAAAGTTTATTTTTCCATATCCAGTTAAGGTTTTATATGTATAAAATGCAAAGGCAAGACTATTGGTACTAGCATCAATAGCACAAATGTTAGATGGCTGACTAATCTTGCTCATAATCAATTATTCCTTTAAGTTCTTTTATCATTTTTTCTACTGCCTTTTGGCTTACATTGCAATTAGAACAAAATCCAGAATCGTTATATATTGAAAGTTGTACTCCACAACCACCAAGACATCTGCGAATCTTACCTATTCTTTTTTGCCTGCGAGAAACATTATACCTTTCGGCAATCTTATCTTTTGTAGCAGAGTCTCTGCACTCTGGGCTACAGTATATTTGATAAGTTACCTTTGGCTGAAAGCGCTTATCGCATCTTTCACACAGTTTCACTCAGCCCCTCCATAGATTTTATTTTAATAACTCCTGGCTCTGCAGTAGCGCAAATAGCCTTTACTGGACAACCCTTACATATCTTAGAGTTAGCCCTGTAATTTTTTTGTGGTAAAGTTTTATCTTTCCACGCTTGACGAACAACACGCATCCACTCAAATGTATTTTCAATCCATTGTCTGTAAAGATCTGTTACCTCTATAGGAAATACAATAAGTTCATGATTGTTCTTGTTTTCATAAATCAAAACACCCTTAGCCTTTTTTAATATTTTCATATATATTAATAACTGCATAAGATGTCCAGTTTTTGGCTCGCCTTTTATTCTAAAGTGTTCAAAAGCATCATGTTGCATTGTTTTGATTTCAGCAATAATCTCTTCTTCTTCCCAATTAAGAATGGCATCTCCCCATCCAAATATTGGTGGATCAGAGTGAGTAACCTTAAACTCTGTAGTCTCTACTTCTTTTCCAGTTTCTTCAAGAACCTTTTCATCAATAAACTTTTTTGCTACCCCAGAATCCATCATTGCCTGTTGAATTCTGTCATGAGAAAGTGTTCCACTAGTCATATTTGCTACACCGTATGGCGTGTTGTTATCTTCAAATATGTTTCCCTCAAAAGCAAAATACCAATATCTTGGACATTCTCCATGACCCCATACTAAAGTAGATGGAGCAAAGGTTTTCTTTTGAGTATGCTTTGGACCACGCTTTGCAACGTATCCAGAGTTAATCTTTTCTATCAAGGCCTTTGTGTCAATTATTTGTGGTCTATCTTCAGGCCTTATCATTATATTTTTCAGCAAGTTTTTAGTCATATCATCCTTTTTATCTATTATATCAGTTAACGCATTATGTATTTGAGCGCTGAAACCAAGTCGTTGATTGACTCTGCTGCAGTGTAATAAATGTTTTTCTTGCCTCTGTCTGTCTTGTCAACATTTGTCATCCAAGTAGCCCTGAATGCCATCTTTGCTGCAATAGCCTGAAGCCTAACAATTTCAAGACTTGCTACCTGTGGTGGAATGTCTGGTTTTATAATTAACTTAGCAATCATTGTTAAAGCGGTAGTTAATTCTTCATCTTCCATATAAGTGGCTATCTCAGATAACCCATTAATCATCTGTAGTGTTGTTTGTCCACTTTCAGATTCCTTCATTTTTAGCCTCCCATGTTAATTGATCTAGTAGTTCAAATTCTATAACTGCAAGCCTGGTCTTTTTATTACCCTCTCCTAATATAACTACTATGGCTGGAGATTTATCAGTACCCGCTTTTATTGAATCGGTAACAGCCTTTGCCCAAACATCTTGATTTAGAGTAAAGGACTTAGATGTTTCTTTAAAATCAATAACAAAATTTCTCCAGGTTGCATCACCCTTCTGATTATTACGACCAGAATTTTTGTGCTGTTTAGCACCTATTCTTTTACTCTCGTTCTTCTCGCTCATAATCCTTCTTTGTTTTAATTAATGCTGCTCTAGAAACGTGTTTCTTGCTACACATCCATGTAAGATCTGTAGTCTCAAGCCAAAGCCTTAAAGATGTAACCTCTTCCTTACAGGTATGACAAGGAAACTTTCCTTCAAAAACCTTAAATTTAACATCAGACATTATTTAGTTTGGCCTTTAATGCTTCCTGTAAATCTAAGTCTTCTCTAACTCTAGCGATAAGTCCATCACGACCTTGAACCTTTGTGCCATCATCTAGTTGATACCAGGCCCCAGTTCTGTTTATGTGTCCAGCCAATTCAGCAGTGTCAACAAGGTCACCAATAAAATCAATGCCAAGGCTGTCACCCCTAAAATAGAAATCATACTCTCCGCTTTGAAAAGAGGGTGAAGTTTTAGAGAACTGTAAATCCCATCTAACCTTGCGACCAATTTTTTCTTCAATGATTTTATCTCCAACATGTATTTTTCCTTTTATGGCTTGATTATCTGATTCAGACGAAAACAATTTAATAATTGTAGACGAATAGAATTTTGTAGCCTGACCGCCAGTTGGCTGTTGGCTTGTGTACATTGCATTAATATTATTACGAGATTGACTAATCAAAACAAACAATGTTGGCTTTACCTTATTGTTTGCATAGTTAATCATTTTCCAAGCATTGCTAAAGTCTCTAGACTCTGCACCAATTTGTTTTGTATTTTCTAACTGCTTCAATTCAGTAGAATCTTTTTCAAAATATATTGCTGGCAGTAGAGATGTAACTGAGTCAACAACAATAAGATCAACTCCAGCCTCCATTAAACTTACCCCAACATCAACCATCTCATTAATGGTTCTTGCTTGTGAAACTATTAACTTAGAGGTATCTACTCCTAATTTTTCTGCCCAAACTTTGTCATATGACATTTCTGCATCAATCCAAGCACAGACTTTGCCTTCTTTTTGTGCCATGCCAATCATTTGCAAGCACAGAGAAGACTTTGCACTAGACTTGCTACCCCAGATTAAAACCTGTCTGCCATATGGCAAACCACCATTTAATGCTCTATTCAAACCATAACTAGGAGTAGCAGCATATTCTGTCTTTGGTATTTCATCTCCAACAAGAATACTCTTCCTTAGTTTAGGATTTAACTGTGAAAGAACTTCTTCTATTGTCAGTGTCATTAGAATCTTACCCCATGCTTCTTTGGTCTATGTGTATTTCTTTCCATCTTTTCTTTGATAGCATAATCAAGGGATTTCTTTACATACCCTGCTTCTGCAATACCAGCATACAAGTCAAGGGTACGAATAATAATATCTGCAAACTCATCTGATATCTGATCTGGATCCATGTCTTTACGAAGCGCTTCCATAGCCTCTGATACCTCAGAGACAATCATCATCATTTGTTTTGCTACAAAGATAGGGTCTACGGTTTTATCCCAGAAACCTTTTTCTACTGCATTCTTGTGTATTTGTTCTGCTAACTCATCAAACATTTTTTACATCCTCCATTATTACTGTGCCGTCTTTTGTTTTGCCAAACTCAAATCTATATACACTACCTGCTTCAACATTCATATATGCTTTTGGAAATGCCGTTGGAAATACTGTGACTGCGTGTAATTCTCTAGCAGCATCAGCCAGAGTTAAAGATGCCATCTTCTTGCCAGTCTTAGTAGTTCTTGGCTTAAAAGAAACAACAAACATCTCATCATCTTTATAAGGTAACATCTTGTAGTTTAAAAACTTAATCAATGGATCTTTAGAATCTTTTATTTCGTCAGCAGGTATGGCGCTAACAACACGATTATCATTAGCCAAAATGATATATGTACGACCAGCCTCAATGGTTGTATTTTCTTCATCAAAGATTCCCACACTCCCAGTCTTATCTAAAAATTCTATTCTTGACCAACCTTTTGATCTCTTAATTGATTTTACCATGCCCATCAAAACAAATGCGCCCTTTTCTTCATACTCTTCAATATCATTTATGTAGGCATAATAGTGTTGTGGTACTGGCATGTTAAACTCTGGAAGATTAAGATATTCATATAGATTTTCCTTAACCTTTTCTGGATCTGCTGGGTTATCTGTAAAAGTCAGAGCACCTATAGAATTCATTGCTTGAAGTGCACGAGAATTTACTCCATTACCTTTTGTAAATGTAAACTGTTCAACATCTTGATATGAACTGAATGGTCGTGCTGATATATATCTTTCTGCAATTTTGTCAGAGATAAACTTAATAGCACTAAGTCCAAAGCGAATGCCCTTACCTTCAATCTTAAAGTCAATATCTGAATCATTAATATGAGGCAACTTTATGCTAATGCCCATTCTTTTTGCCTCAATAAGATATTCAGTTCTTGCATCTTTATCTTTTTCGTTTTTTAACAATGCAAACATAAACTCTATTGGGTAGTAGTATTTGAGCCACGCCGTCCAATACGAGAGAGTAGAGTAAGCAACGGCATGTGATTTGTTAAACGAATATCCCGCATGTGCTTCAAAATCGTGCCAAAGATCCAAGGCATCATTAGGAGCAACATACCTAGAAGCCCCTTTAATAAATTTGTCTTTAAACTCATCAAACTCCCTCGCATCCTTTTTCTTACCAATAATCTTACGAACCTTATCTGCCTCTGCCATTGTCATACCGCCAAGTTCAACGCAGGCCTGCATAACTTGCTCCTGATACAAAATACAACCATAGGTTTCTTCTGTAAAAGGTTTCATAATCTGATGAAGATAATTAATGTTTTGTATACCGTGCTTACGCATAATATAATCTTTACCAATAGTATTCATAGCACCTGGACGAACAAGCGCATTAGAAGCAGCAAGTTCTGCCAAATTCTTTACACGCATCTTAACAAGTAGATTGGTATACGGCGCTGCTTCACACTGAAACACGCCTTTTGTATATCCATCAGATAGCATGTCATAAACATTTTTATCATTCATGTCTATAGACAAAACATCTATCCTTGTTCCTTCTCGCTCTTTTATAATATCAATACAGTCTTTCATTACGCTTAATGTCTTTAGTCCAAGCGCATCAATTTTAATTAAGCCAATCTTTTCAGCCTCTTGCATATCAATTCCAACAACTGGGATACGCTCATCAGAACCAGTTGATGATCTTGTCTCTAGTGGAGCATGTCTGAATATTGGCTCTTTGCTAGTAACCACACCAGCAGCGTGAATTCCAGTTCCCCTAATTCTTCCACGCAACTGTTCTCCATAGACTTCAACCTCTGGATATTTTTCTCTAAACCATACAGTTGTTTTTGATGTGCAATACTCATCCCATGTATCAATAGTCTTTAGAACTTTATTTACATCTGTTAGTGGTATGTTAAGTACCCTCGCAACATCACGAACAACACCTTTGTCTTTAAACGATAAGAAGGTTGCAATAGATGCTACGTGGCGATATTGTCTAACTAGATAATCTTTTACATCTTCACGACGAGAGTCTTGAATATCTGTATCAATATCAGGAAAGTCATTACGCTCAGGATTAATAAAACGGAAGAACAATAGTCCATGCTCTATCGGATCAATCTCTGTTATGCCAAGAAGGTAACAGACTAGAGAACCAGCAGAAGAACCTCTACCTGGACCAACCAGAATTCCTTCTTTTTTAGCCCAGTCAATCATATTTTGAACTACTAGAAAGTATGCAGCAAAGTTTTTATCTTTGATAATTTGCAATTCTTCACGAAGTCTTTGTTCATATATGTCGTTGCCAAGCAGTTCAGATGTAAGTTTTTTTTCTTCAAGTCCTTCAAATGCTAGGTTTGCCAACTCTTCATCAGGGTTTTTATATTGTGCTGGTAGCAAATCTAAGCCGTCTTTAATATTATAATCAGAAACAGACTCTGCTAATAATAATGTGTTTGAGTATATGTCTGCTCTATCAATACCCTGCGCTTCCATGGCTAACTTAATTTCTTCATAAGATAGAAGATGGATTTTAAAATCTTTAAAAGTCATTTCTCTGTCTTTGCCATAAAGAGCATCAAGCCTGTCCATCATAGATGGACTCTTCTTTGCCTTATCATAAGAAATATCTTTGGCAACCTTAGCATGGGTATTCATTAACAATTTAAATTCTTGTACTTCTCTTTGAGACTCATCAACGTGGTGGCAGTCTGGAGTTACGACAACCTTTACGCCAAACTCATCTGCCAAATCTATAAGATATTTATTTATCTCTGGCTTATTGTGTGGCATTACTTCTATATAATAGTCTCCACCAAAAGTATCCTTAAACCAAGAGATATACTTTTTGGCTATAGCAAACTCTTCTTCCTCAAGTGCTTTAACTAGAACACTGCTTGGGCAGGCAGAAGAAACAATAATTCCTTCTTTATATTTTTCTAGTATCTTAAAATCAAATCTAGGCTTCTTAAAAAATCCTTCTGTCCAGGCCAACTCACTAATCTTATTTAGATTCTCTAATCCTTTTTGATTCTTGGCTAGAAGGATAATGTGATTATAAACAAGATCTTGTTGACCTTCTCTTTCAGATTTATCTCTTGTATCAGAGATATCTGCACACATATATCCTTCTAGACCAAGGATTGGTTTAATACCCTTTTCTTTTGCAGTACGATAAAACTCACGATGACCAGAAAGAGTTCCGTGATCTGTAATCGCAATTGCTGGCATACTCAAACTTACTGCACGGTTAGCGTACTCCTCTGGAGTACCTATTCCGTCAAAGAGTGAGTAATGAGTATGAAGATGTAAGGGTACGTAATTCATTTATTACCAGTCAATATTCGTTGCCGAATTGCCTGGAGTGTCAAATCCAAGATAGAACGCTTCTTGCTCAGCATAAGGAATTTTATTTAAAGCCTTCTCCAATGGAAATGGCGTTACCTTAGACCAGTCAAATGGTTCTTTATCTGGACTACCTGGAATTAATGTGTAACTTGTTTCAGTTCCCTGTCCGTTACGCTTTAACTTCCATGAAAGATTAGAGATGCTACCTGTTTCAAGTGCATACTCACGAATTGTATTAAATGCAGATTGCTTGCTTATTCCCATAGCCCAAATTGCAGCATATGGCTCTTCAATGCCATCATCAACAAGAACATTGCAATAGAAGCGAAGGCGACCTCTCCAGCCAGCCTTTGGATCTTTACGATGCATTTCTTCTGCCCAGTCACGACCTTCTGTTTCCATTGTGTCTAGAGCACGACGCTTGTAGTCTTTTGGGTTTGTATGTTCTTTTACAACAAGTGCTAGACCACGATCAGCACTATAATTTGCGGACTCATCATCAAGTTCTTCAATGAATCTTAGTTTAACTGCCTGTCCATCTGCTAGTTTTAGCCAGCGAACTTTTGTTCCAGTTCCTTCGTATTTTGGTTTGTCGACTAGGGCATTAATGTTCTTTAGTCCCTTTACAATAGTCATAGTTTTCTCCTTATATAAGTTGTTTATTTATTGTAACATAGCAATGATAGAATTGTCAAATTGGTATTCAAGTTTTTTAATAGCATCATCATCCATATCGCCAATATCTTTGTATTGTTTTTCTAGTTTGATTATTGTTATTTTTGACCCCAATTTCTCAATTAGACGGTCAGCCATAATTGAGCCCGCTTCATCATTATCTGCTACTAGTACCACATTAGTGAAATACTTTTCTAATAGTTTCATCTGGCTTGATGAAACGTTAGCCCCCAGCGTAGCAACTGCAGGGAAACCTACTTGGTCTAATCTAATTGCATCAAAGGATGATTCAACTACATACGCAAACTTTGATGTCTTTACTCTGTGTAAATTAAATAATATTTTGCTTTTAGGTAATCCTGGTGTATTTTTAAATTCTTTACCCTCTATTGTTCTTGCAACAAATCCAATACACATGCCGTCTGGAGAATGCATGGGAACTATTACAGAGTCTTGTTTTTCAGAGTAGCCTAAATCAAACTTAATCATAGAGTCTTTATTAATTCTGCGACCTTCAAAATAAGACACAGATCTAGGACTCTCCATAGCCTGCTTGTTTAATCTTTTAATTAATAACTCATCATACTGAACAAAATCAGGAGCAGCATACAAAGCCTTATTAACAACATCTTCAAGATTTGTTTCTATTTCTTTACTCTTTATATATCTAACAGATTCAAAATAAGATCTACCAGTAGTATGCATTACGAACTCTGGAAGAGTTCTTGTGGTTTGACACCCAAAGCAAAAGAACAAGCCAGACTCTTTTGAAACTTCTCCAGCAGGTGTTCTGTTGTTATTATGATAAGGGCAAAAGATTATATAATCAGTACCATACTCTGCTTCTATATCTATTCCTGCGCCAGTTAGCACTCTGTTTATTTGCTGCGCCGTGTAAATATCTCTACTTTTTGTCTTCATAATCCTTGTATCTGTAATAACCTTTATCAAAATCTGCTTGTACTAAAAAGTCTCCCATAAATCCATTACGATTTTTTCTAAATGCACATTCAATTATATCACTGTTGGACGCTCTACCAAGTGCCAATACCCAGTCAGCATCGTATGCAATCTGTCTTGACCAAGCGGTTTGACCTAAAGTTGGAACGGTACTCATGTTAGTAACATCATCAGGTGTAGCAGATGATATAGCAATAATAGGAATCTCTTCACTAATAGACATTAGTTTAAGTTCACGTGAAAGGTTTTTCATTCTTACCGTTTCATTATCAGACTTTTGGTTTGGTGCCATAAGTTGTAAATAATCTACAATAATAAAATCTGGTTTATATTGATCAATCTTTCCACGAATAACAGATGGATTAATTTCTCCACCGCTATCATTTGAAATAATATGAAAAGGTGGCTTACCAGCAATCTTGCTGTCATGCCACTTCTTAAGCATATCAATTTCAATATCTCCATTTGAAATCTTGCGGTGTGACCAAAGACCCTCGCCCATAATTGCATAAACACGATTACGAACTTCTGTCTCAGACATTTCCAAACTTATAATCATTGGTGTCTTGCCCTGTTTCCATGCCTGTACGGCAAAGTAAAGAGCAAGCCAAGATTTGCCAATACCTGGGTATGCCAGAAAAATTCCTAATTGACCTGGCATAATCCCTGAAGGCAGATAATTGTCAAATCCTGGCAAGCCTGTTTTAATTCCAATCTTACCTAATTCTTGTTGCTTTTTTACATTTTCAAAATATGTAACAGCAGACTGAATATCTGTTGCATCAATATCACGAATAGCAGATGTATTCTTTTTTAATTCGGATGTTTTTGTAATTAATTCTTCAAGGGCTTTTACCCCTTGTCCACCCTGAACATCAGTAGCAGCATTACGAATAATATCTTTAAGGCTATCATTTAAATAATCTGCTTGTAATTCTTCAAGATGATGTTTTGTTGCGCCTACCCCTGGAATCGGAGTAAAATCTCTAAACTTTTCAATGATTAAAGATGCTGGTGGAACGGTACCATTTGATTCTGAGTACCGCTTTATAAAGTGCCAGACATCGCTGTGTGTGCGAAGAAGAGAGTCTATATTTGCTTGAAGCAACACATGAACTTGCTTATCCTCAAGAACTGCTGATATCAACTTTGCTTCTGAATTACTCACTTAACCACTCCCTCGCCAACTTCCTACGCTCTGCTCTTTCAATTAAATCTTTTTCTACCGCATCCCTACCATTAATAATTTGTTGTGCATTATATGCAAAAAAGTTCCAAGAAGGGTTTTGAGATACCTCAAAATAATAAGCCAGCAAATCATAACAAGCATTGAGTCCATAAGACTCTATCAAGGCATCTGATGCCCATTGCTCAACATTAAGATTGAGATTAGACTTTTGCTCGTATCTCTGCAAATGGAGTTTATTGTAGCGACTGAGCAAAGCCATGCGGTCTTTGCGATCAACCACGATTACTCCTCAGTTATTGCTTCTCTTGCTTCCTGTACTTTTTCAACAACCTTCGCTTCAACAAAATCGTATACACGATTCATTGCCTCGTTTGTAGTTTCGCCATCACGAACTGTATCAACTACTCCAAGGTCAACTCGTAAAGATTGAAAGTTGCCTAGATTAAGAGTGTATCCAAGTGTTGCAGATACCTTTGTTTCATTTCTTTGTTCCACCACTGCCTCCTTCAAAAGGCTAATTAATGCTCTCTGTCCAAACAGGTATGAACCTGCCATCTTCAGTTTTTGTATATGTAAGTATACCATCGCCCATTCTTCGTGTCAACTCTTGATTCGTAGGCGTTATACTATTTGTTATTAAATTATCTCTTCTTGGTCTACCCATATGTATACTTGCCAGTATATCACGTATCTCTTTTAATTGCGACTCAGAGTAGTAGGCTCTTATTTGCCATCCTCTAGTACCGCCAACTTGTGCACCTACTGGCGGTGGAATAACTCCTCGTTTAATTAAAGATGGAAAATATTTACGATGCCTATTGACAAGTCTTGCAGTTTCTGATACAGTGTAGGCTCTTTCTCTATTACGCCTAAAGTCAGATCTTAAACAAGTTTCTAATCTATCTTTAGTAATATTGTAAACAGTAACCATTCCAGTTGATCTTGAACTATGGTGCAATCTTACAAGGTTGTTATTTAAAAACCAAATATTTTGGTTACCCTTGATTACAGGCTCGCTATTGTAGTTTTTGCTCTCAAGTTTTCTTGGTTTAAAAGCCATACACCCTCCCTGCTATCAGAAGGCGGATGATAAAAATTTCTACTTCCGCAACAGATGCAGTATGTCTCTAGGTGTATAGTGCTAGAGTACTGTCTGTCAACAAACATTCTACCCTTGCATTTTCTGCAATGAATCATTTAACCTATTCCCCTTAATTAGGAATGCCAATAACAATTAGATGTACAGCCAGAGATAAATCTCCAGAGGCACCGAATCTAACAATTCCCTCTACTCTTGATGTAGTTACAGATTTTAAAATAACCGTAACATTTTGACCTGCTGGTGTATTACCAGTATTTAAAGCAGTTGCAGTAGCAATTGGAGCATACTTAAAGTCTGATGGAAAGTCATATGCAAATGTCTTTTCGTTACCAGCGCTTACAGTAGAATTGTTTGCCACATCTACAATACCACCCACGATCCTAGCCTCTGATGTTTTAATGCTCTGCTTACCAGCGCTAGTAGTGTCTACTGTCGTATAATTATAAGTTGCTGATGAAACCTGTGTTGAAATATCATTTATAGTATCAGCCAACTGATAGATGTATGTAACATCTAAAGGTTGTCCTCGTTCTGGTAGCGGTACTTTAGCCATATATCTCCATTATATCACTAGATCGTTTCATTTAGCATTCTATATACTTTTAAAAATGGTGTTCCAGCAGCGCCGTCTGCTCTAGCAATAGGTTGTCCTGTTAGATATACTTCAACACTAACCCTATTTGGTGCTGATGGTTGAACAACTCCATTTATTGTATAAAATAAAGGGTATGAATAAGAAATAGACGTTGTTTGAATTCTTTCTTTATAAATCCAATCTCCACCATCATTTCTATCCCATCTTAACCAAATATCATATCCCGTTGCATTTCTGATTAATGAATTAGTTTTATATGTGCCCGCAGGACTTACTGGTGTAGAAGCAACACTTCCGTGATCTTTATAATAACTAAAGGTATTAGTAGTCACTGCATTGATTTGATATGTTCCATTAAATGTAGCATCTACTCCTTCTACAGTTACCCAATCATTTACTGACATATAGTGTGCATCTGTTGTTGTTAATGTAGCAATATCAGTAGTTAATTGTTTATTATTAATATCTGAAACTGTAGATGTATCTTTTAAAACTATTACGGGATCCCATGTAAAACTTGCTATCTGTCCACCAGTAGTAAAACTTATGGCTCCAGAAACATAGGTATAGTCTGGAACAATAAGATAAACTGGCGACCAGTGGGAAACTCTGTTTCTATCTTCAGAAATAATTCTGTATCTTAGTGAATACCCTTCAGTTTCACTGCTTATTGGTGGAAGGTCAGCGTATGCTTGACGGTATTTTTTAATACCTGAATCTGCCATTATGAAACTCCGACAGTAAATCTAAATTCAATATAGTTGCTCGTGTTTGGGTTTTTAATAACAGTTTCTGCATTTGTATTTTTAATAACAGAATACCCAGTTAATCCATAAAGCGGATTAATAGTAGAAACATTTTCTAGTCTTAAAGCATCGTATGCTATGTAATAATCTCCAGTTGGAACATCTGAGTTCTGGATAGACGTATAAATTTTAACAACAGTTACAGCATCCCAAGTAAAATTAGGAGTAACATAAAGATTTTGCAATTGCTCTGTTATTACATAATATCTATTTTCTTCAAAATCATAAGTTCCACCAGTACCAGAGCCATTATTTAATTCAATTTCAAATCTTGCAAACTCGCCAGATTCTTCTGCATCTGTTGAAGCAAAATCAACTAAAATACGAACGGTATCTGGAACAGCGCTAGAACTTCCATTTTTGCTTATTATAGAAAAGGCAAGTCTTAATTGATCTGTTGGAGCATTCTTTGAAAAATCTACATCAGCACCAGTTAAATGAATGTGATTAGATCCTGGTTCAATATAAAAATGACCACTAGAACTTCCAGTTGAAGGATCAATAGTAAGGTCAGCATCGTCTCCAACTACCATAATCATATTATTTAAAAATCTACAACGCTCATATCTTGTTGTTCTTGGAGATTTGAAAAATATGGAGTTGTCAGCATTTGTTTGAAACACTGGATCTGCGGTAGCAATAATATTGTCATCATTAGGATCATCTAATGGCTCTGTAATTGTGGGAATAGCAGATGCAGATGATTGATTATGATATTGCCAATTTTCTCCTTGTGTAAAAGCAAAGACAGTTTTGCTATCATAGGCTCCAGCAGATGGGTTTGACCCTGCTGAATATAGCCCTATTTCTGTTATTTCATATCTTTCTTCTGTTGGTAATTCTGCTGTTAGGACTAATTTTTCTGTACCGCCATCATTTACGAAACCTCTTGAAGAAATTGGAACCCTAAACATCTCAAAATCAAGATTCTCTTTTGCGGAGTAGTCTCCATATGGGTCAGCAGTTGCTAGGGGCTGTGCGCCGCATCCTACGGCTATATAAGAGGCATAGGCAGGTGCCTGCCCAAGAAGGTACTTACCAATAATAGCCTGTCCAGTATTTGTTATCATAATTCCGCCTCATATATTGTACCACTTGTGGTTATTTCTACCTGAATTTGTTCGCCATCTTCAATATTGATAACCTCAATAACCAGCCCACCATTATCTGTATCTATATAGATATGCTCTCCATTGGGACCATTGCCAACATTGGGCACCTTAGTTTCAAATTTAATTGAAAAGTTTCTAAAATATGTATCTGAGGTAGACTGAAGACTAACAATATTATTAGGGTTGTATTGTTGTTGAATTGTTGATAGATTTTTAATGGGCTGATAAATAATATTTTGACCATTTACTGTATCATTTCTAGCAATATTAATTAACTCTTGCCCTCCAATATTTTCAAACAGAAGATCTGCCATAACCTCTACTGGCGTTGTTTCTTCATTTAAAAGAATTGTATCTATTGGTGCAGTTAAAACTGGATTTACGGCAAAAGCATTAATGTTAAGTCCAGCGCTGTTTGGAGTCATTGGTAATGGTGATACTGATGTATTTTCTGACATATTAAACCTCACTTAGATATAGCGTCATGCTTGGACCATCTATATCTCTTTCATACTTAATATTATATATTACAAACCTATCTGATGTTGGGGCAACAAGATCAAGACCTGTAGAATCTTTGTAGTTGATTGTAACTATGTCCCCAAGTTGTAGTGTTGGAATAGAGAACATATTTACACCTATAGCCTTTTTAGGAACCATAACCTTGTTAATAATCCAGCCCATTAACTGTTGTGCATCATCTTCACTCTGTATATATGGACTTTCAATTGCAAACTCATTCTTTCCATATATCATTCTGCTTTGTTTTATTTCATCATACTTTGCTTTTTCTACAAGAGGTGATGTAATAATTGCACTACCCTGAAATTGTGGATTTGAGAGGTTGCTTGTTTTTCTAAAATACTCGTCTACTGTTAATTCGTAGGTGGTATCCTGCGTAAATGTTATTCCCTGAATTCTCAGATAATTACCAGTTGTTTCGTCTAAGTTAAGAGCGGTGTCTGTTGCATTAAATATTAAAAACTCTGCTCCATAAGAATCTGCCTGAAAACCAGATACCGTATATCCTTTAATTCTGTTTAAGGTTGGGGATAGTTGTGCATAAAGTGCTGGGTATGAACGATCATATTTTATGTCAAAGTATGAGCATTCACGCATAATGGTGCCAAACTCATCAAAGTACATATTATATTTTGGTGGTTGCTCAGAACTTATTCCTGTGAGATATGTAGCCTGAATAATTCCGCTCATTGCATATTTACGAAATGACTCATTGGCATCAATGCCCTTATCTCCAAAAGCACTAGATAAGGTTTCTCCAACAGTAAACACCGTGTTTTGTGAATAATTTTCTGCAAGGGCATAAACATTTTCAAACATTACTCTAGAAGATCCACGAACAAATGGTGCCATGTTGTTATAAATTGGAAGAGGATCTGTGTCATCAACTATCTGAATTAATTTATTATTAATATACAGGTAAAACCTGCGAGTAGTTCCAATGTCTTCATACTCTACTGATAGGTCATATACCGTTGAATTTTCTTCTCCAGACATTCTGTACTGACCAGTAAACCTGCCATCATCTACAATTATATTAGTTAAACCACCCCAAAGTTTTACAGGGATTGCATCATTACTTGAAGAGTCTTTTTTAATTTTATAAAACACAACATTGTTAATTGATATGTTTGGATTTCCAGCATTGTCTATCGTAATATATGATTCAATATTGTCCTCTGTCATTGCCACTATTTCAAAGTAATAACCATTGTTTGTTTCTGGATTAAGCAATACCGCTATACCGCCAGACCCTCCACCAATGCTAATGTTTTGATTTGGCAATGCTCCAGTAACCTGGTAGTATGATGTGCTACCAATTGGAGTTTGTGCACGATTTTCATTATTCTCAATCTTGCCAATAATTCTCATTCTTGTTCCAAATAGTTTATATGCATCGTCTAGATTTTTATAAACATAAGAAACAAAATTAAGTGGTGTTTCTGTAGTTTTAAAAGATGGACCATTCATAACTAAAGCCGATGACTGCATTGTGCCTGCCTGAGTTGACTTTAAATCATTGACTGCAGTTTCAGTCAAATATGTTGTTGACATAAAGTTTTTAATAATACCGTTTCTGGTTGTTTGTTTTGCTAAATCATTGCTAACTCCAGCAGCGCCAGTTGTAGTTGATGGGACTGCTGGATCTAGTTCAGTAGTAAACATGTATTGTGCTTGCATATCACACCCACGAACATAGGCATTGTCACTCCAGTAACTACTTATTCCAGCATTGTGTTCAACTATGGGTGTGCCAAACTGTCCACGACCATGTTCGTAAACAGCCCCTGGCTGCAAACGCTCAATACCATCAATTGTTTCATAAAAAGGAACAGAATAAATACGAACTAATCCTGTGGGATAAATTTTTCCATTAAATGGAAGGGTAGAAAAATATCTTTGATACTCCTGATTACTACTTATCCAAACATTTCCAGTTCCTGTAATATTAAACTCAGCAGCATCAAACCTGATAATTTCTCCATTAGCATAGAAATATCCTTGATATCTTGTTAACCAGTATACGCTTTCACCTAGATCTATTGTGTTATTTATGACTACCCCGCCAGATACCACGGGTGGGGTTGCTGGTAAGTTAGAATTGATAGGCATAGCACCCAAAACATAGTTGCCTTGTTTTGCAGCAACCTCATTTATTGTCTTAGTGCTTTCCGTTCCCGCTACTTCCCACAAAAGGGCTGGCTTATAAATCCAAGTTTTTTCTCTATCAATCATGCTTGATTGTCTAATTGATCCATAAGATCTCTGCAAATATCTTGTAGTATAAGAAATTTTTCCATCATTATATACTTTTTTATCTTGAGAAGCAATAGATACTATGTTTGGCAAATCTCCAGAAGAAGAATTTTCAATAACACCAGTGTCAGATTGATTATTGTTTCCAAGTAATATAAAGTCTGTTGGTCTTTCATCTACAGTTGGCATCAAGTAATTTTTACTCATTACAACAAAATTATTATACTCATCAAAAAACATTGCTGTTTGTGTTGCTACTGCAAGTTGGTTTAAAACCTCTGCTACGTTTTGATCTGGGGCAACAAAGAAGTATGGTATGACGGGATCAGATTCTCCATCTATTCTTCTAAAAGTATAGTTTGTAAAACCAATATAGTCTAACAATGTAGTTATTGCAAAACTTAAAGATGCCTGAGTTAGTAATAATCGTGGTGCTGGCATAGACTCAAGGAAAAAATAAAAATCTCTTAATTCAATATTAATTGATCCCGCATCTACATCAGCCTGTGGGAGTCCCTCAGAGTACATGGTTTTAACGGGAATGTAATAATCATACAAAAAGCCGTCTGTGTCTTCTACGCTATTAACTACTTCATAAAATAAAAACTTAATATTTTTTCTTACATAGTCAGCAATGATACTAGACGAGTTGTTTTCATTAAATGCCTGATCATCATCAAAAACAGACATCGTTCCAGTTGATGCAAGTAATTGCCCTACTGGCAAAGATGTAACTCCAACATCTGATAATATTTTTGTAATATCATATTGAATTGTTTTATCTGATAAATCTACTAATAATCTTGGTGAGAACTCAATAAGATCAAATGTTGAATCAAATTTATTCATTACTTCAACAACAATTCTAATGCCACGCATATATTGAAACTCTCTGTAAGATGTTCCACCAGCAACAGGATCTGTAAAGGATGCTGGCGAAGTTAGATCTGTTACAAAAGATGTTTCATTTGTAATTACTTCAGAGCCAAGAATCCACCCATATTCTGGTGTAAAGGTTTCGTAACTATCTCCATCCCAAATATAAAAATTTCCAATGTCTCCAGTATTTTGAATAACAAGATAAGCAGAGCCAACTAGCGGTGCCTCTGGAAGCAGCGTACTTGAAGATAATGTTTCTGCAAATCTATATATATCTTTATAAGCATCGGGAATAATTAATCCATATTGCAATTCAACATATCCGTCTGGTCCAATAATTGCTGATCCATCTGCTCTTGTATCATTTTCTCTAAAAGTATATGCATCTACCCAATTATCCCCATTAAGATACTGCACTCTCCATCTTGTTGGAGTTCTTTTATTTTGTTCACCATATAATGGGTCAGATATTGATCCCGTTGCAGTACTATATGGTCCTAAATTAATATCTCCAACACCAGTTTGCATTTTTATCACAATTCTATTTGCTGGAACTTGATTTTTATAAACTACAAAAGGAGCAGTATCATCTATATAGTTTAAACCATTTGATATATTTTTAGCAATTCCATATTCAACGTTATCTTCTGTTCTATAAGAAGTCCAATATCTAAACTGATCATATCTTGATGGCATATACCAACGTGGACGCTGTGCCATTGCTGAACCAGAATTTGGCAAATATGTTCCAGAAAAATATAAAGGCTTATTGATACCAGAACGTGGCCTAAATGGCCTTACACAATCCTCTAAAGAGTAAAGCATTTTCATTTTTTCTTTTAAAAGAGTAAACTGTTGTGGTGTTCCACTATTATCAAATCCACCATCTACTACTACATCTGCATCTGTGGCGCCTGTGTAATACCCGCCAGAATCCAAAGAATCAAAAATAACTGGCAAAGTAAAAAAGTCTGAGCCTGCCGTTGTTGGACGGTAGCGATAATTACCAAGCAAAAATATATTGTCTGGCATATTCATATTCCACTCAGCAAGAACCAAAGATCTTAGTTGTATTGTTGCTGATGTTTCTAGATGAGTCTTTAATGTTTCATTAATAAACATTTAGACCTCTTCAAGGGTTAGATTTATATTCCAGAAATCATATGTGCTACCACCACGTTTTACGACAGAATAGTTAAAATCTGCAAAATAAACTTCAATAATTTGATTATATTGTGCTAGGTGTCCAAATGAAGCATCTGTGATTTCTCCACCTGTTTTAAAGTTGCTGTATTTATCATATGCTAGGTACATCCAAAATGGTCCAGGATGTGATTGATACCAGTCTAATATTGCTACCCCGCCAGCACCGCCATCTGTTGTAAATTCTCCAGATGTATTTTTATATGGAGATATGCCAGTAGAATCAAAATCTGCCACCTCAAAATATGCACGGGATGGAAGCATATTCCAAGACATACTAATACTAAGTTTATCTGCGATATGGTATGAACGCATACGACCATTAATTGTGCGTTGACGCTTTTCAATTCTTTGTTGATCAAAACTAATTTCTCCACGATTATTGTCAGATAAGATTAAGAACTGATCAATTAAGTCTTGATCTGTACCGCCAGGAACAACAGCCCCAACTTCAAACCCATTTGGAAGATAAATACCACTTGTTAATGTGCCAGAATTGTTAGACCAAAGGACTGCTTCTGGGCGCTGATAGCGCTTACGACCTGTCATATATGCAGCGGTAGCCATAATTAAACCCTTTGTCCCTTAATTCTTTGTGAATCAATTTGTTTAATCTGTGTCATTACTGATCTTGCAATTTCATCAGGATTTGCACCAGATTTAACATTTACGCTTATACTATAATTATACACTGAATCACCATTGTATGTGCCATCATTTATGGCTTTCATATTATCAACACCAAAATCTTTTACAGCATATTTACTCATAATAAATTCTCCAGGGGATAACATGGCTGGTATTGTGTCGCTACCCCTTGCAAATCCTCCAAAACCAAAATATTTTGGCTTTACCATTCCACCTTTTGCCAACATCTGCATCTCTCCATAGAATCCACCACCACCACCGCCGCCACTAGGCTTAGAAAGACTTTGTTGATATGCAATTGCTTGTCCAGTATATCTTGCAGTAGACGCTGCCAAAGATGGATCCATACCCTGAAGAGTTAGTCCAGAAAACATTGCATTCGCTATATTTGATGCAGATTCGCCAACAGAAACCGCAGCCGCTACTGCATTATTAATTTCTTCGGTAGTGCCTGCTGCAATTATAGTGCTAATTGCGCCTTCTTTAATTACTTTTTCTAAGGCTAAGGCGGCAGCAGCCGCATCGGCAGCAGCAATTGCTGCTAGTGCTGCTGCATCTGCTGCTGCTTTGTCTGCTGCTGCTTTATTTGGATCACTAGACTCTGAAGAATCTGCAACAACGCATGAGGAAAATGTAGATGATTGCATCAATCCATTAACATATTCTTCTATATAGTTTGCTTTTCCAGAAGCACACTTTGTCTTTGATACGGACTTTACAACAGTTTTAGTTTCTCTTACTACTGCACCACCACTACTGCCCACTTTATTATTTGCTGAATATGTTCCTCCCATCGCAATAGCAAGTTGTTTTGCAAGACCAATTGCTCTTTCTAATTCCTTATTAAAATTAAAAGTAGCAAGTTCTGCATCAAGAATTGCCAATTCTACATCTCCCCAAGCGTCTTCTTCTGCCTGCAAACCAGCAAGAGCAGCCTCAGTTCTTTGTTGAACTTTTTCTAGTGTTAAACGTGCTGCATCTAATTTACTGTTTTCTATATCAAGTAGTGCTTGTGCAGGAAGCAATTCACTAAGCCTAATAGTAAGGATTTGGCGCTCTTTAATTTCTATTGCATCAAGTTCAACCTTACGAGCCTTTTCAATATTATAAATATCATCTTCAATACCACGAAGAATTAATTGTTGCTGTTCTCTTTGTTCTCCAAGAGTATAAATTTGATCTGCAAGAACGCTCATTTCTCTATTCTTTATTTCTCTTGCTTGTTCAATTGCATATATTCTATCCTGTAATGCAAGAACTCTGATATCTACTAGTTCTCTTTGTTCTTCAAGAGCAAATATTTGTTGTCCAATAGCAAATTGTCTATCCTCAATTTGTTTTCTAGTCATACCGTTACTTGCAATAACACGACCAATTTCTTGCTCTCTTGCTAAACGTAAGTTATCAGATTGATCTCCAACAGCCTTTTGTGCAGCCTCATTTCTCATTTCTTGTGCTAGTTGAGCGGCAGCAGAAATATCGCCTTGTGATAAAGCATCCGCAAGAGATATTCTTGCTTTTTCTTGATTTGCTATATCCTGGTTTATATCTGATATTTTTTGTAATGATTCTTCTTGTTTATCATATTTTTCATTAATAGAATCAACAACTCTATCCATTAACTCTAACTCATTTGAAAGGTCGGATGATTCTTCCTGTAAGGCAGCAATTGGCCGTTCAAAATTAATATCAATACTACGAGACAATGCATCTATTTGAGACTGTAAATCTTCAATTGGTTTACTAAATTCTAGTTCAACACTGCGAGATAAGTCATCAGATAACTCTTGTAGTCTTTCAATTTCTCTAGAAAGATCTGTTTCAATGCTGCGAGATAATTTTTCAGAAGCATCCTGTGCTGTCTTTAACGGTACATCAAACCTTAACTCTATGGCAAGTTTTGCTTTATCAATTTCAGTTTGAATTGCATCAATTCTCTTTTGAATTACATTTACCGCTTCTTGTTCTACACGGACACGCTCCTCAGCAACCCTAACTGCTTCTTCTGCCTTTCTTTTTTCTGATCTAAACTGACGCTCAATTAATGCACGGCGCAACTGAAAATATTTATTTACTTGCGAAGAAATTTCATCAATTTGTTTTTTAATTGCAGCAACTATATCTACCTTCATATCAATGCCTAATTGTAAGTCTGCATTAATTGTTACACCTTCAAGTACATCAAAAATATCTTTAATCTTATTTGCTATTTCTTCTGATGGTACTGCTCCAGATAGTAAATCACTAATTCCCTGCGCTAACTCTGGAGTATTTGCAATTTGTGCAAGTTGCTCTTTTGTAAAAGTACCGACGCTAATTCCTAATTCTTCTGATAATATTTTTTGTAACTCACCAGTTGTTGCACCAGTAAGTGCAGCAAGCGTTGTTTGCAGTTCAGTTGTTTTATCTCTAGTGGCTTGGGCAGTTTGTCTTAATGCTAAATTAAGAAGTTCTACCTCTTTCTTAGCCCGTTCTGCCTCATCTGCCATTGCTTTTAATTCATCTGGCTTAATGTCTTTACTTACAATAGCAATAGCCAATGATTCATCCTTGATCATTTCTAGTGCTTGACCATACTCAACACCAGCAGCACGTAGTTTTAAAAATGCTTGACGTTGTGCAATAGCCCCTTCTGCAGTGCGTTTTTGACTTTCTTGAAATTCTCCAATTGGTAACTCTGCAAACGCCTCATTGGCAGCCTTGCCAAACTCAGTTAATACAACCTTGCCCTTCTTGGTGACCGTAATAAATTGAGCCATGGTTTCTTTATCTAAACCACTAACAAAATCTAAGAATCCTCTATTGGCCTGTATATCTTTACCAATTACTTTTCCTTTTTTATCTTTTGCTATAACACCCTCTTGTAGTTGCTGTAGCACACCAGAGAATTTATTTATTCCTTTACCCTGGGTAATTCTAAGAAGTTCTTTTACTCCACCCTCGGCATTAATAGCAGCATCACGAACCATCTTAAGTTTGTTGAGAAGATTATCAAGTGCTGTGTCTCTTCCTGCTCTATCCTTCTTTGTTCCATCGCCAGCGCCTGGTGGAACAACATCTGTTGTTGTAGGTGTACCATAAAATGTTTCAACATCAAGTTGTGCTAATTCTTCATCAGTTTTACCTTTAGCGCCCTCCATTGAAAAACTATAAACAATATCATATACTTCTTTATATTTTTTGCCCTGAGATGCTTCCATGGCTTTTTTCTTAGCATATCTGCTTAGCCATTCTGCTTTTGCTTCTGGATCCTGGAAATCTGTTCTAAACTGATAAAAAGTTAAATATTTTTGTATTGCCTCTTTACGAACCTCTGGTGCAAGTTTTTTATAGTACTCCCAGTTTTCAATAATAGTATCAACGCCACCCTCTGGGAATCCAGCAGTTTTAAGAGCAATGGCTATTTCTTTGGGATCTTTAGAAAAATCAATTTCTTCTATTGCTGCTAGATCTCTGGAGAATTGCAATAGGCCGTCTTCTCCAAGACCTTCAAGCATTACCTTCATATTTATTTCAGTACCATTAAGTTCACTAATTACAGCAATTGCTTTTGATGTTTGATCAAATTGTTCTGTTGGTAAAGCGGTAACTTTTAAGAAAATGTTTTGTGCTATTGCTTTTGCTTTTTTACCACTTCCAATTCCAGCAAGCAAAGATTGTAATTCAAATGTTTTTGCAGCACCTTGTGTTTTAACTGATAAGTTTAAAGCAGCACTAAGTGTTCCAAGATTTCCGCCTTCTGTACCACCAAACATCCTAATAATTGATTCAATTTGATCTGGGTTTGCTAATTTGTTTGCAAGCAAAAGTTGCATCTCTACTTCAAAGTCTTGGGCAGCCTCTGCGGATTCAAATCCTGCTTTTTTAAACTCATCCTGTCTAAACGCATTTTCATCACTAATTTTTGAAAGTGTTTCAAGCAATCTATTTGCTGAAGTTTCAAAATCTGTGCCTTTAAAAATATCCTTAACTTTGCCTTTTAATGCATCAAAATATGCATCTTCTTCGGCATCTCCACCAAAAAGAGATCTCGTAGTTGTATTTTGTATTTCTTTAAATTGTTTTAATGAAATCTTAAGAGATTTAGCAACTTCAGCAGTTAATGTTTTTTCTCCAGCAATCTGTTGCGAAATAAGCATGTTGATCTCTTGCTGTATTCCAAGTTGTTCTTCTTTATCCTTGGTCATAGCAAGTTGGTCTTTTTTAGCCTTTATTTGTTTTTCATAATAAATAGTAAATGCATCCAATTGTGCTTGAGCAAACTCTGCGCTTGTGCCAGCAAGTCCTGCAAGTTGTGCTGGAGCCTTGCGCCCCCCACCCACAACATCAGTTTCTTTAAGAAGTTCCCGTGCTTTTTTTCCTGATTCTTGGATTAGGTTAACCCTAGCCTTTAGTGGCTCTCTTAGCAAATCTTCTCCATTAGGACCAACAAGCATAGTTAATTCGCCAGTAATTCTTGCATATAATCCAGCATCTCCAAGATTAGTAGAGATCTGCTCTGCAACACTTCTGGCTTGTTCTGCTGTCATTACACCATCAGAAATATATGCACCCAATTGTAAAGCAAAGTCTTTTGCTGCTTTTTCTGTTCCATATACATCTTTGTTTGTCATAAATGCTTTATTAACTTGTTTGCCAATATCAGATGATAAGAACTGACTTCCAAACTGCCTTCCTACACGTCCTGCTTCATTATATTGTCCTAATACCCCGCTAGTTCTTCTTGTTGCCATTAACTCTGAAGCGCCAACTTTGCCAGTAATTTCAGAAACCTTTTTCATTTGCTCGGTTGTTGCAGTAATGCTTCTTATAAACTGTTCTTCTTTTCTTGCTCTTTCTGCCATTATTCTATTACCAGCATAGATTATTCCTGCAAATGCAAGGACTGCAGCACCAGCAGCAACATATGGATTCATTAACAATGGAGCAAAACTTGCTAAGAAAGATGCACCCATCAATCCCATTCCAAGACCAGTATTGCCTGTTGCAAAGGCACCCATTGAGGCAACTCCTAGTCCAGCGCTAACTCCGCCAGCAATTTTACCAACCTTTGCTTTTCTTTCTGCTTGTTGAGTTTTCTTTTTATCTTCAGCGCTTTGCTGAATCATTGCTGTTTCGTTCTTAATGGCATTAAGCCTTCTTGTTTCCCATCCACGTTTTGCAGCCTGAGATCTTTTTTCTTTTGCCGCCTCTTCTTGTGGACTTAAAATCATATATGATCTAGCAGCAACATTTCTTTTCTTTGCTGCAGCGCTTAATCCTGCAGACTGAGACTTGACTTCTGAATCACCAACACCAAAACTTTGTGCCTTTTCCCCAGCAATCATTGCCTGAATTAATGGCTTATTGGCTGGATCTTGTGCTGACTCTGCAGGGATAACGGCCTCTCCAGGAGTAAGCATTGCAGGTACGGTGTCTGTTCCTTTTGCATAATATTTTACATTTTTTGTTCCACGATTAAATTTCTTTGGAAGTTTTGATGTTGCACCCGCTGCTCCTGCCTTACCACCAACAAAAAATCCTGGATTAGTAGCAGCCAAACGAGCAGCAGCAGCAGAAGCCTGATTGTATGCTATAGCAAGTTGTCTTGCAGCGGTAGCCTCAATATTAAATACCTCTATTAATTTTGTATGACCAGTGTTCATTGCTGCTGTCATTGAAACATTTTCTAATTCAGCAGTTGTCATATAATTAAAAGTTGAACCAAGTACGGTAGATGCACCTGTTGCTTTTCTCATTATCATAGTAAAGCCCCATACTGCTTTAACAGTATTTCCTACTAAGTTACCAAACAGACCAAGGGCCATAAGTACTGCTGGAAAAGCAGTAGCAAATACTAATATAAATCTTTTTGTTCCATCTCCAAGTTCATTAAAGTTTTCAATTATTCTACCAACAAACTTAAGAACTGGAAGCATTGACTCTAAGAATAATTTTCCAAGTGGAAGAAGTTGTAGTTTTACCTCTTCTAATGTTTTTGTAAACTGAACACCAATAGCCTCTTCAACTTTACCTAACTCTCTTTCAGATAAAATTGCTAGTTCTTCTGTGCTTGCAGACATTAAATCTAATACTCTAGATGCCTGTGTTCCATCTTTTATAACATTTTGGAATAGAGTAGACAGACGAGCAAACTGGAATTTACCAAATAATTGCTCAATAGCACGAGCACGATTTAGTGGATCTAGAGTGTCTAATGCTTGTGCAAAACCAACAACAATAGCACGAAGATTTCCAGCATTGGCTTCTACAATTCCTTTAATATTAATTCCAAATCCAGCAAGCATTTCTGATGCCTTATCTGTTGGATTAATAAGAGAAGCAAGGCCAGACTTTAATGCGTTTGCACCTTCAGATGCATTAATACCGCCTTCTTTCATAGCGGTTAAGAAAAATGCTAAGTCTTTAACATCTCCGCCAAGTTGTCTAATAATAGGAGCAACTTTAGGAATTGCAATGGTGATATCATCAAGCGATACAACAGTTTGGTTTTCAACTGCGTTTAAAAAGTCAATACTAGATGCTAAATCTTCTGTAGAAATTTGAAGAGCATTTTGCAAAGAAATAGTTGTTTCTAGTGCCTGTTGTTGCTCAATTTGTCCAAGTACTGCAAGTTTGTTTGCTTGAGTAACCTGTGCTTCTAATGCCTTGCCACCAAAACCTGCTGCTGCAGCATCCGCAGCCATTTCCATAGTATCTTTGATCGGAATACCAAGTTTAGCAAACTCTTGTCCAATTCGCATAATATTATTAACTGCTGCATTTGTTTCTGTTTCACTTGTAAAAAGATCGCCGTAAACACGACGAAAACGGAGTGTTGCCATTTCCATTTCTCTAAAGACTTTTGCAGAAGTAACTCCAAGCATAACTAGTGGCATCGTCAAACCAACCATCAACTGACGGCCTGCCCACTGTGTATTTTTACCCCAGTTAATTAGTCCTGTAGCACCCTGTCGCATTGTTGCATTTAGTATCTGCATTCTTTGTGCTGCCAACTGAGTTTTTGTAGCAAAGTCATCCATTGACTTAAGAGTTGTTGGAGTAATCCTTAAGCCTTCAGTCCCACCAGCAATTCCAGGTTTTGTTAATCTAATCCACTGAGATTGTAATAGTTTTACTCTATCTTCATACGCTCTACGTAAAATTGTTCTTTCTTGTGCAAACGCATTTCTAATTAACCCTACACGCTTGCTTAACGTTTTGCCTAATCCACCCTCTAAAAGTCCTGCAGCAGAATATCTAGCATACTCACGTAGAGTTAGTTTGTTTCGCTCTAGGGCTGTTGTAAATCTTTCGGTAGTTCCAGTAATTCTTGCTTGGGCTGCAGACAAACCCTGAATAGAATTTACCTGTTGAATTAGTCTTGAGTTAATTGCCTCTTGACTAATTGCGGCATTACGATTGCCACGAACTACGGCTTGATTAAATTCAGAAAGTGCTGCTTGCAGACGACGAAGTTCTGCAAGCGATTGGCCAGTATTAACATTAACATTAATGTTACTGTTATAATTATCTACTGCCAATTTAGCACCTTCTTAAATTATTATTTCATTGCATTGAGCACATCGGCTGCATCTGCAAGTTGGATTCCAGAGGCTGTCTCTATGACCTGATAAACGGTAGGAAGATCAATACTATCTTCTACCTTTTTACGATCTTCTGCATATGCTGGTGCAAATTGCTGGAAAGCAATCATTACACAGTCAATGAGAATATCCATAGACTTATCATTGTCATCCGCCACTGCTGCCAACTCTTGAAACTTCTTAGTGAATGGCTTCAAAAGTGAGATTTTTAAAGGCTTAATCTCTATTTCTGTACCATCAATAAGTTTGATTTTCTTTGGTTCATGAGTTGTTACTGCCACTTTTCCTCCTATATTAGGTTATGTCAATTATAGCATAAAAAGCCTATTTTTTAAAATTATGACTTCATAACAGATGGGTCTCGCATATCATCATAATCTAGACCCATACCAATTCCAAACCCAACCTTTTTAGCATTTTCTCCCTGTAGGGCTAGAATATCATTGCTATCTGTTGCCTTACCTTTACTGAATACCCTTGCTTTCATGTCTTCCCATTCTTTCTGGCCCTTAGACTGACCAGACTGAGCATCTAGATCTACCCCTTGCATTGCTGCTGCAAATTTTTTATCTTGATAATCTGACTCTCTTTTACTTTCCAAGGTAGCCATTAATTCTGGCATAGATAATGATAACTCTAACTCTTCATAATCTTTCCATATACCCAGCAAAAATACCTCTGATTCTAAAGTTGCTAAATCTAGTTCAGACCATTTTTTTCCACTTTTTTGTGCTTGTTCTTTTACTGGTTCTGTAGATTTTTTATTTACCTTAATATTAGCAGCAACACCAATTAGTTTATATAGATTATGAATATCTAAATTATCAGCAACATCTTCTGGTCTACCCGCCAATTCTGGGCGATACTGCTTCATTGCTATTTGTGCACATTTTAATAAATGATCAATTGATTCTTCATCTGTTCTTTTGGAATCTATGTCCTCAAAAAACAACATAAACTCTCTAAGATATTTAATTTTCAATGGAACTATTTCTATCTCTGTTCCATCAACCAATTGTATTTTATCTTTTTTATAAATTTCTGTAGCCATTTTATCTATTCTATCATACAACAAAACCCACCCCGTTTAAGGGATGGGCTTGTTATTAATCTAAAATTAGATTATTATGATGCTGGAGTCCAAGTACGGTCAATAAGTTTGCCGTACGAAGCACTACTGTCTTCAGGAAGAAGACGGAAAGAAACCTCAAACATGGAAGGTTCGTCACGCTTTGCGGATACTGTTACATTCTCAATTGAGAGTGCACGGTACGCAGCGTAAACACGCTCTACGTATGCGGAGTCTTCGCAGTCTCCAGTTCCAGGTCCAACAGCAACAATTCCACGCTCAACTGGGCATTCTCCAATGTCTCCTGCGGAGAGATTAAGAGTTTGTCCTGCTGAAGTAGACTTGGTTCCTGTTAGGTCGCCGCTTGGAGCAGCAATAGCCAAGAGAAGATTCTCAAGGGTAGCCTCTGCAAAAGCAGTTGCCATATTTACTTGCATTCCTTGCTTGTATAACTTAGCAACGTCAAGAAGTTGGTCAACCTGTACTTCACCGAAGTCTGGTTGGAACTGCAATTCAAGACCGTTCATGGTATAACCTACGTTTGTAAAATCTGCATCGTCTGCAAGTGTTTCTCTGTAGGACTCTGAAGATGTAAACGCAGGTAGTGAAGTCGAACTCAATGTTGTATCAGCAACAAAGAAAGCGGCTGCACCAACAATAATGTTGTTTGATGTACCACGTGTATATGCCATATTTTCACCTCTACTTTCAATATTTTCTATATTAAGTTTTTGGCGGGTTTCCTCAAAACAATTATAACAGTGTTTTTAGGTGTACTGCTTTGAAAGTGCAGTATTTCCACCATAGTGGTAGTCGTATTCAATGAGTAGTTTATTAAGGGTTAATCCACGTACCGTCGCCAATTGGGTCAAGTCCCTGGCCTCTTCTAACTGGTATACCTTGATATCATGAAAATATACGTTGGGTTCTGCTATTTCAGAATTTGGATCTATTGGATTTTTCACTAAAGGGGGCTGTGGAGGAACTGCATTAGTTAGCCTTCCAGCCTGCATATCGGCAACAAATGCGTTTAAGTCCTCTGCTGCTGCATCTGATCTATCTAATAACTGAGAAATGATAATTATTGCGTCTGTAATTTTTTCTGGTAAACCATATACATAATAAAGAAGTTGTTCTGTTTTGATGTAATACGATGGACTTCTTCTAAATCTGAGAAGCCTGTCATATTGTACCGCAACATCTGGGTAAGAACCAAGAGTATTTTTATATATGTCATCAATTGCTGTAGGTGTTGACGGTACTACTAAAACATCCTGAAATTGATCTGTATACTTTTTAAGTTCATTAATAATGTATGCATTTACCCACATTGGTGGAAAAGGCAAATCCCTGACGCTTAGTACCATTATTCAGCCTCCACTATATCTGCTGCTCCAACAATCCATCTGTATCCTGTTTCAATTCCAGCAAGTCTTCCGCCTCTGCGTTTCATTCCTTTACGAACTCCTTTTTGGAACGCTTTAGAAAATGGTTTAACCAACATGCCAGATTGCATAAGTCTTGACTGACTTAAATATGTAACAAAAAATGTTCTAAAGTTTGAACCAAAAGATCCAACCACATAATTACCGCCAGGATTTTCTACTCTAGAGTGATAGGATGTTACCCATCCTTCTAGTTTTTCATCATAGTATTTTAAGTAAGGCTCTTTGTTTGGATAAATATCTAGACTAATTCCGTTTTCCATAATATATGCTTTGTCACGGAAAGGAACTGTACTGCCACGTCGTTTTTGCAATGTTTTAGATTGAGTGAATACTGAAGAAAATGTCATTCCTGCTTTTGTATAAACTGGAACAATCTTAAATAATCTGGCAGATACCATACCAACACGATCCCATTCATAAACATGATGTAATGTCTCTGGCTCCATCTTTGCCATAGTGTCAATATAGTTACCAAGAATTGTTGCAATTTTTGGCCCCATCTGTTGCATGTATGCTTCTTTTCCATCTTCAAGACCTTGCAGTGTTCCAAGGGTATACTCAATAAAGAAATGCATATCTTTTTGAAATGGCTTAGGGTCTGTTAATACGCTAATTCTTGGCATTAGTCTTCAATTCCCTGATTTTCTGTTCTACGGAAAACAACTTTATAATAATCAATTTTTCCGAAAGGTCCCATTATTGGTTCCTGACTTGCAATTTCGTAAATAGTTCCTTTTCCAGTCCGCTCTCCAGAGGTTTCTCTGTAAATTAATTCGCCAGCAGCAGTTCTAATATTAGTAACTAAAACATTGGTGATAGAGTTTTCGTCTTTGTTGTCTGAGACACGAATGTCTGTTCTTACTCTTCCCAATAAAAGATTTTCAAATTGCAATAAAAATTGTGGTCTAACTTCATCTTCTTGTAGTGAACCTACAGGGGTAGCATTGGTGGCTATAGTTTTATTATATACCCAGTCTTTTTTGATTTGGCCATAAACATTTTGTGCTGTTATTGGATAGTAAACATCACACAACATTGGATATACAAAATCTGTGGTTTCACATGTTGCCATTATAATACCCCAGGCTTACCAAAATTGGTAATGTATTTCTCCAAAATCTTATCCACTAAAAGATTTCCAGTTCCAAAGAAAGAACCCTTGTCATATTCAATTTTATACTGATCTGTAGAATACTTTGCTACATATCTCTTATGATAGTCTAATCTTCCACACTTTAAATCATCAATAAGCATAAGGGTTGCATCTTTAATATCATAAGGAACTACTTTATATCCCGTCGCTAATTGGAACAGATAGTTCCATCCCATAGGAAATGTTACTCCTGGGGCTACGGCAATTGTGTTTGGGCTATCTTCTGAGTCATACATATAAATAGAATCGGAGTATGCTAGTGGAACTCCTCTTGGAAAACCTGCTTGACGAATGTAAGAGTCTGTAATTTGAACCCAATCTTTAATAATTGCAGTTTTATCTTTTGTTAACAAATAATTCCATTGTCCATCGCCTTGTGCTTGTGGGCTGTCATCATTATCCCAAACAAGTTCATTATTTTCATATGCTTTAAGAATTAAATAAGTTCTTTCCCACAATGGCATAAAGTCTGTATTATTACCAATTGTTTCATACCAAGATCTCTCATAGTAGAATCCTCCAGGAACAATGGAGTCAATAATTGCTCTTGCTAATCCTTCATAATATGTATAGTCTTTGATTTCAGTTGCGGTAGTTCCAAGTGAACTTGGATCCACATATGGTCGCATGATCTCAAGATTATCTTCTACAACAATATCGCCTTCTTCTGCGCTTGTAGAAGCAGTAGTATAAACTGCATCATAAATTGTCAAAGAGTATGACTCATCATAAGTATTAAATAAATCTGGAAGAATATAAGAAATTTGAGAACTTGCTGAAGATGTTATTGTTTCTGTAACATCATTTACATTTCTAGTACCCTCATTAATTACCAGGATGTAGTCTGTATTTGCTTCTGGCACATCATATGTGATAGAAAGTGGATAGGGTGGGAGTCTTAAGATCTGCATTATACTTTGCCGTAATGTTTGGCTACTTCTTCAGGCGTTGCTGATCGCACTGCCTTATGCTTTAGCCACTTTTCGGATACCTCCTTAGTAACAATATTATAACCCCTTTGAAGTTGCCCCACGCCATTCCAATGAAGATTCTTTTCTGAAAATACCGCTACCTTTTCTTGAACGGTACTTGATTTAACTTCCTGATGATCCTCTCTAGGAACAAAAGGTAAAATCGCTTCTAATAAGTCTAGTTTTGTAGTTGCACCAAATGTATCAATATTATTTTTTTTAGCATATGACTTTAACTGTGGTACTGTCTTTTTATTAAATTCTTCTACTACTTCTTTTGTTGTTGCCATTTTTTCCTCCACTGCTATTATATCAGAATCCCTATCTGTATAAACTTTGTGCTCTTCTTACTCCCGCAGGAGTCCCACTTATAATTACATTTTCACCAAAATTAGGTGTTGGTATGCATCCCAGTGCATATCTTTCTGTGATAATTCCATTAGGTCCACTAATGATTGTTCCTATACCGCCAACTGCTATAGCGCCGTCACCACTGTGTTGATGATTTACTGTTGGTTGTCCTGGATATGACATTTGTTCTCCTAATGTGATAAAGGAGGACAGTTTTACCTGCCCTCCTTATCGGTTAGTTTTTACAAACTATGCGGTTGGGTCAGAGGCTGCATCTGCGTAAGCAACTGCATCCTGCTCTTCCCATTGCAAGCCAAAACGAACGAATACTGTGTACTCGATTGTATCTTTCTTTGGCTTGTATTCACGGTTTACGGTAATATCTCTCTGGAAACCCCATACACGGTTAGCAGGGAATGTCAAATCGACATAATCTGCTGGGTAGTAAGGAACTTCCATAACATCAATTCCAAGAACACGAGTTGTACGTGCTCCACCGAATGTCTGTCCAACACCATCTAGGTATTGCTGACGGTTACGCTCTGTACCACCAGTACGAGGTGCAAACGCTTCAGCAATTGCATCAGCGAGTGTACCGTTGTTCTTAACAATTCCCTGGAAAGCATCTGTACCAGCATAGAACTTTAGGTTCTGCTTGATAGCACGATACTTACGTGGCATTGCAAGAATGATGTCCTGCATGACCTCTGTTGTCCAGTTGTCATCAGTAACAGTAACGAGTGCCTCATGAGCATCTCCGTCATTTTCTACTTTGTAAACAAAGCCTTCCATGATTGAAAGGAATGCTCCTGTAGAACCATCACCATTAATGGCTAGGTCTTCGATATCGTTAGCAAATGCATTGGTCATCAAGCGAACTAGATGATCTTCCAACGCACCTCCTTCAATATTGTCTTCAAGTGATTCTGTAGATACTTCCCAATCAAGACGAATCTTTTTGGTTGTTAGTTCTACCTTAGTGAATGAAGCACCTGTGTTTGTATAATCGTTGCTTGCTTGTGCAGCAGCACGAATAACACGCTCACCAACGTTAACCTTCTCGATTTCCATGGTGTTTGCTCGCATTGTAACTCTACGACCATCTTTGGCGAGAACTGTTGCATCCCACACGTAGTCGATGAAGCGGCGAGCCTGCTCTGGCAGAAGAATACCACCTGGTGTACCAGTTGGACTTACTGCGTTCGGGCCGTTTGTCACACCAAAGTTTGGTGTAGCAATGTTACCCAGTTGAGCGCCAACATCAGATGTGGTTGGACTGGTTGCTGTTGCACCGCCAATGTCACCTGAAGCGAAAGCACCATCACCTGCGTGTTGATGCGCTACGGTTGGAGCACCTGGATAATTTTTTACGATTTCTTGTTCCGACATATTGTTCACCTCCTAGTGAATATACCTTTAATTAAATAGGTCGGCTGTTTTGAGGAAACGTCCGCCCCATAGGGATTTTTGAGTTTTCATTTCTGGAAACTCCTGCACGATCTCGCCTAGATCGCCAGACTTGCGGAAAGCAGTATCTTTTTCTACAAGATCTACTCGCTTTCCAAACTCATTAAAAGTTCCCTTTACTTGGCTTACCTCATTTGCTACAGACTTTACTTCGCCTGTAACTGTTTCAAGGGACTTTGTGATTGCTTCAACGTTAGCCTGCATAGACTTAACTGTTTCAGCAAGATTGCTCAAGGCATTAGTAAGAGAGTCATTGATTTCAGCAACAGACTTTGCAATCTCTGCTGCACTATCAACTACTGCATCTACTGACTTTTCCGCTGCGATGTCAACAACAGGAGCATCTGCTACTGGTGCTGAATCTGCCACTGGCTCTGCAACAGGTGCTTCTGCAGAAACTTCTGCTGGAGCATCTACTGGAGCCTCTGCTACAGCATCTGCTGGAGCCTCTGGAGCAACCTCAACATGTTCAACTACTTCTGCTGCATCTGCAACTGGTGCATCTACAACTTCCATTGTTTCTTCTGTCATAGGATTTTCCTCCTTTGTAATCTTAATTGTCCTAATGCCTTTTGCACTATCAACTAAGAACTTTACTGTTGTGATATCTTCTTGATCTTCAACAAATCCAATGTTTTTCATTGAACCATTGCAAGATGGACAAGTTTCATCAGAATCTTTTGAAAGTCTTACGATATCATCTGTTTTGCACCAATAAACTGTATCAACAACTGCCTTTGCTAAATACCCGCCAAGTTGTCCCTTTTCAATAGAGATAACATTAGCAAATTGATTTGCTGGGTTGTCAACAAGCGATAATTCATGCAAGTCGTACTCTTTAATTATACGCACTGATTTATCAATTTTTTCATCATACATGTCATCAGACTTTGTAATATTTCCACCAATTGAAAAACCAGTTAAAGTTCCATCAAGGACTTTCTCCCAAGTATCCTGGGCACCTTTTGAAACATAAGCAGAAACATAGACTCCGCTATAAAACTTTTTTACCTGTGGATCAAAATAGCGATCCTCTTTAAAAGAAACAACCTTGCCTACAGCACTGGGTTGATGCATCTCACGAAGGTTGCCACGGAATTTCTTAAATGCCTCTATACTTGCTTCTGTCGTAACGATATCGCCTTGCTTATCTACGTTATCTAGAGTAGCAAAGCCAGAAACAATACGACGTTCTTGATCTACTTTACCAATGGGCATTGAAAAGCGAACATTGTCGCCATCAGTAACCCAGTGTGCTTTATTTATAGTCATGGCAGTATTATTATAGCATTACTTTATAATGCTTTCTCAACTATTGAGACGATCTGCCTTCACCTTGTGCATTTCTTCCAGATATGGTTGTAGGAGAATCTGATTCATTATTTGCTCTTTCAGCATCTCTTTCTCTGTTACCCGCCAAGTTTGCCCTAGCATCTGTGGCTTGTCTAGCACTCATTGTAAATGGGTCATCTCCATCTGGACGCTGTGACATGTTTAGTATTTCACGTGCCTCATTTGGAGTAATAACCTGAGTCTTGACATACCGCTCAATAATCTGAGATTGGGCAATTTCATCTGTAAGTGTAAGTTCATTAAACTTAAGATCAAGAATGTCAGTCTTTTCCTTAACTATCTTATTTACGATCTTCTCCAAATGACGCTGGGCTGGACGAGAAACCTGCTCTTTAAAAGTTCTATCCTGTGCAAGGGCAGCAGCGATAGCAGCAGAGTCAGATCCGCCAAGTTTTGAAATAGGAACCTGATGGGCAACCAAAATATCATCACGATTTTGTTTACGATATTTTTCAAATGAACCTTCTTGGACACCATTTTCAATAGGTTGCATACTAAACTCAACCTTATTTCCATCTGTATCTCCAGGAAGTGGAATATATAATGTTCTGTGATTTTGTCCTTTTAGACCTGTTTGCATAAAACGGAACATCTTGTCTTCAGCATCAGCAGATAGTTTTGCACCTTTTACTGTGATGATATATCTTGGTACCGCTTTGTTTTGGAAATAATCAATATTATACTGAGCAGCAAGAGAGTCTCCAATAAGAGAAGAAACGGCAGATAAAATATCTGGAACCCCGTAAAATGTATTTAAAGGAGAGTATTGTTTAAGATGTAAAATTTCGTTTGGTCTTTGATCTGCAGTAAGAGGATTTGTATTTTTTGCACCAAAGTTTCTAAAGTATACTAACTTCTGACCAATGATTTGTACAAAGCCATCACGCAAACGACGGACACGAACTGTGGTTGCTGGAATGTGTCCAACATAACCAATCTCTCCAGTTACGGTACGACCAATCTCAAGGAAGCCATTTCCTGTAGCCTGAACATCTGTATAGAACTTCTCCATTGTTTGCTGGAAAGTATCCTCATCATTTAAAGATTCTAGCCAGTCACGAACCTCTAGTTTCATACGCTCTACACGACGACGAGCACGATCAACGGCATCATCATCATCGTTCATTTCAAACCTTAACATTGTTCTATCTGTTAATTCAAATTTATAACCAAGACCTACAACATTTTCTACCTTTGCATCAATAGCAGCATGATTAGCAAAAGAAGTATCATAATAACTTGCTAGTTCATAAAGGTTATATGGTGGTGTGATTACATCAAATAAGCCATAGCCATTTTGATATACCGTTCCAGGATTAATCTGTTTTGACTGTGCCCCGTCTTTTCCAGAAGGAAAGGCGTTTGCATCATTTAAATATGCAGGAGTTGGAGCAATTGCAGGATAACGAGGATTGTAAGTCTCTGGAGCCATAGAATACTTGGAAACTGTTCTGCTAGTTCTGCGCTTGAAGTTAGTGTCTATGCCAGACAGATCTTTAAGTTGGTCCCATGATTTTAAGAAAGGGTCACTCTCAAGAAACTGATTGTTTCCTGTATCTTCTGTGTTTAGGCTTGCTTGAATATATTCAAATTCTCTATCCATTTTCGTATGCATCTCTTCCGTGTGTTTTTAATGTTTTTTGTGCAGCGTCAACAGCGCCTAGATCATTTAGTGAAGGAATAAGTCCTTGATTAAATCTATCTACCTGCTCGCTATACTCTTCGTCTGTAACTCTCGTTAGACCTGGCACAAATACCGCCTGACCATCACCCTCATCGCCATAGAAAACTGCTGTTTGTTTTAATTTTGCAATCTGGGCAATATCTCCACGAAGCGACTCAATGTTTAAAACATTGCCATCTCCATCTGTAAACCACTTGCCATTAGCCTTTTTATAAACATAAAGACCCCAATTGTAGTCTTTCTCAATCACCTTACGGCGAACATTACTTACAATGGGTTTGCCAGTTTTAGGATTAATCAATGGATTATTTTTAGAACTCATACCACAAGTATAGCAGATTATACTGGTGTTGCAACATTGGTTGACCAGATTACCTCTGAATATAGGCTTAATTCGTTCGGTTCAATACTAAGTCCCTCATCATCATCAATAATAATCTTATTTGTTCCAAGATAGGTCTTATATACATCTACTGGATTTACCCCATATAGTTCAGATGAGGAAATAATAAGAACACCTTCCCAGATAAAATTATTAAGCCAGAATTCCCATTCAAAGTTTGTTATACCGTCAGTTTCTACCCTGAGCCATGGCCTTGTAAGATTACTCTGGACCTGCTGAAGATTATTTGCCTGATAATAAGCAATATTATTAAACACCACTGGACCATTAAGATTAATACCGCCCAGATATAAATCAAAGTTAAGAGATGTAGAAAATGCTAGACCAAGAACTCCCCATTCTTTAATTGTTATTATTGGCTCTCTTACTAGAATACCGTTCCAATAATAGGCAAGACCATTAAAGTTTCCACCAGTTGCTACGCTTTTTGCAAATACTCTTGCTCTTGACCCATCGCTATCCAAGGCCTCCATAAAAAACTTAATCGTGTCACCTTTATACTCAATTTCAAATAGTTCTGTTTCTGCTAATGGGAATTTATCTAAATCAGATCTCATCCACATCTGCATGGCGCTTACACGATAGTTATCAGCAATTGTGCTATTAATTGGAATAGCAATTCCACGACTTACCTGTGGATCATACTGTCCTCGTATTTCTATGCCAGAAGTTCTATTTAGATACAGGTATGGAGTGCTGCCTTTATAAATGCTAAAAGGATTTTTTGCTTTGTAGTCATAGTAAAGACCAGCACGTGTGTATGGAAATAGGTCAACACCAAATCGTGTTCCAACTGGATTAAACGAGTTATCATTAAACGCCTGAGATGCAAGTTCAAGTCTACGAAGTGTAATTGGCTTTGTCAAAATACCACGAATATTAAATTCAAGATGATAGACAATTGCCAAATCATTAAAGTCAACAGACTTATCAGGATAAATCAGGGTGTTATCTACTACCTCAAATTTTGTAACATCCCAATATTGATAATCTGAAATGTCTATAACAGATCCTTCTTTAGGTGGCTCTACGGTAGTAAAAGCAGACTGTGGTGAGTTAGCGCCATCTGCAACATACTGAAAAGTTAAATAACTTCTAATTGATGCTTCTGTGGTGTCGTATTCATAAAACTTAAGAGACTTAGACTCCATATCCTCATAATTGTTCCAGCCAGTAAACAAGTAGTTGTCTAAATCATTGTATGTTCTTTGAACTGGATGACGATATTCTTGAAACAGTTCTTCATAAGTCCAGGATGAAGTGGTTTCATCTTCTAACAGTTTTGATGGTTTTGGATATCCAATATTAAACTGAATAAAGTCTAAATCGTAGTATGATCCACCCTCTTCATTTGTAACAAATTGAGCAAAATATGATAGTGGCAAATAATCTTCCCAATACCCCGCAACTCCAATATCTAAATAATATGTGTCGTATGCCTCTGTAGGCAAAAGGGTATAACTTGCGGTATGAGCAAGAAGCGCTTTAGCATTTTCTGATTCTGCTGAACCAGTGGCCAAATAACTATCCAAGATTGCAGTTCCGTTTAACTCAAAATGATTTTCAATTTCAGATGCGTTGTATGATGTTGATAATCCTACAGAATAGATCTTTCCAGTGAACTGATATGTACCCGTTCCATCTCCACCAACATACATTTTTAATCCATTTTGATTACCAAAGAATGCTGCTACATTACCGCCAAAATAACTAGACAGGGTTTGGATTTGAATACCAGCAGCATATTTTTCATCTTCTACAATTATGTCTGTAGTGTATATTTGCTCTTCTGTGCCATTAAAAGTTAAATAATAATGAATTTCATCCGATTCTTTTCTAATACTGAAATCATTACCAGTTAAAGGGTTATAGATTTTGAATAGTATTTCATCTGTTCCCAAGTCATCCGAAGAAAATACACCATAGATGCTATGAATACCCTCGTTTATAATATTAAATTGTGGGAAGTTAAAGTATGATTGAACAGAAACCCAAGAGGTGTTTGGTCTAAATGTTATGAAGGTATCATCATTAGGATCTTGAATTGCTTGATTATCATCATAGAGTTCTTGTAGTGTTTTTGTACCAGTGCTTATCTGTGGTAAAGAATAGGTTGGAGTTGTTATAGATGTTTCTGTTGTTACGAGATTATCAAACGTACCCTGGTCCCAACGGGCAAAGTCTGGATAGTTATAGTTTGCAGTGTAATCAGCAAACGGATAATCAATAAACGCCTGTGTTCCTCCATAAGCAGAGTTAATAGTTTCTGGAGAAAGAACTCCTTGACCATAAACCCAACGACGCTTTGCTACCGTTACCGCAACAGAGTATGGATAGATAGCAATACAATCTAACTCAATTGGACTTACTTCTTCATATGCATAAAATCCAAGCCAGTCTTGATCATCGCCGTATGCGTCTACAATGTTAGGTAAGTCCAAAGTGTCTGTATTGATACTTAAGCCTATGACTTCTTCTCCATTAATTAGTACGCTAACATTATTTCTAATCATTCTAATATGAACCAGCATAGGTCTAAACCATTCACCAACAAAGTGTGAAGAGAATTGTTTTCCAATAACTAAAGTTAAAAAGCCACCCTCAATATACAAACCATCTGTTGATGCTATAGGACCAAATATTCTTTTAGGGGCAAATGTATTTGAGTTTATCCTCATCCAAAACTCAACAGTGTAATCTTTGAACTGACCATCTTTATTTAAAAACCCTTTGCCAGGAACGATGAGAGATGGCTCTCCATCATTTTCTCTTAGCCTTGTAATATTTGATGCACCATAAACCATTGGAAGAGCAGTATTACGAGCCTTTAGATTATTATCATTAATTAAATAATATCCAACCTGTCCACCAAGACCATAAGGATCTGCAGGAATAGCCTGAGCAGTTGTTAGTGGAATGTTTGATGGCAATGAAACTGGGGTAACGCCTAAAGAAACGGCATTAAAATCTTCTGACCATTGTCCAAGAGTAAAACCATTTACATAAAATATATAATCAGATGTAGTTCCACCTTGATCATATTGAAACTCTATAACCATTCTTAATTCTGTATCTTCATCTGGTATTTCAAAGGTACCAGAAACAAAACTCCAAGCCTGAAAGGAGGTGGTATTAAAGGTTTGAAGTTTTTCTACAACTTGTGAAGAGGTTGTATCTGTGTATTGGTATCCTATTGATACCGCCGTTAAATAGGGGCTCTCTGAATAAAAATATGCACCAACACAAAATGTTTTTAGGTATTGATCTATTTCTGTAAAGTTTATAATGTTTTGGCTAACACAGACAACGCTTTCTGAAGTTACCGCTGGAACATCGCCCTCAACTATAGATGTTACGCTATCTGGAAATGGCTCATTTGAAAAAGAAGAACTTGTTGCTGTGCCATTTGTGACTGTCCACAGACCTAAATCTCTGTCTGTTTCATTAATAAGGCTAATATAGTCAGCCTGATCATCTAACGCCCACATGATAGTGGGGTGTTCCGCAAATATCTTTTCTGCGTATAAGTTAGATGGGGTAGTCATTAATATCTCCTACCCCAATTATAGCAGTTAGGATATTTTAATCATACATGTATCTGTAGTACAATATGCTTCGCCTTCAGCCTCTAAATTGTCTACCCCGTCATAAATGGCAGACCAATTAATCTTCTTTATCTCACCAACATAGGCGTTATATTCATCTTTTGTAATTTGAGTGTATGGTTGCTGTGGGTATGTCTTGTTACCCATAGGCAAAAATGATACGGCCTTAAGTTGACCCTCATACATATGAAGTGCTGGAGCAACATGCTCTGTCTCTTTGTCCTTGTCAAATGAAAGGGTAACAGAAACACCATTGTCTGACCAATACTTTTGAGTTGTAGCAGCAAGACCAATC